TTTTTGATAGAAATATTGGATTTCCTTGTAAATGAATATATTGTAAAATACGTCGATTCGTGGTATCATTTGGGGGCAAAATGGCGTCCGGCTTTCATTAATGCAACATTTATTTCTAAATCATCTTTAAAGCTTGCTAATTTTATTATTTGATGATCCTCATTCGTAGAAAGCATGATTGGAACTTCATCCCACCACAGACCATAACGCTCTAAAATACAATAATCATCTTTAGATACATGCTGGAAGTCCAGTACCTTTTTGACAAGGACCTGCAGAGAAAGTGGTGTAGACATATTTTTTTTTTACAAAATAGTTTAAGTTTTAATCTTTTCAAAAATGCAGATTAGATAGTTGACAGATAACATTGGTACAGGAGGTAATAAATGTTATGTAGACCTATAAAAAGTGAGTGGCCCACAAAAATAATCAAAATAAAAAAAATATGTTACATATTAAAATGACAATTTCTACACTGCTTATTGCTCTTATTGTACTACTTATTATTATTTTAGTGGTATTTTTATATTATAAGAAGCAACAACCACCAAAAAAGGTCTGTAAAGTAGATAAAGATTGTGGTAGTGGGGAGCATTGTGTTCGTGGAACATGTAGCTCATTGAGCTGCTTAGATGCTGTAAAAATGGACAAACGAGATGTTAAGATGGATTCTAAGATTTCCTCATGCAAATTTACTCCCAATTTTTACCATTTTACGGATACTGCTGCTGAGCAAGAATTTGGAAAAACATGGCATTCTATAAAAATAACCCCATCTCCAGGTGAATCCCGTACCTCCCAAGAAATATGTGAAAGATATTGTTTATGGGGAACAGATGACTGTACAGGTTGGGAATATTTTGGTGATGAAAAGGATGGAACATGTAATATATATATTAATCCACATCTAGCTCTTAAATACACTAAAGATCACGTCTTATACTTACCCAGAAATCATAAATATGCGTAAATAAATACAATGAGGCTAATTGTATCCTTTTAACATCTATAAATATTTTTTAATATATGTTGAAATTTTTTATAAAAAAAATAACTATTTCTTATAAATCATTTAGAAATACCCCTAATTAGAAACTTTACTGATATGTTTATATTATTGTGCATCGATGCACGATTGATTTTTTTGCACTAGGACCTTCTGGAATATCAATATAATTTCTTTCATTAACATCCCATTGAGGCGCAAATGTTGAATAATTTTTATGGCAACACTCTACCATTAAATTATATTTAGTATCGTCTAATACATCACTTATTTTATCAGGCTCATCTTTATAGTTTTGATAATTTTTGTTATCAGCTTCTAAAGCTCCATCATTATTTTTCAAAGAAGTATCCATGATGATGTTTGATAAAAATACTTTAAGTTTTAAAGAAAGACATTTAACATAATTGTTTAAATGTACTACTCACAAATAATACCTATATCATTACATATAGATGCCAATCTTTATTCAATGCTATAGAATATACTTTTGATGAATCAGTATTCTGTGAGTCAGTATCTTGTGAGTCAGTATTCTGTGAGTCAGTATTCTGTGAGTCAGTATTCTGTGAATCGGTATTTTGTGAATCAGTACATTTATTATCATCAATAATTTTAGGTTGATTTTCCGATGTTTTATTGTTGCAATGAGCCTGTTCCTCCTTGAACGAGAGAGTCTCTGTTGAAGACATCTGTTTAGAAAGAGTATCACCCATATCTACTATGGTGAAAACATATTAAGTTTTCACATAACATCAAAAATATATTTGATCACGTCTTTGTTATTTATCAACATTATTGATAACATCCTCAATAACCTAAATGAGTTTTCGTACAAAAAATAAATATGATCTTTATTTTGTCCAATTATCTTAAGTAATATCTTAAAGTAAATAGTTTAAAGATAATTATCAACATTGCAAATATCATAAGCTAACATATTTTTCGGATAATAGTTTTTTAGTAAAGTATTAATTTTTTCAGGATCAGTCTCTTTTGCTAATAAGATAGGATTCGCTTTATAAATTTTTAAAGATAATATATCAACTATTACAGAATAACCGTGTAGTTCTGCTAATTCTAAACTCTCTTCAAAGGCATCAGCCCCTAAATCCATACAAAAGAACATATTTTCAATACGAAAGTTTGATACTGAGTCATACATTGCGCAATTGATGTCGGCCCCCAATGCAAAACAATAGTAAATAGTTAAAAAATTGTTGTCACGCATACAGGCCAGTTGCATCATTTTATTAATATTCATATTCATTGTGTTACATATCTCATGAAGCTCAAATACGTTATTAAAAGAAAGTGCACAAATTAAGCGCCACTCATTAAGATGTTCATATTCTTGACAGAAATATTGAATAGCTTCTTTAAGATTATATTTTACTGCAATCCCATACCAATATTTAGTTAACATCTCAGTAAATGAGGACTCATTTACTATAAGATTTGTTGTTAAATCCTTCAACTCCCAATAAATTATCATCCTTAATTCCACCATGTTGACATTTTGTAAAAACGGATTATTAGAAAATAATTTATGACACAAAATGATATTACTACTTGTTTTATGACGCTTTGTTTCAAAGAAAAATCGTAAAACTTCACTTGCTTCAAGACCTTCTTTGGCTCCCAATTTTCGGCATAGGTTTCGAGTATGCTCCTTATTAACAGAAAGTAACCCATAATTAATATTTGCACCCCATTCAGTAAACAACACAATCAGGTCATAATTATTTTCTTTGACCGCCAACACTAATGCAGTATTAAGCTTTATACCTTCTTTATAGCATGGCGTTTTTATTAATATTTGTTCACCATCTGTATAAAGTGTGATAGGAGCATCATGCCACCATAAACCACAACGCTTTAAAATACAATAATCATCTTTAGAGACGTGCTGTGTGGCCAATACCCTTTTGGTAAGTGTTTGTAAAGTCGATGGCTGCATCTTTATTCTGTTTAAAAAAAAATCAAATTATTAAGTTAACATAAAGATCAACCCGTAGGTAGTAATAGTTGCAGCCATTCGGTAAACAATCTTATTAGATCATAATTGTTTTCCTGTATGCTTTCATGAATGTGATATTTAATTAGTAGGCCGGCCTCAAAGAAGGCCTACTAATTTTATCTAAAAAAATAAACTACATAATATCTTGTTTCTTCATCAAATTATCATACCATTTATAGTGTGTAGGTTGGGAACATTCCATAATGTGGGTATCAGAGTATTTATATACTTTTTGGTAGTAACATCTATTTGGTAGATGTATTGTCCAACAATTATGTCTAATAAAATCATGTTCACCTATGGGGGGATGATTCTTAAAAACCTTATTTCTACAAATGCCATTTTGACAGTCCCAGCAAAAGTCACAATATTTTCCATAAGTACACCAATGTTCAAGCTCTCTTTCGGGAGGAATGCTGCCAATTTTATGTTTTTTATGTTCTAACTCTCTGTACAGCATCAGTTGGGAAAGCAGAAAGAAGATTACCAGGAGAACCACCAAATATATAATAGTCCGCAAACTGCGTTTGCGAATATAATTTACAACTAAAACACAACCCACAAGATAAAATCCATAGGTTAATAATTTCTGCCATTTTCGTATGACGGCCTCATGCCATTCATGGCTTATGTGTTGTGGGCATTCTGTTCGGTAAATTTTATGAGGCTTTATAGAAGTTACGTAGTAGGTACAGAAATTATTGTGGTGATAAACACTGCAGTTAGCTATGTAGTCATTTTCAAGAATGGGAGAATGATTTTTAAAGGCCTTGTTCCTACAGATGCCATCTTGGCAGTCCCAACAGAATCTACAGTGGTTTGCATAGGTGCACCAATATCCAAGCTCCTTTTCAGGTGGGGTTCTTGTTAATTCCAAGGGCTCTACTAGTTCATATGTATAAAAAAGAGTTGGAATGGATAGTAGGGTAAATATTTGCAGAGCAAACATGACTGCTTGTAAACAAATGGCTACTCGTCAGCAAATGGCTGTCTAGCAGCAAATGCTGATAGTGGGAAGCCACTAAGTAGCCATACCCTTGAAAGGGGAATTCAGTTTGATAAAAAAAATAACTAGTTTCCTAGCAATCCAGTTAAGCATTTAGTAAATGAATGACATCATACGTCTGCATCATGCATTCTACTTGGAAAATGGGCCCATCTCTTACATATTTACACTGACGGTGAATCATACAGTGTTCCATGGGATAGCTATGCTCCTGTACAGAAGGCATATCTTTTAAAACTTTATTCTTGCAAAGACCATTTTGACAAGCCCAGCAAAACCGACAGTTTTGCATATATTGACACCAGTATCTAAGCTCCTCTTCCAGGGGATTGTCGGTCGAAAAATCCTGTAGATTAGCTAGACTAGCTAGACTAGTTAGACTAGCTAGACCAACTAGCACCAGGCTGAGGTAACTAAAGAACCCCATTGTAGTGTTATATAACGAAAAAACATGTTAAATTTTGGACAAAAAAAGACCTTTTTATAGATCTGGAAAAAAAATCTCACAGATCTCATTAAAAAGCCTCACAGATCCTCTCTTTCATAAATTTTCATTCCCAATCGGTGAGGAGTATTATGAGGAACTGGATCAGAACAATCCATAGTATGATATTGTCCATTTCCTTCATCATAAGTACATTGGTTATACCAACGAGAAACCATACATGGTGTCAAATAGCTGTTCTCAATAATCCATGGCATACTCTCATTCACCTTATTCTTGCAAATACCATGTTCACAGTCCCAGCAAAACCTGCAGCTTTCCATGTAGGTACACCAGTATCCAAGTTCTTCTTTTGGAGGCTCCTCTGTTGAATGAAGGTGTCCAGCATTCTTTGCTGGTAGTCCAAAGACCTGGTTGGCCAGCAGGCCAAGAATTCCCAAGAAGATCACCAACATTGCTAGCTGGCTGAACAGCTGCTAGATAGCTGCTGAATAGCTGCTAATTAGCAAACCAAGTGACTCGCCCTCTCTACTCTTCATATGAGAAATTAAGATTCGGTCCAGCATTTTTCCCATGTTTTACAGGGAAAAGATATTTTTCGTCTATGAATGCACATGGTTCCGCATAATTAGAAAAAATAAAACATTATTTTCTTTCCTCTTTCTTCCAACTAGCAGCAAGCCAAGGTAACTAAAGAACCTCATTGTAGTGTTATATTACGGAAAAAAACATGTTAAATTTCGGTCAAAAAAGGCCTTTTTTATAGATCTGAAAAAAAAATCTCACAGATCTCATTAAAAATGCTCACAAATCTTCCTTTTTATAAAATTTCATTCCCAATCGGTGAGGACGATTGTGAGGCACTGGATCAGAACAATCCATAACATGGTAATGCCCATTTCCTTCATCATATGTACACTGGTTATACCAGCGAGAAACCTCACATGATGTCAAATAACTGTTCTCAATAATCGTTGGCATGCTCTCATTCACCTTGTTCTTGCAAAGTCCATGTGTACATTCCCAACAAAACTTGCAGCTTTCCATGTAAGTGCACCAGTATTCAAGTTCTTCTTCTGGAGGATTATCTGTTGAACGAAGATGTCCTCCTGCCTGAGTAGGCATCCCTGAGAGCTGGTTGGCCAGCAGGCCAAGAATTCCCAAGAAAATCACCAACATTGCTACGGCTGGCTAGATAGCTCTGAAAGCTGCTAAATAGCTGCTGATTAGCAAACCAAGTGACTCACCCTCTCTACTCTTCATAAGAGAATTTAAGATTCGGTTCGGCATTTTTTGATATTTTACAAGAAAAAGATATTTTTGGCTATAAATACATTTCAAATATCGTACATCTAGAAAAAAAACAGAAATTTATTTAATTTTGGCTGACATTTTCTTTCCACTCTTTCTTTAAGATTTTGTAAGGATTCCAGGGCTTTGGTTCAGAACAGGGCATTACATGGTGAATCCCCTGTCCTAGATCATACATACATTTATTTAGCCAGCGGGAAACTATACATGATTGCACATACTCATTTTCAAGAATTGTTGTATTCTCCAATTTGCCCTCACAAAGGCCATTTTGACAGTTCCAGCAAAATTTACAGCTTTCCGTGTAAGTGCACCAGTATCCAAGTTCTTCTTTTGGAGGATTATCCGTTGGATGAAGTTGTCCAGCTGGTTGATTAGGTAGCCCTAAGACCTGGTTGGCCAGCAGGCCAAGGAGTCCCAAGAAGATCACCAACATTGCTATGGCTGGCTAAACAGCTGACTAAACAGCGGCTAATTAGCAAACCAAGCGACCCACTCTACTTTTCATAAGATAGTTTAGAATTCGGTCCAACGTTTTTCCAATGGTTTACAGGAAAAAGATATTTTTAGCCATGAATGCACTTCACGTATCCTACACCCAGAAAAAAAAATCAAACTAATTTATTGAATTTTGGCTGGAACAAATTTGCTGATATTCTAGAGTTCATCTTTTTTCCACTCCTTCCTGAAACATTTGTAGGGATTCCAAGACCGTGGCTGAGAACAGTTCATTGTATGATAGATACCCTTATCTAAATCATACATACATTTATTTAGCCAGCGGGAAACTGAACATGGTTGCACATACTCATTTTTATAAATGACTGACCCATCTACTTTGTTTATACAATTGCCATCTTGACAGTCCCAGCAAAACTGGCAACTTTCCATGTAGGTGCACCAATATTCGAGTTCATTCTCTGGAGGGTCCTCTGTTGGACGAAGTTGTCCAACTGGCTGACTTGAGACCTGGCTGGCCAGAAGGCCAAGAATTCCCAAAAAGATCACCAACATTGCTACGGCTAGCTGAACGGCTGGCTGAACAGCTGGCTAAATAGCTGACTGAATAGCTGCTGATTAGCAAACCAAGCAATCTACTCTCTGCTTTTCATAAGGTCATTTAAGATTCGGTCTAGCATTTTTCCAATGGTTTGCTGGGAAAAAATTTTTAATCTTATCGATTTACCACTTTATTGTTACACGCTCGGGGAAAAAAACAAACCTGAATCAAATCTTACAATATCTGAATCCAATTGAGAAACTAGAATTCATCTTTTTTCAAATCCTTTCTGGAATGTTCATTCTTTTTCCACTCCACCCTTGTAATTTTATAAGGATTCCAAGGCTTTGGGTCAGAACAGTTCATGGTATAGTAAATGTGCTCCTCCACATCATATCTACATTGGCCATTCCAGCGGGAAACTTCACAATATTTTATATAGCTGTTATCAACAATACTTGTGGAGTTGTTCCCCCAAACCCTGCTAGTACAAATCCCATCTTCACAATTCCAGCAGAACCGACAGCTTTCCACATAAGTGCATCAGTATCCAAGTTCATTCTCTGGAGGATCCTCTGTTAAAGGAAGATGTCCACCTACCCGAGTAGAAGTGGAGGATGAAACCAGGTTGCTACCGGCCAGCAGGCCAATAACTCCCAGGATAATCACCAGCATTGTGCTCAACCAGTAACTGACTAGCAATGGCTAGCAATAGCTAACAATGGCTAGCAATCAGTAGTGGCTAACACTCTACTCTTTATAAGAAAATTTAAAATTCGATCAGATTTTTTTAGGATTGAAAATGAGCAAAATACTTGTATTCTTTTCTTAGCTAGAAAAAATAAGCTAGTTTAAAATAGGATTTTCCTTACATATCAGTTTAATTTTGGCAAAGGTATAGGTAAAATACTTGTACCTAGCCAGAAAAAAATAAACCTACGGCGACTTATACACCATACGTTTATTTAATAATTTTAAACTCTGTGATAAGACTGGAATCTTAGACAGGCTTGATGTGGAGAACAACATGGAATACAAGAATGCCTGTTACAGAAATGAGTTCTCTCAAACTGAGGATGGTCATACTCACATCTATGAAATCCTGGTCTAGGAGATTCATTTGATGCCTTATGGCCGCACTCACATCTATGAGGCACTGAAGAACCAGGTTTAATTCTGATCTGAATACTACTATATAGTATGATGGCAATCCATATCAGTATTAGAGCAATCAAAATCACCTCCTCAAGAAGCATGATGGGCTTAAATCTCAGGCTGCCTTAAATCAAGCCGCCTTGAACCTAGGCCTTCACTATCTTTAATGAAGGAGTTTAAATTTTGATCCCTTTTTCAAAGCCCATGTAGAAGAAAAAATAAAGGTTATAACAATTCTGATTCATAGGTCATCTCTTACATAAATCTTCATGTATTCAATATGTGGATAAGTATGGGATGTTGGATTTGCACAGTCCATTTCATGATCTATATGGCCTCTGGGTCCTTCATAATACCTACATATACCATTCCAGCGGGAAACAGTGCAATTTATAATCCAGTCATTTTGGTGAATCACGGGCCAATCTGCTTGAATTCTGTTTCGGCAGATTCCGTGTACACATTCCCAGCAAAAGTCACATTGGTTTGCGTAGGTGCACCAATAAACTAACTCATTTTGGGGAGGATTACGGGTTGGCAGTAGGTCTTCTAATTTACGTATAGGAGCAGCCTGAAGGATAACGCCCCCAGTAGTACTAGAATCAGCACCTTCATGGTGGCTACGATACTAGTAGACCTCTAAGTTAGAGAAAGGGATCTAAAATTTAAAGCCGTTTAATCATTACTCATCATTATATTTTTATTTTTTACAAGAGGGTTATATATTAAAAATCATTATTTCTAACAAGAAATAATTTTATAAAAAATTAATATATTTTGTAATAAACTTTATTTCTAACGACTGTTTAAATAAGGAATGTATCCTTAGTTAGTCGAGGAAAATGGTTAAATTATTTTATAATCCGATAAAATGCCTATTTTATCGTAGATCTTGTAAAAAAAAATTACGAAAGGCTTTAAAAAAGCTAAATTTTTATCATCCTCCAAAAGAATGTTGTCAAATATATCGTTTGCTAGAAAATGCTCCAGGGGGAACTTACTTTATTACAGAAAATATGACCAATGAGTTAATAATGATTGCAAAGGATCCGGTAGACAAAAAAATTAAAAGCGTTAAATTGTATCTTACTGGTAATTATATTAAGATTAATCAGCACTATTATATTAATATTTATATGTATCTTATGAGATATAACCAAATATATAAATATCCTTTAATTTGTTTTAGTAAATATTCAAAAATATTATAACTCCCGAGTAAATTATGTTAGATTTTCTTATATAATAATTACAGGTTATATGAGTGATAAGATTGCTATTTTTAATACGCTATTTAATATTATCAATTACAGAGCAAAAAACAAATGTATGGTTACAAATCATCTTGATTAATTACATGTCGTTTTAAAGCTGTGAACCATTCTAATTCAGTGGGCTGTGAACAATTCATGTTATGCTGATAGTGTATCCTAAAGTGTGCTTCATACATACACCGGTCATGCCACCGGGAAACTGTACAATTAACAATATAATCATTTTCAATAATAGTAGGATGATCCTTAAAGACTTTATTTTTGCACATTCCATTTTTACAGGTCCAGCAGAAGTCACAGTGTTTTGCATAGGTGCACCAGAACTTGAGATCCTCTTTAGGAGACCTACGCATTTGCATCGGATTATCTGTGGAAAGAGGCAGGTTCATTATGATGTTAGTCATCAATATTCCCAAAAGAAGATAGATTCCAAGGAAGATAAGCAGTCTTGTAGCGGCTTGCATTCGCATTCGTGAGTATTGTTTGCGAATGTAGACCATGAGAGCAATGGTAGCTACCATACAAAGACAAGTATGTTTTATATTCTCAACGTCAATGATTCTATCCTCCCTTACTTGCATTAACTCATCAAACCAGTCATAATATGTGGGATTTGTACAGCTCATGATGTGAAAGCGTCTTATCTTAGAGTCTGTAAAGTATCTACATTTTTCACCATAGCGGGAAACCCTACATATCTGTATGTAATCATTTTTTTTGATGAGAGGATGTTTTTCAAAAACCTTATTTTTGCAAACCCCGTGTCGACAGTCCCAGCAGAAGTCACAAGATCTTGCATAGGTGCACCAATACTCAAGCTCTCTTTTTGGAGGTCTCCGGGTCATTGGTAACTCTCCCGTCCCTGGAAAGGGTTGGCTTTGAATGACCCGCTGCACTTCCATCAGTACCAAAAGGAACACAATCACCTTCATGGTTGCAATGTATAGATTGCAACTTATAGGGCTGCAATGTATAGATTGCGACTTATAAATCGCGACTCAAAAGGTATGGAAACCTTACCCTCAATACAGAGTTTAAATTTTAATCTTGGTAATGTATCTGTTTATGAAAAAAAAATTTTTTTACTCATGTATGAATTCTTATACGGTGTTGCGGGCTCAATAAAAATGTTGTTACCACAAAAAAAATAAATGCCAGATTTTTTAAGACATATCTATGAATGACTAAATCCTTCATAAGCTGTAGGCTGAGAACAATCCATATAATGAATATACGGTGTTTTGGGTTTAATAAAATACATACAACGGTCAAAATAGCGGGCAATGCTACATTGACTAATATAATCATTTTGTTTAATAAGAGGCATATCATCCCAAACTTTATTTTTACAAATGCCATGCCTACATTCCCAGCAGAAATGACAATGTTTTCCATACGTGCACCAGTATTCAAGCTCTCTTACGGGAGGTGTATAAGTCCTTGGTAAATTTTGTTTCGTATAAAAGATGGAAAGGGGTCGGTTTAAAACCGGCTGAGATAGCCAAATCAGAATACTTAAAAGAACAAGTAGTTTCATAGTGGTATTTAGGTGTAAATTTCTATGGTACGCAAATGCGATGCAACCTACAAATGCAATACTAAATACAAGGTAAAAACAGCAATGCCTTATAATGATTGGCCAATTACCCCCCCCCATTTTTCCATGAATATTTCATTTCCTGTATAAGGTCTAGGTAGTGAACATTCCATATTATGATGATTAGGCATTTTAACTGATATTTCATAATAACATCCCCAGGGATCGCGAGTAACTCTACAGTTTACAATCGAATTTATCGAAATAGACTCATTTGTTATCTTATTTTTACAAATGTCATTTTGGCAATCCCAGCAGAAGTCACAATTCTTTACATACGTACACCAATATGCAAGCTCTTCCTTAGGAGGATGCCGGGTTACTGGTAAGTCTGGTAATTCATGTGTAAGAATCAGGACTGAGTAGCCCAACAAAAGTCCTAGAAGGACCTTCATGTTGCGTCTAAATGCTGCGTCTAAATGCTGCGTTTAAATGCCGCGTCTAAATGACACCTGTCCTTTAAAAAAAAATTAAATTTTGTTTCCACAAAAAAAAATCAACATGTATATTTTTTTTTAATATATAATCATTGGAACCCTTATATGGGGTAAGCTGAGAACACCATATTTTGTATAGATGATGTATCCGTATTCAAACTCTCTTATAAGTACTTGATACATGTAGGAAATGATCAATTATTCAAGATTGGCTGAGATAAGCAAACCAAAATACTCAAAAGCATAAGTAATTTCATAGTTGTACTCAGTCGTAGATTTTTGCAGATCGCAAATGCAACGCAACCAGCAAATGCAAAGCTAAATACAAGGTAAAAACAATAATGTTTTATAATGATTGACCAATTCTCATCCCTCCATTTTTCCATGAACATTTCATTTTCATACGATCCAGGATAAGAACATTCCATGCTATGATGATTAGGTATTTTAAGTAATATTTCATAAAAGCAGGACTGAGATTGGGAATCGCAAGTAACTCTACAGTTTATAATCGAATTTATCGAAATAGACTCACTTATTACCTTGTTCCAATAGATGCTATCTTGACAATCCCAACAGAGGTCGCAATTCTTTACATACGTACACCAATATGGAAGCTCCTCCTTAGGAGGATGCTGGGTTGTTGGTGTTTGATATGTAAGAATGAGGATAGTTAAATAACCTAGTAAAAGTGCCAGAAAAACCTTCATGTTGCGTTCATACAACAGATGTTATTTAAAAAAAAATATTTAAATTTTGCACTGTGATATACACATACCGCAAAATACTCTTATATTAACTAAAATATGTGGGCAGAGTACAATTCATGTAATGAATATACGGTATTTTAGGCTCAATAAAGTACATACAACGATCAATAAAACGGGTAATACTACATTTACTGATGTAATCATTTTGAACAATAAGAGGCATATCATCCAAAACCTTATTTTTACAAATACCATTCTTACATGTCCAGCAGAAATCACAGTGTTTTCCATACGTACACCAATATTCAAGTTCTCTCATGGGAGGTGTATAGGTTCTTGGTAAAATTTGTTTCGTATAAAAGATGGAAAGGGGTCGGTTTAAAACTGGTTGGGCTAACCAAACCAAAATACTCAAAAGAGCGAATACTTTCATGGTTGTACTCAGACGCAGATTCTTACAAAGCGCACATACAAAGCAGCCTGTATATGCAATGCCAATGATGAAATAGAAGCAGTATTGCTTTATAGATAATTGTTGATGGTCGTCACCCCCCCCCATGTTTTCATGAATATTTCATTTCCTGTATAAGGTCTAGGATGTGAACATTCCATACTAAAGTGATTAGGCATTTTGGGTGATATTTCATATAAACAGGACTGAGTCCTAGAATCACGGAAAACTCTACAGTTTACAATAGAATGGTTGGAGTTAATGAAACGAGATCCCGTTATCTTATTTTTGCATATGCCATCTTGACAGTCCCAACAGAAGTCGCATTGTGGTACGTACGTACACCAATATGAAAGCTCACTCTTGGGAGGATGCTGGGTTCTTGGTAAGTCTGGTAATTCATATGCGTGAATGAGGGCTGAGTAGCCCAACAGAAGAAGTCCCAGAAGAACCTTCATGTTGCGTCTAAATGCCGCGTCTAAAGGCCGCGTCTAAATGACACCTGCACTTACAAAAAAAATTTAAATTTTGAAGATAGGCAAAAAAAATCACCTTAAACTTCCTATATCCTTTATATTATTTCTTAGATATGCTCGACGTCATACAATGTATTAAAATTATAGGCCAAACATCTTTGTATATAGACTAATCATCGTTGTATATGAATTTTAGATGTTTGCTTGTTGTATCAACCTAGCTGCCAGCTCAGAAAATGGGTAATAATTTTCTGTATTTTTATGGGTTAAAATCATTTTACGCATATCGGTAGGGTCTAATATTTTGTTTTGAAGAACCGAATGTGGGCTTAAAATTGTTTTCTTCCTAGAAAAAAGAGAATTATAATATTGCTATTTTTTTGTTTAATGGTATCTTTTTTATATAAGGATTGGCTCCCAAACTTATACAAAAATATATATTCGTTAAATAACCATGTTCTATATATAAACTTATATATCCACTGGTTTCCCTATATATTTCCTCAGCTGTTTCATCAAAACGTAACAATATATTTAAAGCATTGTTTATATCCACACCTAAAACAAAACAATAATATATACCTAATTTATTTCAGGGATATGTATACAGGCAATTGACATCATATGATTTGGATCTAAACGTATATTTTCCCGAAAATACGCATAATAAACTTCAGCAACATTCCCTAAGTATATAGCCGTTTTTAAACGCCAATAATCTAGATGAGGAAATTTTTTACTAAGATAACGGATAGGTTTTACAAGATTAAAATCTATGGCGAACTTATACCAAAATTTCAATATAAGTGTATTTCTTGTCATTTCTTCTTTTTCGTCTAAATTTAAGATAAAACGATTGTACATAAAATCTATCAACATGTGAAAATCATGGCTATCAAAGCTGTCGAGAATCAAAATATTATCATAATAAATATCAATCGCCAGTAAAACCTTTTTTTGTTTGACTAGATAAACAAACATATCATACAACCCTTTATCTAAAAATTCTGGATCGGCTCCTAGTTGGATACACAGGTCTTTCATCTTTTCCGTCTTGGCACATATGATGCCATAATTAATTTCGGCGCCCCATAAAACAAATAACTTGATTAGATCAGTCTGGTTTTCCTTCACAGCCTTTACTAAGGCTCTGTCAAGCTCATAGCTGTCGACATCAGAGCATGACATTGAGCCAATGGTTACCATTTTACATTGTTTACAAAAACCTATAGGTCCGTTTTCCCACCACAGTCCAAGCTGCTGTAAAATACAAATATCATCCTCATGATAGTTTGAAAAAACCTTGTTTTCTATCAAGACTTTTTTTGTAAGAACCTGTAAAGAGTTCATCGTATTATTATGAATAATAGAAGTAAACGTAATCAATTATAAAAGTCTTTTTCGAGAAATCTTCAAATGCTTGAAAGCAATGATATACATATTCATGATCAAAAAACACATACAGTGGTGTCCAAGATCAAAATTTAATGTTCTATGTAAAAAGTACAGACGTTACCTGTTTGGGTTACATTGTTTATTTTAAACTTTAATTAACCATTTAAGTTAGCGATGTCTGGACTATCTTCCATACTCATCCGGGGGGGTCCTCATAGCTCTGATATTATTGTGGATTGTTGATTATAATGAAAACTTCATAGATGCTAAATATATTAATCTTAGTTGTAGTGCTTAATGGTACTTTATAAGTTTATAAAAAATTTTTGATCAAAATTTAATTTCTTATAAAAAGAGTACAGACGTCGCTTATTTAAGCATCATCATGTTTTATTCAATACTTTCTACAATTACTGGGGGGGGGTCCCTCATAGCTTTAGTATTGCTATGGTTTGCTAATTATTATGTAGAATTTATAGAAGCAGTAATCTATAATGATAGTTGTACTTTGTAAAATCAAATAATTTCAGTATATTTTTTTTATGAATAGAATGGAAATGATATAAAAATAATTTAATATTGCAAAACATTGCAAAAAAAATTCATAATGTTGGCATATATTATAAATATATAATAGCATGTGTATTTTATAAACTGACTCCTCCATATAATTATTAGATGAGGTACCAACCTATTTATGGTATGCCGATGATAGACATTGTATACCCATAAAATAAAATTATTTTAAATTTATCCATAGATACATGTATATGGATACATGGACACATCATAACATTTTACCGCAAATTATCTCTCAGTGAAGAAAATGAATGAAACGTTTCCGTATGTTCATAGGTTGAAATTATTTTACGCACCTCACTAGGTTCTAATATTTTTTTATGAAGTATTGAATGGGGGCTTAAAAGTCCTTTTTTAAAAAGTAGTTTCATTATAACATTCTTTTCTTCTCTAAGAAGAGTTTCTTGTATTTTTTTTGTATCAGGGTTGGCACCCAAACTTATACAAAAATGTATATTACTCCAAATACCATAATTTGAAAAGAAAGTTATTTCCCTATTTACTTCATGATTAATGAAACGTATCAACGTCTCTAAGGCAGTATTGATATTTGCGCCTAAGGCAAAACAATAGTATATACCTAATTTATTCTGAGGGTACATACAAGCAAACGACATCATGTGATTTGGATCTAAACGTATATTTTCTTGAAAATATGCATGATGGATTTCATCAACATTCCCTAAGTATACAGCCGTTTTTAAACGCCAATCATCTAGGTGAGGAAATTTCTTACTAAGATAACGGATAGGTTTTACAAGATTAAACTCTATGGCGAACTTAAACCAAAATTTTAATACAAATGTGTTTCTTGTCATTTTTTCTTTTTCATCTAAATTTAGGATAAAACGATTGTAAATAAAGTTTATCAACGCGTGAAAATCATGGCTATTAAAGCTGTCGAGAATCAAAATATTATCATAATAAATATCTATGGCTAATAAGACCTTTTGTTGTTTAATTAGATTAACAAACATATTATACAGCTTTTTATCTAAAAATTCTGGATCGGCTCCTAGTTGAATACACAGGTCTTTCGTCCTTTCCATCTTAGCACACATAATGCCATAATTAATGTTGGCACCCCATAAAACAAATAATATGATTAGATCAGTTTGGTTTTCCTTCACAGCTTTTACTAAGGCCCTGTCAAGCTCATAGCTGTCAACATCAGAGCATGACATTGAGCCAATGGTTACTATTTTACATTGTTTACAAAAACCTATGGGGCCGTTTTCCCACCACAATCCTAGCTGCTGTAAAATAAAACTATCATCTTCATGATAATTTGAAAAGGCCTTGTTTTCTATTAAGACTTTTTTTGTAAGAACCTGTAAAGAATTCATTGTATTATCATAGATGATTGCAGTAAATGTAATCAATTATAAAATTGACTTATTGAAAAGATATATTAAATGAGTGAAATTGATGTTTGCGATGATGTGCATGATCATACAAAGAAACACATTCACTGGTGTCCATGATCAAAATTTAATTTCCTATGTAAAAAATACAGACGTTAACCATTTAAACATTTGTTTAAACATTAGTTTAAACTAAAGGTTAAACCTAGTTAATGATGTTTAATGCTTCTTCCATACTCATTCAGGGAAGTGTAATGGTTCTAATACTATTGTTATGAATTATTAATGAAAATTTTACAGATGCTGGAGGGAATAGTTTAAATCATACTGTTTTAATGTGAGCTTATAAAAGTATTCATATCAAAATTTAATTTTTTTTTATAAAAGTACTGAAATTAAACTAAAGTTTAGTTTAGCTATTTGAGTTAATGATGTTTAATCTATCTTCCATGCTCAATCAGGGGGGGGGGTCCTAATAGTTTTAATACTGTTGCTGTGGATTGTTGAATATAATGAAAACTTTATAGATGCTAAAGCAGCGAAATATACATGTTCTGTTTAATGTGAGCTATAAAATCTTTTCATCAAAATTTAATTTTTTTTTATAAATGTACAAAAATTAAACTAAAGTTTAGGTTGGCTATTTGAGTTAATGATGTTTAATCTATCTTCCATTCTCGTCCAAGGGGGGGGGGTCTTAATAGTTTTAATATTGTTATTGTGGATTGTTGAATATAATGAAAACTTTATAGATGCTACACATTTTAATACTAGTTGTTCTGCTTAATGTGAATTACAAAAAATTAATTTCTCATAAAAAAAAGTACACATCAACATCGCTCATTCAAGTTTCATGATGTTTCATTCATTACTTTCTACAATTACTGGGGGGGGGTCTTTCATAGCTTTAATACTGTTATGGTTTGCTAACTATTATGTAGAATTTATAGAAGCAGAAATGAATAATAGTAGTTGTATGTTGTAAAATCAAATAATTTCAGTATATTTTTTTTTGTTAATATAAGTGTACAAAAATGATTTAAAAATTGCAAAAAAAGAATCACAATGCTATTATTATACACTGTAATGATATTGACATGTATCATTTATAAACTGGTTCCAGATAATAAATATTGGCCAATACATATGTTTTTCTTTATTATAGTTTACATAGTATATATGTATGAAAAGTTAGATATACATGAAAAATCTCAATTCTGGAATCATACAATGGCACGCTTATCTGGATGCCCCGTACCGACAATAATATGTAATTGTTAATTTTTTACAAAAAAACACAATATGAAGTCTTTTTTTTTTGATGTAAGAACTCGATACATTTTTTAAACAGTTTTGATGTACAACTAATTGTCTTATTTTATTATTTAAAAAAATGTAACTCACAAGTATTCTCTACTTTTTCAAAAAAAAATAGATGTAATCAGTCTTGTCATTTAGGACGCATATTTCTTTTTTTAGCATCTATAATTTTAGTTCTTAAATAGAATATGATGCCACTAAACAATGATTCTACTCTATTTAACAACAACCACCTAAATAAATGAACATCTTAACTGATCACCAAAAGTTATTTTGCGAAAAGGCATACATATGATCAATATCAGACCTACAATGAATGTTTCCATAACATCCCTTTATCGCAATAATTTTATTTTTGCATTCCAATATCTCATCATCTGTGCTACTATATGTTTCCATAATGGTTTCATCATCAAACATAAATCCTATTAAATAAGCAAAAGACTTTAATCCCGGATATATTTTTACCATTTTTCTGAGAGCCGTGTAAAGCTTGTAATAAATGGCCAGAAATATGCAATAAAGCGTGGAAAGAGAGTAATTTTTGGCATAAAAGGTTTTGAAGGTTTGATGAATGGCTAAATCACAGATAATATAGGATACGATATTAAAGCGCACCTGCTCACGCAGATTTGCTGAAACATTCGTAGAAAGATTCAACAGATAAAAGGTTATTAATAGTTGCTCATCATTCTCTTTATACGACATCGTAAGACGCTCTAAAATTTTATAACTAGGCACCTCTACCATATGTTGAAGATTTAAAGCCTGTTCTTCATCTGTGTTACGGCAAAAGAGCCGCGCGTATTCGGGTGAAGCTCCCCAGGATAATAATGTCCTTGCTACGGCTAAATTTTTTTTGACGATGACTTTCATGAGAAATAGGTCCTTATTTTTGCATTGATCACTATGCAAATTTGTATAGTTGACGCCGTTGCATTGAGTACATTGATATAATGTTTTGCAATTCCAGCGTAGCCCTAAATGGTATAAAAGAACTGTATTTTCTAGATGAGCATGCTGATTAACGATGTTTTTGAGACAACATGTAGTTAAGGACGCCATAGTGTCCCCAATTTGTTAGATAAGAGTCTTTACTAAAAAATATGTTTTTTAGTTTTAACATTCGAGATTGTATTATTTGGAATGTTTTCATACATCAATAGTAAACTCGTTTGGAATAGCATCCTCAAAAAAAATATGATATCGTACTATTCATGTTAAAATTTAATTTTTTATATAAAGAGTACAGATTTATTCCATTGATTAAACTACTTAGTTTGACTATTTAGTTTAACTACTTACTTAGTTTAGCAATGTTTGAGCTTTCTTCCATACTCATCCGGGGGGGGGGTCCTCATAGCTCTGATACTATTGTGGATTGTTGAATATAATGAAGACTTTATAGATGCTAAAATATTTGATTGTAATTGTACTCAATATTGTGTGGTTTAAAAAATAGTTTAATCAAAATTTAATTTTTATAAAACTATACAGAGTGGGTTTTATTAAACGTAGCTTATTAAGTCTCATCATGTTAAGATCTTTACTTTCTTTATTTCTTTGTGGGGTTTTATTAACCTTTTCCATATTATGGCTTACCACGTATCATGTAGAATTTATAGAGGCACTGGAGGATTTCTACGACTGAAATTATATCAGTCTATATACATAATCTTTCCTAAAATAAGACATACTTTATGTCATTTGAAAAAATGATACTAACGACGTAATAATGTTTCTTTTTTTTTCTATAAAGAAAAATAAAAAACTTATAAATGAAAATATAAATAGTAAAACTCTTATAGAGTCTTATGAGTAAACATCATCATAATGTTACTCAAAGATTGGTCTACTAAAAGATATTTCGTGTGCATTATTGTTTTAATTAGTATGATTACTTTATACGAAGCCGCCATTAAAACGCTTATCACACACCGAAAACAAATTTTAAAACACCCTGATAGCCGTGAAATTCTACTAGCTTTGGGATTATACTGGAATAAAACTCATATTCTTCTTAAGTGTCACGAATGTGGAAAAATAAGTCTTACCGGAAAACACAGTACAAAATGTATTAATATTAATTGTCTGCTTATTCTTGCTATAAAAAAAAAGAATAAGCGTATGGTTGATACCTTAATAGGCATGGGTGCGGATGTAACATATATACATTTTTTAAAGAATAAGACAAAACTATCATACAACCAGCTGTCTGCTCTTAAAAGCAACTCGCAGATTTCGTTGAAGGAGTTTCATGCTATATGTTACATTTTATATAGTCGTCTTCCCAAAAAAATTAAACAAGGGATACGACTATGTAAAACAATGGCGGGACTATGCGGGGAACTTTTATGTGCATTTTTTGCTCCGTAAGTGATAATACGTATATAAAACAAACAGATATACTGCCAAAATATCATCTATGTACATAACATCCGGGGCATTATTTTTTTTCATACCCTTAAATATAAAAATATTGGGTTTCTTCACTAAACTTTAAAGGTAAAAATTTTTCTTTGTTTTGCATCATCATGTATGGGTTTAGACCAGCCCAGGGATTGTTTATTTGAATATTTGCTAAATAGGAGCACAATGCCATGATCATGAATCTTTCATAATAGTAAGCTCTTTTATACAGCTCCAAAGATGCCGTACCTCCGAGGGTGTAGCAGCAAATAAACGTCCGCACTTTCCCGTGGGTCGCGGCCCATTCCATTCCGTAGTTCAGCATCCTTTTCTGTATTTTTTTATTCTCTTTATAAAAAAAGCTTTTCATCCATTCCACGTTCTCATAAAAACATGCGCTTAAAAAGAGCACTAGGTTTAGTGTCGTCTTATGATAAAATCTAGGAACGGATGTTTTAATTATTTTGTTCAACGCCTGATTCATACTATGTTTTACCGCTATAAAAATACAAAACCAATACCAACTTCTTTTATAAGACGTTTTGATGTACACATGTAAACGAGCAAAATATATTTCAAACTCAATATTCTTTTTATAAAAAAACTTGAGACAGTCATTTATGTTACGACATCTTCTAAAAACCTCAAAAATGGTAATTAATTCACTGTCGCTGTGGAAATGTTCGTAAGCTAACTGTTTAATGTCTTTATGGGTTAACTCTTTTTTTGGGATCAGTGGTTTCAGATGCGGCAAAGGTCGTCTAAAGTAGTTAGCGAACTTTTCATTCGCTCCCCAAGACAAAAGCCGATAAGCCAGCATATAGTTATCACGTTTTACCGCATAAATGAGTAAATAGTTTATATTGATACATGCACCATGTTGCTGTCCGTTTGGACATATATTGCCGCATTCTGAACACTTATCAATGATATTATAGTTCTTACAACATAATCCCAAACGGGTTAGTATTTCTTTGTCACGTTTTAAAAATTCGTCACTCTTCTTTAATGTTAATGCTTTTAGCGCAATGTTAAATAAGCTCAGCATTTTATGAAAATGAGGTGTTTTAGTATATTGTTAGTGTTTTAGTATAGTGTTTTAGTATAATGTTAGTGTTTTAGTAAAATGTTTAGAAGCATGCGCGGGCTGCCGCTAAATAAACGTAACGTTCCTACTAAGCCAAAAAAAAATCAAATTGACTCATCGAGAATTTGACGATATTGGTAGGTAATTTTTTAACATGGTATATATTTTTTTAGGATCGGTTATATTAGGTAGTAAAAGAGGGCGCGCCGTTAAACCATTTTGCTCCTTTAAACCTTTTAGATCCTTACAAAAATACAGATTGTTCGTCTGATGATGCCACAATGTTACATTTATGGCTCGATCAATATCAGCCCCCCAAGACAAAGCAGTAGTATATTGTTAAAAAGTTGTCATCTTGCATACAAGCCAAATGCATCATTTTATCGATGTCCATATGAACGATCTTTTGTTCATATATTTCATGAAGGTCAAATACATTGTTGAAGGAAATGGCGCACATGAGTCGCCACATATTAAGGTGGTCGTATGTTTGAAAGAAAAAGGAGATAGCTCTCTTAAGCTTATATTTTACCGCTATGGCATACCAGTATTTAACTAATGTGTTGATGGGCACATTATCCAAGATATAAAATATGAGATGCTTTAACTCCCGATGAATCTCCCCCGCCAATTCCTGCATATTTAGAATGCCTAACATAGGATTTTTATTAAATATCTCATGGCATAAAATAATGTTATTGCTCGTTTTATGACGCAATAAACCGATGAAAATGTCCTTTTTATCTAAACCATCTTTAGCTCCTAACTTTCGACACAGCTCCTGAGTATATTCTGTCCTAGCACAACTCAGACCGTAATAAATGTTTGCTCCCCACTCGGTGAACAGTCTTATCAAATCGTGGTTATTTTCTTTTATGGCCATGATTAATGCCACATCAAGATGAAGTTCCCCCTTAAAGGGGGTTGAGTTTACAATAACGTAATTACAGTAGTCACACAAATGAATAGGCTTGTTTTGCCACCATAAGCCACAGTATTTTAAAATATAGTGATACTCTTCAGGCACGCTCTGTTTGGCCAGAGCCTTTTTGGCCAGGGTTTGCAAAGAGAGCATGATAACTTTTTTTCGAAAAAAAAACTCAAATTAAGTTTCTACTTTTTTAAAACGTTATGTATGAGCCGATCCGCCGGAGATCCCTTTCAGAAGACCTACCGTTCTATGAAAGAATTTTTTCATCGTTGAACACGGAAGAGATAATACTTTCATCGTATAGAGAATATCATGTCAATCATCCATATTATTAAACCCATACTTAATATAGTATTTATGTGCCATGGACATATTTTTTGAATGATAATTTTTTAACATACGTTTTATAACTATGGGGTCGATTTCATTTAAAGATAAAGAATCATTCATGCTATAACAATTTAATGATAGAATGCTGGCAATGAACGATTTGTCATTTTGATACGCTAGAGTCTTTCCCTCCTCAAAGGCATCGGCGCCTAAGTCTATACAAAAGAACATGTTTCCGAGATTATAGAACAGAATAGAATGAAACATGGCCTTATTGAGGTCAGCCCCTAAGACGATGCAGCAGTAATAAATCGTTAAATAGTTATAGTTCTTGCGACAGGCCCACTTCAGCATTTTATCCATGTCCATATGAACTTTCTCCTTTGCGCACAGCTCGTGAAGGTCAAACACGTTGTTGTAAAAAAGGGCGCACATGAGCCGCCACTCGTGTAGATGATCATAGCGCTGGTAAAAGTAGTGGATGGCCTTTGTAAGGTTAAACTCTACGGCCATACCGTACCAATATTTTGTTAGCAACTCGCTTAATACATCCGTATTTTCCATTAATGCTTCCAGCTGTTCGTAAATGATTCCCCTTAATTTGGTACGATTTACCGTTTCTAAGATGGAATTATGAGAAAACACCTCGTGGCACAAAATAATGTTACTGCCGGTTAGATCACGTTTTACCATGTTAAAAAAATGCAAAATTTCCTGTTGATTTAACTGTTCTTTGGCGCCTAACTCTCTGCACAGATCTCGAGTGTACTCCGTGTTGACAGCAAGTAAACTGTAGTCGATGTTCGCGCCCCACTCGGTAAACAATTTTATTAGGTCATAATTATTTTCTTTCACGGCTTTCACCAACGCCGCATTAAGCGTCACGCCATCTGTAAAAATCGGCGACCATATTTTCTTTTGGTTTTGATGATACACGATGGGACCGTCATGCCACCATAGACCGCAGCACTTTAAAAAATGATGATGGCATTCGGCCGGATACTGTCTGGCCAACACCTTTTTGGTGAGCGTCTGCAGAGAGAGGACCATGTCTCCTTTTTTTTTGAAAAAATCAAATTAAAAAAACTTTAAAAAAAAACAAAATAAATCTATTTAGCATACACGTAACTATGTTACGACGTTGTATCATTGATGTGATAATCCAAATAGGCCAACATACTTTTTGATTTATAGTTGTTTAATAGATGGTATATTTTTTTAGGGTTCGCTTCTTTTAGCGTGAATAGAGAGGGATCTGGATGATAGATATCTAATGACAAACGTTGTGATATTAAATAATAGTCCCGCTGCTCTGCTAGGGCTTTTGCCTCTTCGAAGGCATTGGCTCCCAAGTCTATACAAAAGAACAGATTATCTATATTAAAGAACTGTATGGCAGCAAGCATGGCCATATTGATATCGGCCCCTAAAATAAAACAATAATACATCGTTAAAAAGTTATTATCTTTCGTGCAAGCTATGCGCATCATTTCATTAATGTCTATGCGAATCTTTTCCTGCTCATAGAGATAATGGAGGTCAGACAGTTTATTAAAATACAGAGCACAGATTAACCACCACGTATTCATGTGCTTAAAATGTTCGTAAAAATACGAGACGGCCTCCCTAAGATCATTCTGCAAGGCCACCATAAAACAATATATAGTTAGCATATCGCCGTCCGAAACATCACGTAGTAGGTCTTCATCTTCTACTAACCTCCTCAGCCTCCAATAAAGAGACGACTTTATTTCCCTTATAATCACATAGGTAGGAAAAGGATTCTCATTAAAAAGCTTATGACATAAGATAATATATTGACTTGTTTTGTTCTCTATAAATTTAAAGAACATGTGTATCACCTTTTTTTTATCCATGCGATAGTTCGCTCCTAATTCCCAACAAAACTCTCGGGTAGGCTGTGTATTGGCACAAATGTATCCATAGTTGATGTTTGCACCCCACTCCGTGAATAGTTTTATTAATTGATAGTTGTTTTCCTTTGCAGCTATCATCAATGCCGTATTGAGATCCAGGCCATCCGCAAAGTATGGCAACCTTATTAACATGTGTTTGCAATCAAGTGAAATTGGAGCCGTATACCACCATAACCCGCAGTATTTCAAAATATGATAGTAGTCTTCAGGCAGCACATGCTGACTGGCTAATATCTTTTTGGCGAAAGACTGTAAAGAAGGAAACATCCTGTCTCTTTTTTTTAAAAATTCAATTATCTGCGTTCATAATCGAGAAAAACCACCATATTCTTTGAGTGATAATTTTTTAACATAGAATTTATCTTTTCCGGGTCGGTCACGGCCGACAACAGGGAAATCACCGGGTTATAATGTTTTAATGATAAGGCATCGGCTATCAAATAATTTTCCTTTTGTATTGCTAGGGCTTTGCCTTCTTCAAAGGCGTTGGCACCCAGGTCTATACAAAAGAACATGTTCCCGAGATTATAGTTTTGTATGGAAACAAACATGGCTTGATTGATGTTGGCACCCATGATAAAACAGTAGTAAATAGTTGAATAGCTATAATCTTGGATGCAGGCTATGTGCATCATCTCATCGATATCCATGCGGATCCTTTCTATTTCATACAGCTCGTGAAGGTCGAACACATTGTTATAAAAAAGGGCGCACATGAGCCGCCACCGATGTAGATGGGTATACTTCTGATAAAAATAGTGGATGGCCTTTTTGAGGCCGTAGTCTACCGCTATGGCGTACCAGTATTTGGTTAACATGTTGCTGAAGGAGTTGTCATGGTCCAACATGTAGGTTATCTCCATGAGTCCCCTTAGCTCCCACATGATTTCCTCCCTCAGGTCCAAATCATCCACATGTTTCAGATTGGGGTTATTGGAAAACATTTCGTGGCATAAGATAATATTACTGTCGGTTTTGTTGCGCGTCGTATCAAAGAAAATTTTTAAAATATACTCTTTATCTAAACGGTCTTTGGCCCCTAGTTCTCTGCATAGATCGCGGGTGTGCTCCGAATGAGCACAAACCAGTCCATAATTAATATCGGCACCCCACTCAGTAAATAATTTTATTAGGTCATGATTGTTTTCCTTCGCGGCTTTCATCAGTACGGTGTTCAATTCAATACCCTCGCTAAAACAGGTTGACTTTATAAACATTTTGTTACGATACGTATAAAATGTAATAGGGCCATCATACCACCACAACCCGCAACTTTTCAGGATATGATATTGATCTACCGGTATACACTGTTTGGCCAGCACTTTTTTGGATAGGGATTGCAAGGAAGGCAACATGTCCTTTTCATCCTTTGATGGAAATCAAATTATCTATTTAAAAATGTTTTAATGGGGTAAGGTTGTTTAAAAATGTCGTAGACATATCCCTTGATTTGAACGGATAAATACTGCCATAAAACTGTGCCATAAAATTGATCCTTTTTTGGGTTTAATTACTTGAAATAGTGGGTCACTGCAAGAGCCAGATGTTCTCTCTCCAGAACTTATGTCGAAAAACCTTACCTGACTGTAAACTTCCTGAGTTTTTTGACGATTATGTATTACAACTGCTGGGCTTATACTGGGAAAATCATGGTACGATTCAACGAGCAGGAAACAACTGTGTACTTATCCAACAACATAACCTCATTCCCGTAAATGAAGCCCTAAGAATAGCAGCATCTGAGGAAAATTATGAGATCGTGAGCCTTTTATTAGCGTGGGAGGGGAACCTTTACTATGCTATTATAGGGGCTCTAGAGGGGAACCACCACAACTTAATTCGTAAATACGATGACCAAATCAAGGACCATCATGAAATTCTGCCATTTATTGACGATCCAGTCATATTTCACAAATGTCATACAATGCGGCGATGCTTTTTTAATTGTATTTTATATCAAGCTGTAAAATATAGTAAGTTCAGCGTTCTTCTATACTTTAAATATATATTAAAGGAGAATTTGCCCCTCGTCCACTCACTTATTGAAAAGGCGTATAAATATCATAATTATGAGGTTATTAAATGGATCTATGAAAACCTACATATCTATGATATCATAAATACTTTTAAATGTGCTATTGCCCATAAAGATCTACGTTTATATTGTTTAGGGTATACATTTGTATATAATAGAATCGTACCCTATAAGTATTATCATTTAGATATTCGCATCCTTTTAAGGCTACAACTTCTACATAAGGTGACAGCCAAAGGATACTTGGATTTTATCCTAGAAACCTTAAAGTATGATCATAATACAAACAATATAGATATTATCCTAACACAGGCTGCAACCTATAACCATAGAAACATTTTAACCTATTTCATTCCTCAATCAACCTACGCACAAATAGAACAATGTTTATTCGTGGCGATAAAAACAAATGCTTCCAAGAAAACCTTGAATTTACTATTATCTCACCTAAATCTTTCTATCAAACTCGTCAAAAAATTAAGCCAATATGTTGTCGCTTACAAGTCAACAAATATCATAAGCATTCTGAGTAGGCAGCAAAAAAAGAAGATATATTTAGATATCATTTTGACAAAGGTTGTAAAAAATGCTGTTTTTAATAAATTTGTCATTGGATGTATGGTTACATTTTCCATAAACCCAGAAAGAATTGTCAAAATGGCCGCGCGAATAAAAAAGATGAAGTTAGTAAAAAATATATCTGAACATGTTTGGAAAAATCATGCGGTTAAACTTAAATATCTTAAGCATGCGGTACACACGATGAAGCATCAAGAAGGAAAAAATAGATTAATGAACTTTATCTATGATCACTGTTATTACCACATGCAAGAAGAAGAGATCTTTAGCCTCGCAAGATTTTATGCAATCCATCATGCGCCAAAATTGTTCGACGTTTTTTATGATTGTTGTATCCTAGATACGATACGATTTAAAAGCCTGCTTTTAGATTGTTCACATATCATAGTTAAAAACGCTCATGATGCTAGTATTAACATCGTGAACAAGTATATTGGCAATCTATTTGCTATGGGAGTTCTTAGCAAAAAAGAAATCTTACAAGACTATCCATCTATCTATTCTAAGGATTACATGCTTTAGTTTATTTTTTTTTAAGCCTGAACCAATATTCTTTCCTTCAAAAAACACTAGTCATCTTAGATCATAAGTAAGGAAGACCATCATATTTTTTGAAAAGTAATTTTTTAACGCATGATCTATAATTTCAGGGTCCGTGCTTTTAGGCAATGGGGTAGTGGCCGGGCTATAAATCTTTAGGGATAAAATATTCCTTATAGGCTCATACCCTTCCTGTCCCACTAGAGCCATACCCTCTTCAAAAGCATCGGCCCCCAGATCCATACAAAAGAATATGTTTTCTATATTATAGTACTGTATTGAGGTAAGCATGGCCTGATTGATGTTGGCGCCCAGCATATAGCAGTAGTATATTGTTGAAAGGTTGTGGTCTTTGATGCAGGCTATCCGCATCATCTCTTCTAAATCCATACAGATCTTGTCCTTTTCATACGCCTCATGAAGGTCAAACACGTTATTAAAACAAAGAGCACATGTTAACCGCCACGTATTCAGGTGTGTATATTTTTGGTAAAAATACTGTATGGCCTCTTTCAAGTTGTAGCGTACGGCTATAGCGTACCAGTATTTGAGTAATAGTGTATTGAGCGAAAACTCATTATTTAGCAGATCGGTTTTTTCTATTATCTCCCTTAACTCCCAAAAAATTTCTATCCTCATTTTCAGGTTATTTACCCTTTTTAAAAGTAAATTATCGGAAAACACCTCATGACATAAGATAATGTTACTACTGGTTTTATAAAATTTTAAATCTATGAAAATTTGTAAAATATCCCCTTCATTTAAGGTCTTCTTGGCGCCTAGCTCTCGACAGAGGTCCCAGGTGTGCTCCGTGTTGACAGATATCAGCCCGTAGTTAATGTTCGCCCCCCACTCCGTAAATAGTTTTATAAGACTGTAGTTGTTTTCCTTTACAGCCTTCACTAATGCCATGTTTAGGTCTAAGCCTTCTTGAATGCCTGCTAATTTTATCAGCCTTAGGTTATGATCAAACGTGATCGGAGCATTATTCCACCATAGATCGTAACACTTTAAAAGATAATGTTGGTCCTCGGGCAGACATTGTCTAGCCAGCACCTTTTTGGTCAAAGATTGCAGGGAAGGCAACATGTCTCTTCATCTTTAAAAAAAAAATCAAATTAACTTCTCCGGATAAATTTTTCTTTCACGGACTGTTTTAAAAAGAGCTTTTCAAAAAGCTTTTCAAAAAGCTGCTTTTTAAGTTTAGAAATCGTCCTTCCTGGCATTTTGCCGCATTTTGCCACGCGCTTAGAGTATTTTATGAGAGTAATCCAGAATGATGGATAAATTTTTTGATTTATAATTTTTTAATAAACTGCTTATTTCTTCGGGATCCTTTAAGTTTAATGGCAAGGAAGCATCTGAGCTATAAATATTCAAAACCAAACTATGGCTTAAAAAATTATAACCATTTTGTCTCGCTATGGCACTACCCTCTTCAAAGGCATTACCACCCAAATCTATACAGAAATATATATTACCGATGTTATAATATTGTACTGAAGTAAGCATAGCTTGATTGATGTTGCCCCCCAGGGCATAACAATAATATATTGTTAATAGATTGTTATCCCTGATACAAGCCAGAGATAACATTTCATTGACGTCTATTTGGATTTTTTCCTTGTGGTATATATCATGAAGCTCATATATTTTGTTATAACATAGGTAACATTTTAATCACCATTCATCAAGATCCGTATATTTTTCATCCAGAAAGCAAATGGCATCTTTATGGTCGTATTGTACTGCATTGGCGTACCAATATTTCACTAGCAATTCGCTTAACTCGTCCGTTTCTTTTATTTCTATAAGCCCGCATAGTCTTTTATAAATTAAGCGCCTTAATTGTGCAGCAAAGTTGTTTTCTAAATTAGGATTATTTATAAATATCTCATGGCACAAAATAATACTGCCGCTAGTTTTATTATGCATTATCTTGTTGAAAATACAGAAAATATCGTAGTCGTCTAGAGTTTCTTTGGCGCCTAGCTGTCTACACAAATCTCGGGCGTGCTTCGTATTGATAGAAAGCAGACTATAGTTGATATATGCGCCCCACTCTGTAAATAACTTTATCATACTATAGTTGTTTTCCTTAACAGCTATTATTAATGCCACACAAAGGTCTATATCTTCTCCTAGGAATCCCGATTTTATGTATATTCGCCCACGATCTATGTAAAGCTTGAGGGGAGCATCATGCCACCATAAGCCACAGTATTTCAAAATGTGTTCATCTATCGACAAACATGATGTACCGGCTACCGTCTTTTTGACGAGGGTCTGCAGAGAGAGCGGCGACGACATGTTTCTTCTTTGAAATAATTATTTCCAAAAAAAATCAAATGTTCTAGTTTTTAAAGGCTTAATTCATCATAACATGATCATATTTAATAACGTAAACACAGTTTAATAATGTAAACACAGTTTAATCATGCAAACATGGTTTAATAACATAAATTTTTAATACGCTAAAAGGCTGTCTATAAGACTTAGTTATAAGATTTAATCTATAAGATTTAGTCTATAACGACAATTTCTGGATGGGCTGTAAAATACTCTTCGGCTCGTTTTAGATTTTTTGACGTATATGTCTTTAGCATATCATATATTGCCTGGGGTTCGGTTATATTTAATACCAAGCTCGCATCACGGCTGAAAAGCTGTTTTACTAAAAAAATGTTGCTCAAGTTATACATATAAACTCTATGCGCAATGAGTCGCGCTCTATCAAAGTTAGTAGCCCCCAAATCAATGCAGAAAAATAGGTTTAAAGTATTATTGTTATAGATAGATAGATTCATGCCATAATCGGGACTAGCCCCCAACATATGACAGTAATAAATGGCTGCATAATTTTCTTCCCGCAGGCAAGCAAATTTCATCATTAGATTAGGGCTAATGCAAATCTCTTTTTTAGAACACAGCTCATGCAAGTCAAAAATGTTATTAAAATAAAGGCTACAAGTTAGCCGCCAATACAGCTGATTTTTATGTTTTTCGTAGAAATAGTGAATCGCTTTTGTAAAATTATGCCGTAATGCCAGGGCAAACCAAAACTTCGTTAATAGGAGGTGCGCCGTATCCCCCGTCAACGGAATTTTTGAACGGGTATACATAACTGTGTTTAAAGTGGTTCTAGTCACGGTTTCCATAAGTGGATTATGACAAAACATGTCATAACCCAGTAGAACTCCTGCACAGGATTTCAGATCGGCCACTTCTTTTAAAATTTCCAGAAGACGAGATTCGGAGACAGGTGTTAAGCCTCCTAGTTCCGTGCACAGCCGTTTTAGATGCACGGCAGGAACACGTATAAGTCCATATTCAGGATTTGCGCCCCAATCCACAAACAATCGTATAAGCTCAAGATTATCGCTCTTCACGGCCTTTACTAGCGCCGCGTCAAGACAAAGATCATCCACAGAAAAACACTGCAAATGTTGATACGAAAAAATTTGCTTACATGTATTACATAAGTGAATAGGACCTAAATCCCACCACAAACCAAAACGCTGCAGCGTATAATCATAGTCACTTGAAAGATAATTGCACGCCACAACTTTTTTGGCCAACGTTTGTAAAGACAACATACTAAGTTTAAAACAGCTAAACCTAAATTAGCTACTAACTTCCAAGAAAATCTTCTTTCCCTAAGGATATATCTTATAACTAGACATAAGGCAATAAAAATCAACTTTGGTTATACTTTTTAATATGAAACGTCTAAGTACTTGCAAAGTACTTGCAAAGTCCTTGCAAAGCCTTCATTCCTCATATATAATTTTCAATGACATGAATTTTTATTTTTTAATGAGGTAGGGGGAATGTTTTCCCTTCAAGACCTTTGCCGAAAGCATCTTTTTATTCTTCCCGATGTTTTTGGCGAGCATGTACTACAACAATTGGGGCTGTACTGGGAAAAACACGGCTCTCTTCAACGAATAGGGAACGATCACATACTCATACGGCGGGATCTCATCCTTTCTATCAACGAGGCCTTAAAAATAGCGGCAGAGGAAGGAAACAATGAAGTAGTAAAGCTCTTGTTACTGTGGAAGGGAAATCTTCATTATGCCATCATAGGAGCCTTGCAGGGTGACCAATATGACCTCATCCATACGTACGAAAACCAAATCGAAGACTATCATCATATCTTGCCATTGATTCAAGATGCGAAAACGTTTGAAAAATGCCACGCCTTGGAACGTTTTTGTGATGTTCCATGCCTACTAGAACATGCTACAAAACACAACATGCTCCCTATTCTCCAAAAATACCAAGAAGAGCTGTTTATAAGAGTGTATCTCCGCGAAACCCTATTTGAACTAGCATGCCTATGGCAGAGGTATGATATCCTTAAATGGATAGAGCAAACCATGCATGTTTACGACCTAAAGATTATGTTTAATATTGCCATCTCCAAGAGGGATCTAAGCATGTACTCTTTAGAATATATTCTCTTTTTTAATAGAGGGAACACCGATGTTGCGTTAGCAACGTTGCTAACGCAACATCTCGAGAAGACAGCGGCCAAGGGGCTCCTCCACTTTGTGCTAGAAACGTTAAAATACGGCGGTAACATAAACATCGTCCTCTCCCAAGCCGTAAAATACAATCATAGAAAACTTTTAGATTATTTTCTGCGTCAACTACCTCGTAAAAATATTGAAAAACTTTTGTTGCTGGCCGTACAGGAAAGGGCTTCTAAGAAAACATTGAACTTACTGTTGTCTTATTTAAACTACTCCGTGAAACGCATCAAAAAACTGCTGCGCTATGTGATAGAGCATGAGTCCACACTGGTGATAAGGATTTTATTAAAAAAAAGAATAAACCTAATAGACGCCGTGTTGGAAAAGACTGTAAGATATTTTTCTATGACTAAAGTGAGGACGATCATGGATGAGCTTTCGATTAATCCGGAAAAAGTCATTAAAATGGCCGTGCAGAAAATGAGAACGGATATCGTGATCCATACTTCTTATGTTTGGGAGGATGATCTAGAAAGACTTATTCGTCTTAAAAATATGCTATACACTATAAAGTATGAGCATGGAAAAAAAATGCTAATTAAAGTCATTCACGGCATATACAAAAACTTATACGGCGAAAAAGAAAAAGTCATGTTTAATTTGGCCAAGTTCTATGCTGCTCAAAACGCGGCCACCCAATTCAAAGACACTTGTAAAGACTGTTGCAAACTGGATGTGGCGCGGTTTAAACAACTAATTTTAGACTGTTTAGACATTATTACTAAAAAAACGTGCCTCAGTATCATGGAAATCTTAGAAAATCATATTATTTCGCTATTTGCTATGAAAATGATGACGGAGGATGAAAAAAACTTAGGTTTAGAAATATTATATAAAGTAATTAGTTACAAAATGATATCATATTAAAATTCAACAGATATGTATAACTAATATTGATTATATTTTCGATTATTATCTTCTATGGTGCATGATAATCATCTAGCACGTGAAACATGTCCTCTTCCCTTCAGGAACTTTGCCGAAAAAACTTACCCGACCACATACTTCCAGAGTTCTTTGACGACTATATATTGCAACTATTAGGACTGCACTGGCAAGATCATGGTTCTCTTCAGCGTACCGAGAAGAATCAGGTACTTGTTCAACAGGAACCCATCCATATCAATGAAGCACTAAAAGTGGCAGCATCAGAAGGAAACTACGAAATAGTAGAGCTGTTGTTGTCATGGAAGGCAGACCCCCGATACGCTGTCGTAGGAGCGCTAGAAAGCAAATACTATGACCTCGTTTACAAATATTACGACCAAGTTAAAGACTGCCATGATATCTTGCCGCTGATCCAAAATTCGGAAACATTCGAAAGATGTCATGAGTTGAACAATTGTTCTCTTAAATGCTTATTCAAGCATGCTGTGATATATGACAAGCTGCCGATTCTTCAAAAATATGCAAGCTATCTGGATGGGTGGCCGTATTGCAACCAGATGCTGTTCGAGTTGGCATGTAAAAAACAAAAATATAACATGGCTGTATGGATAGAGGGAGTCCTGGGCGTCGGCAACTTCACAATTCTTTTCACGATTGCGATTATCAAAAGAGACCTACAGCTGTATTCCCTGGGCTACTCAATGATTCTTGAGAAAATGTACTCCTGTGGATACGACCCTACGTTTTTACTAAATCATTATCTGCGAATCGTTTCAACAAAGGGGCTTCTGCCCTTTGTGCTGAAAACCATAGAATATGGTGGAAGCAAAGAGATAGCCATCACTTTGGCTAAAAAGTATCAGCATGAAAATATTTTGAGATACTTCGAAACCAGGAAAACCCAAGAGTGCTAAATACAGCAACCCTATTGTGATGTATAGTAACTATATTGTATACGTTGTATACGTTGTATATGTTGTATACGTTGTACCTTAAACATTTTACCCACATCATATGATTTTAGAAATCTTTTAAGCCACTGAACAATACTATTATGATGTATAGAGTAACCCCTATTGTATATGTTGTACCTTAAATATTTACCCACATCATATGATTTTAGAATTCTTAAGCCAATGAACAAGAGTGTTATCCTACATTAAAATTCTAGTAAAATTTATATTTTTTTTGGTGAATAAATGTTTTCTCTTCAAGACATCTGTCGGAAACATCTTTTTCTGCTTCCTAGTTCTTTTGATGAATATATATTACAAGTGCTAGGACTCTACTGGGAAAAACACGGATCTCTTCAACGAATAAGAAAGGATGCTGTGATTGTACAGCGAAATATTACCCTTTCCACCAATCAGGCCTTGAGAATCGCAGCCTCAGAGGGAAATGAAAGGGTAGTAAAACTTCTGTTATCATGGGAGGGAAATTTTCATTATGTGATCATAGGGGCTCTAGAGGGTGACCAATATGACCTGATTCATAAGTATAATAGTCAAATTAAAGACTATCACGTTATTTTATCATCTATCCAAAATGCAAATACCTTTGAAAAATGTCATCAGTTATACAATTGTACTATGTGGCGTCTTGTACAGAATGCTATAAAATATAATATGCTTTCTATTCTCCAAAAACACAGAAATCTTCTGACAGATGAGGGAGACAATCAGGAATTATTTGAGAAGGCATGTGAGGAACAGAAATATGATATCATTTTATGGATAGGACAAACCCTAATGTTAGATGAGCCGGAGTGTATTTTTGATACCGCCCTTGAACGGATAGATTTTTCTTTATTAACAGTGGGTTATAGCCTTCTTTTTGATAACAAGATGAGTAGTATAGACATTCATGATGAAGAAGATCTTACTTCATTACTAACAGAACACCTTAAAAAAGCAGCTACTAAAGGATGTCTCTTCTTTATGCAAGAAATTTTAAAATATGGTGGGAATGTAAATATAGCGGTCTTATCTAAAGCTGTCAAGTATAATCATAGAAAAATTTTAGACTATTTTATTCGGCGGCAAAAATGTTTATCACGCGAAGGTATTGAAAAACTAACATTAATAGCCATTAAATGTGGCGGATCTAAAAAAACGTTAAACCTACTCTTGTCTTATCTAAACTATTCCGTACAAAATATGATTGGAAAAATAGTAGAAGCTGTCATAAATGATGGTGATTTTACCATCATAATCATTTTAAAAAAAAAGAAAATAAACTTAGTGGACCCCGTTTTGGTGGGTTTTTTGGATCTTTTCCATAGCTATTGTTTTATAAAAGTTTTTATCCATGAGTTTGCTATTCGTCCGGAAAAAATAATTAAAATGGCCGCGCGAAAAGATAAACTAGATATAATTATTGAATTTTTTAATGATATATATCCTCATAAAGATGATCTTGAAACTGTATTTAATATTCTCAAAAACATAGTAAATACCATGAAACATAAAGAAGGAAAAGAGATATTAATTGGTCTTATTCATAAAATATATCGAATTATTCATCTGGAGAATAAAGAAATGTTTAAGTTGGTACGATTTTACGTCATGCATAATGCAAATATCCAATTTATATCTATTTGCAAAGACTGTTTTAATTTAGCCGGTTTTAAACCATTTCTTTCAGAATGTTTGGATATTGCTATTAAAAAAAATTACCCCGATATTGTACGAAATATAAAAATTCAATTGAAATATGAGTAAAATTTATTTTTTTGATCTGAGTACGAAAATGTTCTCCCTACAGGAGATCTGTCGAAAAAACATCTATCTTCTTCCAGACTGGCTTGGTGAACATGTGGTTCAACGACTAGGGTTGTATTGGAAAAAACACGGTACTCTTCAACGGATAGGAGATGACTATGTACTTATACAACAGGACCTCATTATTCCCATCAATGAAGCTCTGAGAATGGCAGGAGAGGAGGGGAATGATGAGGTGATAGAGCTCTTATTGCTATGGAAGGGAAACGTTCATTATGCCATCATAGGAGCTTTGGAGGGTGATCATGATAATCTGATACGTAAGCTCTATGACCAAATCGAAGATTGTCACAGCATCCTTCCCTTAATTCAAGACCCAAAAACTTTTGAAAAGTGTCACGAATTGGATGAGTCCTGTAATATTTCATGTCTCGTATTATACGCCGTAAAAAACGATATGTTTTGTATTCTTCAAGACTATATAATGCGTCTAAGTGGGGGGGATATCCAGGAAGTGTTTGAAACAGCATGTCGTTTACAAAAATACGATATCGTTACATGGATGGGACAAAATATCGCAATATACTACCCCGGGGTCATTTTTGATATTGCCTTTGATAAGATGAATGTATCCTTACTATCTATAGGTTATACGCTTCTTTTCGAACATCATATCAATAATATGATTGAAAATAATATGGATACAAATTCTTTATTGATGCAACATCTTGAATGGGCTGCTAGCACAGGCTTTCTTCATTTTATGTTGGAAACGTTAAAGTATGGCGGGGATGTAACAATAATAGAGTTATCGGCGGCGGTAAAATATGATCATAGAAAGGTTTTAGATTATTTTCTCCGTCGAAAAAAGTTGCCCCGAGAAACCCTTGAGAAACTATTATTGGTGGCTATATGTGAAGCTTGTTCTAAAAAGACCTTAAACTTGTTATTATCCTACTTAAATTATTCCGTGAACAATATCCGTAAAAAAATCATACAATATGTAAAACAATATGAAACAACTCTTATTATAAAAATTTTATGGAAAAAAAGAAAGATAAATCTGATAGATCCTATTTTGGCAGACTTTGTAGGATATCATAACTATACCTATTTGATAAATTTTATGCGTGAGTTTTCCATCTATCCGGAAAGAATAATTAAAATGGCTGCACGAGTAGCGAGGGAAGACTTAGTTATAAAATTTTCCAAAAAAGTTTGCAAAGACCCCATAGATAGACTGAACTATCTGAAAACCTTAGTGTATACTATGAAACATAAAGCAGGCAAACGAATGTTAATTTATACGATTCATAACTTATATAAAGCCAGTTATCTGGAGAGTAAAGAAATGTTTAAGTTGGCACGATTTTATGCACGGCATGATGCAACTTTCCAGTTTATATCTATTTGTCACGATCTCTCTAAGCTAAATATTGATATTAAAAACTTGCTTTCAGAATGCTTAGAAATTGCTATTAAAAATAATTATCCTCGAATTATCAAAGCTATAAAAATGGATATGAATTATGAGTAAAATGTTTTGGATATCAACATTAAGCAGAAATCCTACCAAACATAAGATTTTTCGCTAGAATACATTTTATTGTTAAAATAGAATAGGTACATTGTAAAAAAAAGATTAAATTTAAAATAATGTGTATTATGTAAATTTTTAGAAATAAAAATTTATTTTTTTTATTGAGGGGTACGGAAAATGTTCTCCCTACAGGACCTCTGTCGGAAGAACACTTTCTTCCTTCCAAATGATTTTAGCAAACACACCCTGCAGCTGCTGGGGTTATATTGGAAAGAGCATGGATCCGTCCATCGAACAGAAAAAGACAACATAATGATACAGAATGAACTGATTCTTACTGTCAATGATGCTTTACAGCTTGCAGGAGAGGAGGGGGACACAGATATGGTAGAACTCTTGTTACTATGGGAGGGAAATCTACATTATGCCATCATAGGAGCCTTGAAGAATGAGCATTATAACCTCATATGTGAGTACCATAGCCAAATTGAGGACTGGCATGCCCTCCTACCCTTGATTCAAGACCCAGAAACCTTTGAAAAATGCCATGAATTAAGTCTTGGATGTGATCTTTCATGCCTTCTACAACATGCTGTAAAACATAACATGCTTTCTATTCTTATGAAGTATAAGGAAGATTTATTAAATATATTATTTAGGCATCGTATTCAATCCCTGTTTGTTTTGGCATGCGAAAACCGGAGAATTGAGATTATCATGTGGATAGGCCAAAATCTGCCAATTCCTGAACCTGAGGCTATTTTTAGCATTGCTGTTGTTACAAAAGATTTAGAACTGTTTTCCTTAGGATACAAAATTATTTTTGATTACATGCAAAGACAAGGAATTTTCCAGCTATCCAATCCAGTTCGCATGGTTACGCTAAATCGTCACATTGGTATGGTAATAGATAAAGGACTTTTACCCTTTGTGCTGGAAACTTTTAAACATGGTGGTAGTGTAAAAAGAGCCTTATCTTATGCAGTAATAAACAATAAAAGAAAAATTATAGACTATCTTGTTCGTCATGAAAATGTATCCCATCAAACCATTGAAAGACTTTTATGTCTAGCTGTGAAAAACCATGCTTCCAGGAAAACTTTGAACTTGTTGCTATCTTACATAAATTACAAGGTGAAAAATATTAAAAAGCTGTTAGATTATGTACTAGGTGACAACTCCACTCTTGTGTTAAAAATTTTATTGGAAAAAAAGCAAAACCTAGTGGATGCTGCTTTAACAAGACTTGTAAAACATTCTACATATTTCCGGGTGAGAGAATTTATCGAGGACTTTTCCATCAGCCCAGAAAAATTCATTAAAATAGCTGTGCGGGAACAGAAAAATGTGATCATCAAGGTTATTTGTGAAGATATTTGGGAAAACCCCGCAGAAAGAATCAGGTATCTGAAGCAGATAGTAAGCAGCATAAAATATGAAAGTGGAAGGCAATTTCTGATAAACATCATTCACACTATTTACCAGAGTCATTCCCTGAAACCTGAAGAAATTTTTAAATTGGCAACATTTTATGTCAAACATAATGCAGTCACCCATTTCAAAGATCTTTGCAAATTTCTTTGGCTGAACAGAGGGACAGAAAGTAAGAAACACTTCTTAAGGTGTTTGGAAATTGCTGATGAGAAGAATTTTCCCGCCATTAAAAGTATTGTGAGTGAATACATTAACTATATGTTTACTGCAGGAACCATGACCAAGGATGAAATCATGCAAGCCTATGCTTCTGAGTATGCCATGTATTAAGTTTCTGAATAAGTCATTCATAGGTAGATTTTAGAATATGCTGTATTGAAGTTATTGATAGGTAGAGTTTAAAAGATGCTGTATTAAGCTTCTGAATAAATCATAGATATATACTTTAGTTAAATGTTAGCATTTGTTAATATGTTTTAGATAATTACCATTTTAGATAATTACTATTTTAGATAAGTATTATTTTAGATAGGTACTATTTTAGATAGGTACTATTTTAGATAATTACTCCTTTAGATAAGTATTATTTTAGATAATTACTTCTTTAAATAAGTATTATTTTAGATAATTACTCCTTTAAATAAGTATTATTTTAGATAATTACCATGTATTAAAACCAAATTAGCTATCATCTATGTTTTAAATAATACTTCTTAAAAACCTTAGATAAAAATTTATTTTTTTTTCATAAAAGTAGAGAAAATGTTCTCCCTTCAGGACCTCTGTCGGAAGAACCTTTTTACTCCCCTTGAACCCTTAGGCAAACATGTGGTTCAACGGCTAGGATTGTACTGGGAAGGCCATGGTTCGCTTAAACGGATGGGGCATTGCTTTGTGTGTGTGGACCAGATTCATATTCTATCAATCAACTTGGCCATAAAAATTGCAGCCGCGGAAGGGAATGAGGAGATTGTTAAGCTTTTATTACTGTGGGGGGGAAACCTGCATTATGCCATCATAGGAGCCTTAGAGAGCAGACAATATGAGCTGATCCTTATGTATGAAAATCAAATTGGGGACTATCATGACATCCTATCCCTCATTCGAGATCCAGTGATCTATGAAAGATGCCATGAATTAAATGTTACATGTACCTTTCAATGTTTATTTCAACATGCTATTAGACATAATATGGTTTCCATTCTTCAAAAATATAGAGAAGACCTAGCTCATAACAGAAGAATGATCCAACTTCTGTATGAAATGGCATGCCGATTACAAAATTATGATATCATTACCTGGATAGCGCGTAACTGGCATGTTTATAATATAGAGGCCATTTTTAGCATTGCTTTTATTAGAAAGGATTTAACTTTGTATTCCTTAGGGTACATATTTCTTCTGGATAGAATGAGCATTGAAGATAGAAACTTTAAATCAATCATAACACGCCACCTTGAATATGCGGCCAAAAAGGGACTTTTTGACTTTGTCCTAGAATCTCTGAAATATGGAGGCCAAGTAGATACAGTGTTGTTTCAGGCTGTAAAATACAATCATAGAAAAATTCTGGCCTATTTTATTCATGAGACCCCCCGTAAAACGGTTGAAAAGCTGTTACTTCATGCCGTGGAGTCGCGGGCTTCTAAGAAAACCATGAACCTGCTTTTGTCTTCCCTAAACTACTCTATACATTCCATCATTAAAAAGCTCCTGTACGCTGTGGTGAAACACAAGTATATGCTTGTCATAAAGCTTTTGCTCACGCGGCCAAAAAAGAAGTTAAACCTAGTAGATGCTGTTCTATATAGACTTGTAAAACACTCCACGAATGCAGAAATAGTAAAGTTTATGAATGAGTTTTCTGTGAGCCCGGAAAGGGTGATCAAAATGGCAGCACGATTAATGAGAGTGGACCTGATTAAAAAGATTTCTAAAGATACATGGGAAAATAAACTAGAGAGAATCAAACACCTTAAACAAATGGTATATACCATGAAGCACAGAAACGGAAAAAATCTACTGATGTACAATATTTACAATATTACTGGATATATCTACCTGAATGCCAAAGAAGCATTTAACTTAGCAAGATTTTATGCTGTCCACAATGCAACATGCTTGTTTAAAGAAATATGTAAAAGCTGTTTTGTACATGATGATAAAATACAGTTTAGAGAAATACTTAAAGATTGTTTACATATTGCTAATAGGCATGCTTATATCCAAATTGCAGAAACCGCGGATGAATATATCAAATTTATGGATCTTATGTTGCCTAAGTAAATCATGTATATATCAAGTAACTTTAGATGAAATCAGGCTAATTGTAAATAGTTATAGATACTATATAATGAATGATTTATTAAGATAATAGTTCTGTTAAGACAGTAGTTCTATTAAGATAATAGTTTCATTAAGATAGTAGTTTCATTAAGATAATAGTTCTGTTAAGCCAATAATTCAGTTAAAATAATAGTTCTGTTAAGATAATAAAAATTTATTTTTTTTTCATAAAAGTAGAGAAAATGTTCTCCCTTCAGGAGCTCTGCCGGAAGAACATTTACATTCTTCCTTACTCTTTGGGCAAGCATGTACTTCAACATCTAGGGCTATACTGGGAGAAACACGGCTCTCTTCAACGAATAGGAGATGATTATGTACTCTTACAACAAGATCTCATCTTTTCCGTCAATGAGGCCTTAAGGATGGCGGCAGAGGAAGGAAACAATGAAGTAGTAAAGCTCTTGTTACTGTGGGAGGGAAACCTTCATTATGCCATCATAGGAGCTTTGGAGGGCAACCGATACGACCTCATCCATAAATATTATGACCAAATCGGGGACTGCCACAAGATTCTTCCCTTAATCCAAGATCCGCAAATCTTTGAAAAATGCCATGAATTGAGTACTTCCTGTAACATTCGATGCCTTTTAGAACATGCAGTGAAACACAATATGCTTTCTATTCTTCAAAAACATAAGGATCATATAAGGTTACACTTGGCATTAATCCAAGTACTATTTGAGTTGGCGTGTCATGAACATAAAAATGACATCGTTCGATGGATCGGCTATTCCCTACACATACATCATCTAGAGACTATTTTTGATACCGCCCTGCTCCATAAAAATTTATCCTTATATGTTTTAGGGTATGAACTTCTTATGCACAAGGTGAATACAGAGGCTGCAAATATAGATGTACCCGATTTGCTAACACAGCACCTTCGAAGCGCGGCAGCAGGAGGTCTCCTTCATTTTATGTTAGAGACATTAAAGTATGGTGGGTGTGTGGATAAAACGGTTTTATTCGCAGCGATCAGTTACAAACATAGGAAAATTGTGGCTCATTTTATTTATCAAGTTCCCCGTAAAACAGTTGAAGAACTACTACTCCATGCCGTGCAGACTCGGGCCCCCAAAAAAACTCTGAACCTACTTTTATCTTCCTTAAACTACTCCGTGCACACCATCATCAAACAACTCGTACGCAGTGTTGCCATCTACAGGTCCACGCTTGTCGTAAAGCTTTTGCTCATGCGGCGAAAAAAGAAGTTAAACCTAATAGATGCTGTTTTAGCCAGACTTGTAAAATACTGCACCTATACAGACATTGTAAAATTCATACGTGAGTTTTCTGTGAGCCCGGAAAGGGTGATCAAAATGGCTGCACGGGAATCTAGGACCTTTCTGATCGAAATGATCTCCAAAGCTGCTTGGAGAAATCACCCACAGACGATGATTCACCATCTCAAACAACTAACCTATACCATGAAGCCTGAATCTGGAAAAGACCTTCTCATATATATGATCCACTATATTTATCAAACCTCTAATTTGCTGGTAGCGGAGGAGGAAAAAAATATTTTTAAACTGGCAACTTTTTATGCGAAGCATAACTCGGTAAACAGGTTTAAACAAATATGTGAAGACTATTATGCACTAGACGTAGATGCACGGTTTAAAACACTTATTTTAGAATGCTTTGAAATTGCCGTCCAAAAAAACTATCCTAGAATTGCAAATATTGTGGATGACTTTATTCGATTCCTTTTTTATAAGGGAGATATAACCAAGGAAGAAATTAGCGAAGCCTATTCTTTGAAGGATGCTGAGTTATATGTAGACTTAAAATGGTTACAACAAGAATAGAAATGGTTTTAAACAAGGTTTAGTTTAAACAGTGTAAACAAAGTTTAAACAAGGTTTAAACCTTATTCATTGAAATCCATCGAAAAAAAAGCTGTTTGTTTATCCCATAAACTCATCTTTTTTTTTGGTTTCAAAGTTTTATACTAAAATTTAGCATTTTATAATATTTATAATTAAGTGTTTTGCATGCACTGCAGAAATTCTCATCTTTATTAATTTGTTCAATACCACATGTCATACAATATGTTGTTTGGTTATCAAGATTAACTTTATGAAAGGAAAGCAGGTAAGCCACAAATTTAAAAGTAAAATACCTTTCATTTAAAATAATCTTATGAATATATTTTCGATAAGGAGGCATGAAAGCATTTGCCAAAATAAATCGCATGAAGCACTTGGAAAAACCCATATCTTCTAACCTTTTGTGGGTATAAACTCTATTTTTGTGTTTTACAGAAACTTCATGGGTAAAATAGTCGTTATAGCTATCAATCATTTTTTTAAGCCCTATAATGCCCAAGGTTGCACGCATAAAGCCACAGTTTCTGCTCCAGAAGCCATGCACCTGTAAAGGATGCTTTTCATATAACCAATTACAAAATTTCATTCCGCAACAGTAACATGTTATTTCAGTGGGTGATGTATAGAATAATCCGGCATTAGAAAACTTTTCATAATTTTTTATGTCATGGATTGCGAAGCTTTTGTTTCGTGCATCCACGGAGCTATAGCCTGCATATTTAGGTTTGACTTCAAATAATCGTAAAGAGATATATGTATCTATCGTATTTATTTTAGGATACATTTCATAATTCTTATATATAATATAAAAAAAATTACAAACATTTGTAATGCTCATCCTCAATAGACAGCCGAGTTGTAGGCTTTATTTTTCTAATAACATGAAGAACATAGTTTCTCATAAGACCCTCAAGTCGGTTATTGATCATTCCAATACATTTTCTCAATGAGGTCATGAAGCCTGGTATTTTGCTAATTGCTTGGCAGAGTGCCAACAGATTGCCCACTAAAGTATCTAATAGATTACCTACTAGCTATAGTGAGCTAACCTCTCTATATTTATTTTATACTTTTCATTTTTTAATAGATTTAATATTTTATAAAAAAAATATTTAGTTTTTTATACAAGAATGTCGACAAAAAAAAAGCCCACGATTACCAAGCAAGAGCTTTACTCCCTAGTAGCGGCAGATACCCAGTTAAATAAAGCTTTGATTGAAAGAATCTTTACAAGTCAACAAAAAATAATCCAAAATGCCTTAAAACACAATCAAGAAGTGATTATACCACCCGGAATCAAGTTCACCGTCGTTACAGTAAAAGCTAAACCTGCTCGCCAAGGCCATAATCCGGCAACAGGAGAGCCTATTCAAATTAAAGCTAAACCCGAACATAAAGCGGTAAAAATACGAGCATTGAAACCTGTACATGACATGTTAAATTAATTTATAATCCGTGTTCCTCATCTATGCCATCATCTTCTTCAATACATTTTTGCCAATCAAAACGGATTAAATCTAAGTCGTGAATATTAAAATACATACCATCATACATTTTAATATAGTCTAAATTTAAGTTTTTCTCAAAAACTTTTATCGTTTTTGAGAAAATGATCTTATCAATTATTTCCTTATTAAGATTTGCAGGAATAATACAAAACTTATTTTTAGGTACTTCATTTATGATATTAATAAATTGAGTAAAAATTATTTCTTGTTTTTCTTCTGTTTCATACAATCGTTGTAAATGTAAGGGTTTTTCATTTAATGGTTTGTTTGAAGATAAAAAGAATGTGTAATCCGGATTGAAAGTATTTTTGGTATCAATCATTATTCTGTCTGCTTGAGCATATGCCAAACCAGACCAAATATAACGGTCCACAATTACAATAAAATTTAGTTTAAGTAGTGCTGCAATTTCTGCCGTAAATTCACATCGATGTTTTGTGAATAATCCGTGCAATTCTTCTGATGGCATTTTTACGATTTTATTTAATACATCCAATATAAGCTTACCGGTGTCCGTGTTTGGACTGGGAAATGCATATATATCACATCATATCTCTTATTTTCCAATGCATTTTTTAGCTTTCTTGCTTGTGTGCTTTTCCCCACACCATTGATTCCTTCGATGGCAATAAGTACTCCACGCATGATTAATAAACGAGTAAAAAGAATTCATTTTTTAACATTTCTTATAAATACATATTGTACAACACTGCATCAGCCGCATAGCTTCGTTAAAAAATGTAGCGGATGCTTTTTATACAACCTATATTCATCTTTACAACATATATACTTGGCACAGAGCCATATCTGGCCCATATCTGGGCCATAATTAAGATAAAAATTATTTTAGACGCTGCTACAGCGAAATCAACATTATGTACTGCGGCATATTATGCCCATAAGTAATCTGCAATGTATGACGTCTTAATGCATAAAACATTTAAGTAAAACAAATTTGAATAAAAAAAATAATTGTTATAATGGCGTTGTTACACAAAGAAAAGCTTATAGAATGCATTGATAATGAGCTGCAAAACAGTGGAACGCTATTACTTCTAACAAAAAATATTGTTGTATCAGAAATTTCATACAATGGCAATGATTATAAATATTTTACCTTTAATGACAATCATGACCTGATAGGCCAAGAAAATCTTAAAGGAGCAACATCCAACAACATTGCTAAGATGGTTTATAATTGGATCGCGAAAAATCCTCAAACTAATAAGATTTGGGTTGGTGAACCGCGAATTCGCATTTATTTTAAAAACAATTTATATCATACTAATAATAACCATGTATGTATAAAAGATTTCTATAAGGTTTCAACCTCAGTTGGTCCTAATATCTTTAATGATCGTAGCATTTGGTGTACTAAATGCACATCCTTTTATCCATTCAGCAGCATTTTATCACCCAATTTATTCCAATAAATTAGATACATTTTACTACGATTAAGATAATGAATTGCATTATTATGATAAAAATTGCATTATTACGGCTGATTCATCATTTTATGATAAATTATCTATAGGATATCCTATAGATAATGAATTATTTTTTTATCTATATATCACATAAAGATCTGATATGGGCTAAAAGTATATTCAAACTATTTATCATATAGGTCTGTTAAAAACATACATAGGTTATTTATAAATTGAATAAAATTTTTTTAAATATCACCGGAACATTCAACATGGTGTTGATACAGTTTTTAACAGGTTTCTTCTATTTATATGGTAAGAGACTGTTCTCAATTAGCAAAGTTATGGACATGATATGTCTAGACTATTATACCATTCTTCCTGCTCCTCTGGCGATGATGTTAGCGGCGAGAGTAAAAAACTATGACCTCATAAAAAAACTGCACGAATGGGAAATCCCTGTTGACTATGCTTTACTTGTAGTAGATGATGTGCCGACTATCGACTACTGCTTAAGCCTTGGCGCCATCTCTCCGACTAGAGCACAAAAAAGACGACTGCTAAGGGACACCACATTCAACCCCATTTATAAGTATCTTATGAACTGCTCCGGCTTTCCAACAAAGAGAGAAAAAAACATTCCTTGTGATGTGCAATGCGAAAGACTGCAAAAAACCATCATAAAAGAACTGGTATTTAACTGCTCCGTACTGCTTGAAATGATACTGCTCTCAGAAAAAGAATATGCATACGCCCTACACTATGCAGCAAAATATAACCAATTGCCTATCCTGATGTATTGCTGGCAACAATCAACAAACGCGGAATCTGTTTTGTTAAAAACCTGCTGCTCTGATAAAAACATCAATTGTTTTAATCATTGTATCATATATGGCGGCGCGCAGAATCTGGATGCTGCAATGATAGAAGCGGCAAAACACGATGCCCGAATGCTAATCAACTACTGTGTCATGCTTGGTGGAAGATCCCTAAACGAAGCAAGAGAAACGGCCATTATATTTGGACACATTGAATGCGCACATCATTGCTCGAGATTGCAATCTTACGCCATGCGCGACTAAATCTTGAGGAGTATATATTTATATTATATTTTTTTGACAAAAAAATATAAGGTTTGTATACAAAGATCTATATATAGATTTGTATACAAAGATTTGTACACAAAAGGTTAATTAAACAATAATTGTTTGGACACAGAAAATCAATCTAGCGGGTAAATAAGCTTATTTTTTTTTGCATAATACAGAGAATTTAGATCATTAAGATCATCAAGAGATATTACTTACCATACTTGTTAAGTTTTTTTACACATAGAAAGTTTGGATTCTGTTCAGGAAGTTTTTCATAGACATTATCTTCACAGCTAGTGATAATAATTTTAGGTTTTTTCTTATGCCTGCGATGGAAAACATCCAGTTTGTAAAGAGGGAAATGCATGAAGAGGGGTTTTTGGTAGTCCTTGTTCAGAGATTTGACTAAATCTGCATGTCCTGTAAAAACTGCCCAATCCCAAGTATTAAATCCTTTAAGATAGTCTTTTCGGTTCGGATTTGCTCCATATTTTATGAGAGAAAGGACACTTAGAGTACGACCCCGCATTGCAGCCTTCATAATGGGCGTAATCCCATTAAAATTCCGAAAACAAACTTTGATGCCAATTTTTCCAAAATATTCCAGCACTTCCTCCAAAAGGAGATGATTCTTTTTTTCCGCCAAATAATGCCAAACAGAATTTCCATCTTTATCCCTTCTATAATAGCTTATTATTTCCCCGGGATAGGATTCTTGTTTAAAAAGAAATCTTAAAAAGTCTAAACGTCCATAAATGCATATCCACATAAATACCGTGATTTTACTTTGATCGCATCTATTGACAATCCATGGATCTGCTTTAAAAAATCTCTCAAATAGTGTAAGGTCTCCTTTTTTGATAAGATTTTTAATCCAGTTAATAAACAAGTGTTCTACCTCGGCTGAAAACAGGCCTACTGTATCCATTTTTAGGTAGTCCTCGTACTCTCACTTTATAAGGAGTATTTCTTTAATTTTTAACGTCCTTTTTTTTCGGACTTCTTTGGATAAGCCGTTTATTACCATCTTTAAATGCCTTATAACGAGGAGGAGCCAGGCCACTTTCCCATATGTGCGGTAATTCTTGGTGTTTATGCTTGCCTTTGGCATAACCAGGCCAGTATTTTTCGATGTATTCAGGGTTTGTTTTTACGTATTCTTTAAAGGTTTGATAGGCTTCTTGAATACAGGTGGGCTCTCCGGTATAATTTCCGTGTTCATCTTCCTTTAAAAAGCCGTTAACCCTATCTTTTCTCCACTTAAGATTGTGCTTTCCAAAAATACGATCAAGATCTTCCGCCTGCTGGGGTGGAATCATAAACCCTTTCTTAGGTCGAAGCTTTTTATTTTTTCCGTAGCTTCGGCCATCGCGTTGCGAAACAGTGGTTAGGACACCCGATAGTCTTTCCATGGGCGTCGCATCTAATCCTATCCATCCGCCCTGATGAATATCAATGGCAACAAGCTCTCCTTTATTTTGGGCAAGCCAGGTTTCCAAGAATGCCATGCTTTCTTCCCAGGGGTAAGGCCCGCCAACACCACGGGTTGTCCAATCTTGCAAGGATTCCAGGTCCGTCACCTGGTAAGGCTCTAAAGAAGATGGTTCATTGTTTTTGTACTGCAAATAGGATTTAATGACCCATTTATACCATGTGTCAAACCGCAGCGTGGCGCCTCCAAAGTGAAAGCCGTCGTTGATTTTAGGATATCTGCAGCATATTTCAACCGTACGTTTGAGTTCTGCAAAGGCGGCCTTCCAAGGAAGTCTTTCGCTGCGGGTAAGACGGTCTATTTTGCCCTGTGTGCCGTAGCGTATGGCATGACGTGCCAATTGCAACAATTCTGCCACTGATCCGTGGGCCCCGATCCAGTTTATCGGATAGGCAACCTCCGAAGGATTTAAAAGATGCTCGTAAAAGCGTGGATCTTCGGATGCCAAGGCGTCTGCAAAGGGGATAATACTGGAAAACTTGTCTAGACATACGTTTTCTGTGTTTACTTCTAAAGGTAGAAAAATGGTTGCGTGAGGCTTTTGAACCTGCTTGTTCAGCGGCCTGCATATGCTTTGTATAATGTCTCTAGGACTATGTCGCGGCGCTGCAAAAAATACTGCGTTTAGTTCTGGTACCTCTACGCCCTCTTGAAAGAGTCGACAGTTTAATAAAATAACGGGTTCCTTTGAGGAGCAAAATTCTGTAAATGTTTTGAGGATAACCTGTCGCGGCAGGGTTGAGTGAGCTATCAGGGCATAGACCCCTAGGTCCACCAGCTCCGCGTATAGCTCCTTGGCCTGTTTAATATCACGGGTGAATACCAGCATTTTAGGCGACCTTACATTGGTTTTTAAATAGGCTAAGGCCATTATAATTTGCTTTACGATTATCTGTTTCGTGGCCTCCTCTCTGTTACCGGGTTGGTGGGCCAATTTGGGCGCGGCCACCATCTGCAATTCAAAGTCATTTACATAGCCGGCCTCTATGCCTTCTCGGAGATAGTAGCGAAAGGCAACGCCGCCAAAAAGGTCACGATTTTTCATGGAAAGCGGGGTGTCATACCTGGGCGTTGCCGTTAAAAAAAGTCGGTGCCCTTTTTTAAAGTTTAGCAACACATGGGTGAAGGGCCGTGTCTCCCATTCGCCGCAAATCCGGTGACATTCATCGCTAATAATAAGATCGAAATCATCCACCAATAGCGTGGAGGATTGGTAGGTGGCAATAACAAGAAGAGAAGAGGCCTCCTGTATCCGTTTCACAATAATGACAGGGTTGGTAGTCATTTCTATAGTGTCGTGATTTAGCACAATGCGGGTCTGGTCGGACCCCACAAGCATAATGTTCTTCAAGGAAATTCCATACAGATAGAGTTTTTCCAGGGTCTGCCGTAGTAGGGATAGGCCCGGCACCAGGTACAAAATTTTTCCTTGAAGATAATTGGAGAGAATAAGATAGGCGACGCGGGTTTTGCCGCATCGGCAGGCCATCTGCAGAATAGCTCTTCCGCTTCGCTGCAGCTCCTGATAGCCCATATTGGCCGCCTCCCTCTGATAAAGTCGATCCTCAATGGTAGTCCGTGTCTCTCCTGTAGAAAAAAATAATACGTCATCTGCGAAATGATCTTCGTCTTCTACAGGGGTTATCACCAGGTGTCTTAGTTTCTCCTTGCTTATCAGCGGATCAGAGGGCGAAGATGGTTCAACCACTATCGTGGAATCATTCATCTCATAGGTGGGAGCATCACACAAAGTATAGCTTATGTCCAGACAGTTTGCGACATCCTCAGCCAATTGTTTTATTTTTTCAGGTAAAAGGCATAGGAGTTCTTTGTTTTTGACTCGAAAAAACTGTGCACAATATAACACCCCTGCTTCAATTTTTTGTGCATCCTTCTTTGTAGGCGTTTCTAATGTAAAACAATACCTCCATTCATCCGTAAAACAGGTTGTATAAGATCCATCATGAAACCTAGCGGCCAAGTTTCCTGTGTGCCCAACTTTATGCAAAGATTGAGTCTCCAGCCAGGGATGAACCGCTACGTAAAACCCTGCGCACATGCTAGATCAAATTGCAGTTTCTTAATAAATGTACACAGGATTTTAAAAACATGTGATTACAAAATTTAGATAAGAAATATTTAATATTAAAAATCACGGAATAAATGTCACTGTGTAGAGAGAAAGCCAAAAACTCCTCTTGACCGCCGTGGGAAATCATCCAGGGTAGTAGGTTGTGTTTCATGAAGTTGTATGCCGTAGTGATCACCGTGGACTCCAGATGGTTATTGGCATCTTTGCAGTACTTTGCCATCCTGGCAGAAAAGACGATAAATCCACAAATTCTACCCCAGTTGATAAGATCCTTAAACAACTCAGTCACAACCTCAGTAAACTGGGTTTTAATTTCTTGGGCACTCGTAAGAGAAAAGGTAATTGTAACCTGCTTGTTCAAACAATCATCATAATAGGTTAAAATTTTTTTTATTTGTTGCTGGTACGGGCTAAGTTCATGCTCTGAAATATCATTCATGTAATATTTAACGTATCCCACGAGTATTTCATTAATGATATTATGATATATGAGCTCTTCTCCCTCCATAGCGGCACCCTATATTTTTTTATTTAGGTTTCAATGTTGGCACAATTGTGGCACAAATATGTGATATACAACAAATGTGTAATATACAACAAATGTGTGATATACAACAAATGTTAGGCCACGTATAGTAACCTATATGTTAAAAAATATTTTTATACCCAACATTGGTTTCCTTGGCTGTAATCAGCAGCTGTAAATCAGCAGCTGTGTGCCAACAAAATTATTTAAAGATTTGAAATCATATGTGTATAACTATAACAATGGAAGCAATTCTTACCAAACTTGACCAGGATGAAAAAAAGGCTCTTCAAGCCTTTTATCAATGTGCGTGGGAAGAAACTAAAAGTATTATAGACGATTTTCTTGAAGCCCCTGAGACTCGTTGCGCCTATAAATTCAACTCATGCACAAGAAAAATGGAGCTTTTGTTTACTCCCGAATTCCACACCGCCTGGCCGGAAGTCCCTGAGTGTAAAGAGTTCATATTAAACTATTTGAGACTCGTGTCGGGACATCGAGTGGTATTAAAAGGCTCTAAATTTCTTTTTACAAAAGAGACTAAGAACCTGGGTATTCCTAGTACCATCAATGTTGACTTTCAGGCCAACATTGAGAATATGGATGACCTACAGAAGGGAAATCTTATTGGCAAAATGAATATTAAAGAAAGTTAAATGAAATAAATTTTAAATATAACGAGTGGCATCAAAAATTAAGTAAAATCAAGTAAAATCAAAAATCAAGTAAAATTAAAAACTATGTGGACGATGCCTTTGTCTCAATAGTCTCAAGATCATTCAATAATTCATGTAACGTAAAAAAGTTGGTCCATTTTTTTGAAAACATTAAAAGACGTTCGTCTTCATAAATAAAAAAGTCATTCGAAGGAAAAATGATATACTCAATACCATAATCTTGCAATATTTTTTTTAAGTCTCTTAGAGTCCAGGGATGTACTAGGCTTCTACGCGAAGTGAGCATCATAAAAATATCTAATATTTTTTGCGCCATGAGCCAACGCGGATTCTCATTGGCCCACAAATCAATAATAATTCTCTTGTCAACCGTGAGCATTCCTACTTGATTTGAGGAAATGATTAGATGCCCAGCGGTCCACCCCATTAGGAGATAACGCAGCGTTGTAGAAATGTCACATATAGAAGGCATCCCTCCGCAACACGAACCCAAATTAGGATGCGTGTGAAACACGAACATAGCAGGCTTGTTGGCCACCCTGCTATAAATCTCAGCAGGTATCATAGCCTCACTGCCAAAGTAAATGTTCTCTCCTGCCTTATAGGGGCTTGGAATGATTTCCACTATCTCGGGTACGCCGTTTATCATATTAATGCGGCCGCACCATTCACGATCATCCTTCAAAAATTTTTTGAGGGCACCCCGGACGTTGTCCCAATTAAGCAACAGAGTATTTACAATCTCATTCCGCTCCGTCCAGTACTCCCTGAAACTTCTTTTAGACTTGCTAAGCTGTTCCCAGGATTCAAACTCGGTCCAATGTTTTTTTTCTTTTGGGGAAGACTTACCTTTTGAAACATTTTTTGCGGCTCCACCATCTACACTATCCTTTTCCAAAATAATCTCCTTCATATTTTGAGTTATATGGGCATTACTAAGCACTTTAGTGGTAATCTGTTTACCTATATGATTCAGCAGAAAACCAAGTTTATCCATTTGTGTCTCAACCATTTATTCTTAACAAAACAAAAAAAATTAAAAATCATCGTCGTTTAAAAAGAGTTTGAAGGCAAACGCATCATCCTTAACACAGTTCTGATACTGCGTAGGTCTTAACTCGAAAAAGTTGGTTTTTTCTACTTCATTAAGAAAGAATTTAGTCATCTGAGGAAAAGGGTTTTCCACCTTATAAATACTTTTGCACTGCAACATGAAGCACAGATTATCTGTAAAGTAGCGTATATATTGAAATAGCATTTCTTTTGAAAAACCGGGAACTCTTCCCCTTGCCTTGTCAAAGGCATAGCTAATGAACTCATCCACCAGTTCCACGGCCTCCTTCAGAATTTTGTGAATGACCTTTTCTTCGGGAATGTTATACACATAATTTGAGACAAGAAAACACGCAAAGCTACAGTGTACTCCCTCATCGCGTGAGATAAACTCATTATAGCTTACAAGCCCCGGCATAATATTTTGTTCCTTAAGAAACTGGATCGCCACAAAGTGGTTTTGAAATAAAATGCCCTCCACGGCGGCGAAGCCCACAAGTCGCTCGCCCAGACTGTTTTTAGCGGGGTCCATCCACTGTCGCACCCACTGAGCTATTTTTTTTATGATAGGATGTTTTTCAATACCGCTGAAGATGCGCTGTTGTTCCTTTTCATCTGGGATCAGCGTTTTTATCTGTATTGAGTAGGCCTCGCTATGAACGCACTCTTGGGCAGCCTGCATTGTATAAAAGTATAGCACTTCCTTTACTTTAATTTCGCGCATAAAGTTGGTTAAAAGGTTTTCGATAACAATTTCGTCGGCAACGACAAAGAAGGCTAAAATTTGTTTATAAAATTCGCGCTGCGGCTTTGGCATGGCCTCCCAGTCATCCATGTCCTTACACATGTCCACCTCCTGCGCCGTCCACGTCAAACTTTCTAATTTTTTGTACCAGTTCCAACATTCTGGGTGCTGAATAGGAAAAATAGTGAAACGTTGGGAATTTTCAATTAGTAATTCCTCCATATTTGAAATAAATATTAATATCTTCAAATTTATTGGCTGCGATGGAGAAGAAGCTTTCTATTGTTGAGACGTTGGCATCTGCTATGTACGGAAAGGCGTTAAATGTTGATTTAGATAGGATATTACAGGCGCAGAATAAATATACTCTTCAAGAGCTTATTTCCTACTGCAGCGCTCTAACCATATTACATTATGACTATTCAACCCTTGCAGCGCGACTTTCGGTGTACCTACTGCATCAGTCAACGGCCTCCTCCTTCTCAGAGGCGGTAAGCCTGCAGGCCGCACAATCCTGCTCACGCCTGTCTCCCCAGTTTGTAGACGTCGTCTACAAGTATAAAGCCATTTTTGACAGCTACATTGACTATAGCAGAGATTACAAGCTAACCCTCCTGGGAATAGAAACCATGAAAAATTCTTACTTGTTAAAAAATAAAGATGGCGTCATCATGGAACGCCCGCAGGACGCTTATATGCGCGTCGCCATTATGATTCATGGGATGGGAAGAGTGGTCAATATGAAGATGATTCTGCTGACCTATGACCTGCTTTCCCGGCACGTCATCACACATGCATCGCCCACCATGTTCAATGCGGGCACCAAAAAGCCGCAGCTTTCCAGCTGCTTCCTGCTAAATGTAAACGATAATTTAGAAAATTTATACGATATGGTAAAAACGGCCGGCATCATTTCAGGCGGCGGCGGCGGAATAGGGCTGTGCTTGTCAGGAATACGGGCAAAAAATAGCTTTATCTCCGGTAGCGGTCTTAGAAGTAACGGCATACAAAATTATATTGTTTTACAGAATGCTTCACAATGCTACGCCAACCAGGGGGGCCTACGCCCCGGAGCCTACGCAGTCTACCTAGAGCTGTGGCACCAAGACATCTTTACATTTTTACAAATGCCCCGCCTAAAAGGACAAATGGCTGAACAGAGGCTTAATGCCCCCAATCTCAAGTACGGCCTATGGGTTCCCGACCTATTTATGGAAATACTCGAAGACCAAATACACGACAGAGGCGACGGCACATGGTACCTCTTTTCGCCGGATCAGGCCCCTAATCTACATAAAGTCTTTGATTTGGAACGATCGCGCTACAAAAATGCACATCGCGAATTTAGAAAGCTTTATTATCAGTATGTTGCCGAAAAGAGGTATACCGGCGTCACAACGGCCAAAGAGATTATCAAAGAGTGGTTCAAAACACTCGTTCAGGTGGGGAATCCCTATATCGGGTTTAAGGATGCGATCAATCGTAAAAGCAACCTTTCACACGTGGGCACCATCACTAACTCTAACCTCTGTATTGAGATCACAATTCCCTGCTGGGAGGGCAGTGAGGCCGAGCAGGGGGTTTGCAACCTTGCCGCGGTAAATCTGGCCGCCTTTATACGTGAAAACAGCTATGATTATCGCGGGCTCATAGAGGCAGCAGGCAACGTCACAGAAAATTTAGATAATATTATAGATAACGGCTACTACCCCACGGAGGCCACCCGTAGAAGCAATATGCGGCACCGACCCATTGGCATCGGGGTCTTTGGCCTGGCCGACGTGTTTGCGTCTTTTAAAATGAAATTTGGTTCACCCGAGGCCATTGCCATGGATGAGGCCATCCATGCAGCCCTATACTACGGCGCCATGCGACGATCCGTTGAACTTGCAAAAGAAAAAGGAAGTCACCCCAGTTTTCCGGGGTCTGCGGCCTCAAAAGGCCTGTTGCAACCCGACCTATGGGTTCGCTGCGATGATTTAGTTTTCTCCTGGGAAGAACGCGTGGCACAGACAACGCAGGGTGTGTTGACGCCAAAAAAGTGGTGGCAGCTACGGCTGGCGGCGATGCAGGGAGTTCGAAATGGATATCTCACGGCCCTTATGCCCACCGCAACCTCCTCAAATTCTACCGGCAAAAACGAATGCTTTGAGCCCTTTACATCCAATTTATATACACGTAGAACATTAAGCGGGGAATTTATTGTTTTAAATAAGTATTTAATAGACGATTTAAAAGAAATGAATCTTTGGACAGAGGCCATTCAACAGCAGCTACTAAATGCGGGGGGTAGCATTCAGCACATTCTGGATATACCGGCCGAGATCCGTGAACGATATAAAACCTCTAGAGAAATGAACCAGAAAATTTTAACAAAACACGCGGCTGCACGCAACCCCTTCGTGTCCCAAAGCATGTCTCTGAACTACTACTTCTATGAACCTGAATTAAGCCAAGTACTTACAGTGCTCGTCCTAGGCTGGAAAAAGGGTCTAACCACCGGCTCCTATTACTGCCACTTTAGCCCCGGAGCAGGTACCCAAAAAAAGATTATAAGAAACTCTGAGAAAGCGTGTAGTGCGGACTGCGAGGCGTGTCTTCTGTAGGAGTCTCGCGGTAAAAAAGCAGCGGGGACCATATGGCAAACCCCAGCAAGAGGATAATGAATAAAAAAAGTAAACAGGCATCCATTAGTTCCATATTAAATTTTTTTTTCTTCTATATAATGGAATATTTTGTTGCGGTAGACAATGAAACCCCCTTGGGGGTTTTTACTTCCATGGAGCAATGCGAGGAAACGATGAAACAATACCCCGGCCTCCATTACGTCGTTTTTAAGTATACGTGTCCGGCGGACGCAGAAAATACAGATGTTGTATATTTAATACCCTCGTTAACCTTGCACACCCCCATGTTTGTAGACCACTGCCCGAACCGTACTAAACAAGCACGACATGTATTGAAAAAAATAAACTTAGTGTTCGAAGAAGAATCTATTGAAACTTGGAAGGTTTCAGTAAATACTGTGTTCCCTCACGTTCACAATAGATTATCTGCGCCGAAACTTTCCATCGACGAGGCCAATGAAGCCGTAGAAAAGTTTTTGATACAGGCAGGGCGACTCATGTCTCTATAAAAGTCTCCTTTTTTATCGAAGAAGTCTCTTCCTTTATCGGAAAAGTCTCTTCCTTTATTGAGGAAGTCTCTGTTATGGGTAAGAGGTTTGAAACAACGCAGGGGCTCTGCTTAATCTGCTGTCTCACAAAGGGAATCAAACTACCCGCCTTCGTATTTTTAATGTAGTAATTACCCTTGTTGTGGTGAATTTTAAGACCATAGCGTATTCCCAACACTTTATTAATGAATTTTAAAATTGTTTGGGGATCCATTTTATTAGGCTTTTTAAGCTTAAACTCAAAGCTAACTGCGCTTAAATCATACTGAACAAATTCATTAACGAGTTTCGTCATCAATTGCTCATTGGTCAATATATTAGGGTCCTGGACGCATTTAAAGCCGCACTTAGTTAACAGCATAATAGCATACATATGGGATTGAAAGCTATAATTAAATTGCAGATCATGATGCTCTGCATGTTGCATGGCCCATTGGTGGAAGTTTAATTCCTGAGTTTGTAACATAGTAAGCGATTCGTGTATTGTTTTTCCGCGGCTTATTTGAACACGACCCGTGTAGTTCTGTTTTGTCATAAAACTATTATATTGTTCAACAAATTTGGGGGTAATTTTATTACCGTGCCATGCATAAAATTCGAGTAGTTTATACTTTTCATACGCGAACATGTCTTGCTGGTCTACTGTGATGCCTTCCTTTAAGTTTTGTTTAATTTGCAAAGCTTTATTGGCATCAATAGTTTCAGCCGAGGCAATGTTGACATAATCCTGGTGCTTAATTTCCATTTTAATACTTGTATACTGTTTGACCGTCTCCAGTTTTTCACCCGTCAATATAAACACCTTAGCGCCGGTGTCAGCGACTTGGTTAATAAATCGTGTTATAAAGTGATTTTTTGATAAATGCTGTATCCGCATTGTTTCAAGCCATAAATGGTAGTACGGAGTTTTATAATATATCGGCCTACCTGTTTCCTTACTATACGTGAAGGAAAGCTGGTGATTATTTATCGTCTGAAAGAGGGTGTCACGTTTTTGTAATGTGAACGTTTCAATGTCTTCAATTGTTTCCGGAAAGTAATTTTGTTTTCCCTGTAAACAGATTTTATAACATTTACTCTTTAATTCACGCACGCGGCCCAACATTTGACAACATGTTTCTACGTCACACGACATATTGTTAAAAAAGCCGTATAAAACATCAAACCTCTTATCTTCATACGAAACACCCGCTGAAATCGTGGGCGTATAGATAAGGATATCAATGAGTCCCCAATAATAGGATACGTTATTAAAATGGGATTCCCGTTCATGAGCACTGCTTTTAGAACTATAAAACCCGATCTTTTTTTCCGGGAACTTTTTCTGAATAAACGATTGTAACAGACGGGCCTCCATTAATGAATTTGTAGGAATAACAATTTTTTTGTCTTCTAGCAAATCCTTTAAAAGATTATTTAACCAAATTTCTCGTGAAGAGGTGAAATAATACATGTCATTCTGGGCCTTTTGGTACTGATTCCAATGAAAGAAGATAGGTACATCCCCACGAAAACGTTGTAGAATATTATACGTTCGATTTCCTAGGTTTGCATCCAAGCATATAACATAATTTGCCGTTTCAAGCATCCACATGAAAATAGCAAAAGAGGGAGCAAAGTATTTGTGCAGGCCGCTATTAAATTGATTAAAGATCGATTCTACCTCATCCAAAATAAGCAGGTCCACGGGCTCAGCTGTGGAGGTTAGGCGGAAAAGTGATTCTACTTGAATGATGACTCTTTCGTAGCTGTCCAAGTCTCCAGTTACTTCGCTGTACAATGTGAAATTTGGCAGCCGGGTTTGTATATTTTTGGAGAAGATTTGTCGAAACGTCACAAACCGTATGGTTTGCTGTTTTGAAATAGAATCATTACCATAGTATTTTTGCAAATAGTTGCGCAGTTGGATGGTTTTGCCTATTTTCATTTGAGCCTTTACAACAAGCGTGGGGACCCGTTCATACTCTCGCATACTACTTTCATCATAGATGTGTTTTTGAGTATCAGGCAGTTCTTCAAAGAGAATGGACTCATGGACCTCTATGCTCTTTGTCATCACTTGCTCCACATAGGTTTCCACAAAATTGGTTGTACCGGAAAGGCTGCCCATGAGAAGGCTATGTTTATTGTCATGGCGACAATGTTGATACACTTTATTTCCCGCGACTCTTAAAATTAGGGTATTGTCCTTATCGTGCATACGCTTACAAATTTCACAGTAACTTGGACTTGTACGTTTAAACAATACTAAATTTTTATGGACACGGAGAAAACAATGATTTTTACATAACACTCCTGCGAATTTTAACACTTCTTCAAGTTCATTTTGTTGGATGGAATCACAGGAATTCGTCGTTTCTTTTACATGTGTGAGGATACAAGGTAAACACGTCGTTTCAAAGGGGGTTGTTATGAGAGTATCGCTCTTTTTCGTGGTCATACTGGTCTCAAACACATCTGCAAGCTCTTCGTTAAACATTTTAACACGCATGCTACCTTTTTTATGAGATCCTATGATGCGAAAATTCTGAATGCTTTTGTTGACCTGGGGGTCAACAAAGGGATAAACGTGTTTGGGAAGATTTTCTAACACTTTGGACGTAAAGGCTTTGGCCTCATTGTTGTTTAATACTGAGTACGTATAAAGTATGATATGAAAGGAGTATTTGAGTTCTCGTTTTTTATTTAACCCAACAGAATCTGTTAGTAAAATTTGTTCACGCGTTAGGTTAATGTTATAAGGTAAAGAATACGTCTCGTAAAATACATCCATGATGACGTTAATGATGATGTCAAGTATGTTGTAGACATTATCATCATCATCTTCTTCAGAATATGACTTATTTACCGGGAAGTCGATGTCGAATTTTAAGCGCTGAGGCAAAAATCCAAACACCACTTCATGAAAACACTTCTGCTCAAAGGGCTGAGCCGCCTCCCACTCCCAAAAATCATCACGGCTTGAAAAAACTCTAAAAAGATTGTTATATTCATCTCGCACCACAAAGTGATTTTTCAAAGTTTTGAGAGAATATTTATCTTCTACGGCTTCTCCTTGGGAGTTACAGCGAAGAAACTTAAAAGTTTCTTGCATTTTAATTATTACAGATTAAATCAATTATGATGCGGCGGACCGCCGCCATAGGCGGCTTCATATAAAAATGAATTCTTTTAATTAGAGTTAGGTATTGTTGATTATATAATCAATCATGGTTGAGCCACGCGAACAGTTTTTTCAAGATCTGCTTTCAGCAGTGGATAAACAAATGGACACTGTAAAAAATGATATAATAGACGTCATGAAAGAAAAAACATCTTTTCTTGTATCATTCGAAAACTTTATGGAACGGTACGATACCATGGAAAAAAATATTCAAGACCTTCAGAATAAGTACGAAGAAATGGCGAACAATCTTGTTGCCGTTATGGCAGATACGAAAATTCAGCTTGGAGCCATTATTGCTCAACTTGAGATTATAATGGTAAACGGCACTCCACTTCCGGCAAAAAAGACAACGATGAAGGATACCACATCCTTACCATCATCAAACCCTAATAATGAACAATCGGTGTTTACCAATGGTTCTCCTACTTCAGGCAAAACAAGTGAAACAGCCAAAAAAAATCCTACGAATGCGATGTTCTTCACGCGTAGCGAATGGGCATCCTCTGAAGCATTTCGACAAAAGTTTTTAACACCAGAAATTCAAGCCATATTGGATGAGCAGTTTGCAAATAAGACCGGTATCGAAAGATTGCATGCTGAGGGCCTTTACATGTGGAGAACCCAGTTTTCCGACGAACAGAAGAAAATGGTCAAAGAGATGATGAAGAAGTAATATTTTTATTAAAAATCTTTTTACCAAATAATAAAAAATATTTTTTACTTTTTTTTCTTCATAATATACATAGAATGCCTACAAAAGCTGGCACAAAAAGTACCGCAAATAAAAAAACGACCAAGGGGCCCTCCAAATCTGGTTCTGCCAAAGGCCACACCGGCAAAACCTATGCTACGGCCCTGCATCAAGGGATGCTCTATAAAGATATGGTAAACATTGCCAAATCTAAGGGCATTCCGATTTACCAGAATGGATCACGTCTTACTAAAAGTGAATTGGAGAAAAAAATTAAACGGTCAAAATGAGTCTAATCAGAAAGCTTAAGCCTGGAACAATTAGCCTTGTGCTGGGACCTATGTTTGCTGGCAAAACGACGTTTCTTATTCATTGCATTAACATGCTCGAACGTTTAGAAAAAAAAGTAGTCTTCATAAAATCTACAAAAAACACCCGAGACAAAACGATTCAAACACACTCCGGTATACAGCTACGACCCAATCAATGTAAAATTATAGAAAGCACACAGCTATCTGATGTGGGATCTCTAACCGATACCCATGCAGTTGTGATAGATGAAGCGCATTTTTTTGACGATTTAATAAGATGCCGCACCTGGGCAGATGAAAAAAAAATTATTATTCTTGCGGGACTCAATGCTTCCTTCGAGCAGAAAATGTTTCAGCCCATCGTTCGTATTTTTCCTTACTGCAACTGGGTTAAGTATATTGGTCGCACCTGTATGAAATGTAACCGACATAATGCATGCTTTAATGTGCGTAAGAACGCGGACAAGTCGCTTATCCTTGCGGGAGGGAGTGAACTATACGTAACATGCTGTAATAACTGTCTAAAAAAATAAATTTATTAAATGGTTGCGACCTATTAAATAATAAATATATTATACTATAATGGATCATTATCTTAAAAAATTACAGGATATTTATAAGAAGCTTGAGGGTCACCCCTTTCTTTTTAGTCCGTCGAAAACCAATGAAAAAGAGTTTATTACTCTGCTAAACCAAGCCTTGGCCTCGACGCAGCTTTACCGCAGCATACAACAGCTGTTTTTAACGATGTATAAGCTAGATCCCATTGGGTTTGTTAACTATATTAAAGCGAGTAAACAAGAGTATTTATGTCTGTTGATTAATCCTAAACTAGTCACTAAGTTTTTAAAAATAACGAGCTTTAAAATTTACATTAATTTCAGGCTAAAAACTTTCTATATAAGTCCTAATAAGTATAATAATTTTTACATCGCTCCCTCTGAAGAAAAGGCCAATCATCTCCTAAAAGAAGAAAAAACCTGGGCAAAGATTGTTGAAGAAGGAGGAGAAGAATCCTAAGACAACTTACATTTTTTTTTGCTATTTTTATAGGAATATGTATACGCATGTTGATGTTGTGGGGATAGCGGAAGCCTCGGCGGCCCTTTACGTGCAAAAAGATAGGGATCGCTACTTGGACGTGCTAACTGCCATCGAAAACTTTATTTACCAACACAAATGCATCATAACAGGGGAAAGCGCCCACCTCCTCTTTTTGAAAAAAAGTATTTATCTTTACGAATGTTACTCCAACAATGTGGCGGAGCATAGTAAGGCTTTGGCGACCCTGCTTTATAAACTTGATCCGGAATACCTCACTCGTTACACAGTACTCATTACCAAGGTCCCCAACCAATCGTATGTTATTAACGTAGATCAGCGAGAATTTGTGCGCCTATATGCCATTCCAGCAGTTAAAGAACACTTACCAATTCCCATTTTACCCTTCCATTGCACCAGCGCTCTCACTCAGCAAGAACTGTTTTGTTTAGGACCCGAACTACAGTTAATACAAATATATTCCAAGCTCTGTAACCCCAACTTTGTCGAGGAATGGCCTACGTTGCTCGACTACGAAAAAAACATGCGGACGCTATTTTTAGAACAGTTTTCGCAAAGATTGGAAAAGACGGGCGGGGAGGAGGATGAAAAACACAAAAATATTATTAAAAAAATAATTCTAGAAATGGTTTCTACTCGTCAGCGAATCGTTGTTGGGGGTTACATACAAAAAAACCTGTACAACCACGTCGTCAAAAATAGAAATCGTTTACAGCTTATTACGAGTTTAAATATTTATGAAGAAAAAGAGATCATCCAGCAATTTTGTGATTCAAATGGACTGAAGATCAAAATACGTATCAACAATCCGCTCTTGCCTACAAATCCAGAATTACGGCGCTTAACTATTTATTTTAATAATGATGACCAGTCATATCTAATTGTAGATATGTACAACACGGGAAGCTACGAACTGGTGCCCACCAATCAGGTAAATACACTTGATGGCAGCTTTTTAATAGGAACACCTTTCGTGCAGGCGCGGTTTTTGTTGGTAGAGATCTGGGTGCTTATGCTTATTGCGCAGCAAACTAAAAAGGACACCAAAAAAATAATCCATTTTTTTATAAACCAATACGAAACGCTTATGAATGGTCCTTGGCCTAGCATGGAGGCCCTTTTTCCCTCGAGCAGTAACAGATATTTAGGCAACTATGTAGACCCTAATGCGCTCATAAAGTGGGCTCAACTAAAATTAAAAAGAATTCCGCTTTTTTACCCCGGAAGGCCGGATGAAGAAGAAGAGTAATGTATATATATTTAAATATATATATTAAGCCGGCTGAAATACTCTTGGTGAAAGTACGGATGTAATATTAACGTTGGCCGCTCGCATTTCGTGTTGAAATACGATGGAGGAACGACGGCTATCCACCATGCTGATATCGGCCTGGACATCGCAGTTCATGCACTTGTAGATGGGATGACTCGCGTTATAGATGGCAGGCTCGCCACAGTTTCTACAGATGTAGGAGATGCAGCCATCCGAGTCATCGTGCGATTTTTCTATGATGGTTTGCATGGCGCCCTGCGCCGTAAGCACCCAATGCTCCATCTCTCCCAGGCGAAGACCTCCGTGCGATCGTTTGCCGTCCAACGGCTGGCCTGTGAGGGCATCCGTGGGCCCATAGCTTGCAACGGCGTACCGATCATCCAGCACAAATTTTTGCAGGCGCTGGTGGTAGGTTGGTCCTATGAAGATGGCCGCGTCAAAGTACTCACCGGTCTGGCCGTTGAACATTTTTTGGCATCCATTGAAGCGTAAACCTTCTTGCGCCAGTCTTTCTGAAAGAAGCTGCACATTAATGGGCAGAAATGCGGTGCCGTCTGTTACTACTCCCTGTAGAGCATTTGCTAGACCAACCGTCGTTTCTATCATTTGACCATTGGTCATTCGGGAGGGATGTGAATGTGGGTTTACAATGAGGTCGGGCTGCAGTCCGTCCTCTGTGAAAGGCATATCTGAGGTGGGCAAGGCCAGCGCCGCAATGCCCTTGTTCCCGCTGCGAGAACTCATCTTGTCACCAATATTGAGATTTCTTTCATAGCGCAGACGCATGAGGCCGAAGATCTCGTCATTGGGTCCATGGGGACGCATCACAGCATCTACGACGGCCGGCTCATCGAAGCCGTACATGACAGACCGATCGATGTATTTGTTGAGTTCGTCTTTTTCGCCCCGTATTTTGGCCACTTTTCCTATGATGATGTCGCCTTTTTTGACCACCGTTCCTACGGGCACGAATCCATCTACAAGCTTTTCATAATTGGCACCGGGCTTAAGATTTTTGGTGATTAAGGGATCGGGCTTTCCAAACGACTCTATGTCGCTTTCTAATTCTACTTTTTCTTCTCGGTAGAAGGTGCCGGCAAAGCCGCCCCTGTCAATAAAGGACTGTGACACGATCACAGAGTCCTCCTGATTGTAACCGCCGTAGATCATATAGGCCACAATGGTATTTAGCCCGTTAGGAATGACATAGTTATGTGCTATGGTCTTTACAAGCGGCATTTCATTGTAAAACTGGAAGAAGCGGTTCATATCTACACGATATGGCCAACTAAAGCAATACCAGCCCCCGGTTTGTCGGCCTTGGTTTGTTTCATAGGTAACACGCGCAGGTTGGGTGCAGTTTGCGTAGGGAGAGACGAGGGCGGCAAGGCCCAAAATGGCTTGAGGTACGTCTACGTGCGTGAAGCGACGCGTCACATCGTGTTTGTGCTTGCGCAGTTCAGTAATGGAGAAGGCGACAAGACAATTTTCTGCCTCCTCAGGGGTAATGAACTCACAGATGCCCTGCGCTACGAGATCTTCAAGTGTAAGCGTTCCGGCTAAAATAGCTTTTGCCATTTGAGACGTAAATCGCGTATTTTGAACGAAAGATATTTTATGTTTTTCCCAGTCTTTATCGCCTTTTTTTCTGGCCTCTGCAGCCTTGTAGCAAGCCTCATTATATTTTTCAATGTTATTATCTACAATGAGCAGAGGGCGGGTCAGCCTGCCGACGTCCAACCAGAATTCTACTTCATCTACCATGCTATCCCAGTAGATGGTGGTATGGGGATGTACGATCTTGCCTTCACGGCGAAACATTCTATACCGCTGAGCAAGCTCAAAGGCGTTGGTACAGCAGCCGATCCACTCTCCGTTGATAAATACGCGTGCTAGACCCTTTCGTACAATGTCCTTGTTAGAAACATCGGCTAACTGTTGAATGGCCGGATCTGATAGGAGGCGTTGTTTTAACGAAAGTACTTCCCCGGCAGTGCAGACATTGGCGGTGATGGCTAATTGTTTGGACATGCCTACTTTTTCGCCAGTATCGGCTGACTGGGCTACGCAGATGTATCCTGGGTAGGATGCATGCACGCGACGCATCATGTCAGCTCTTTCCGTTTGTTTGGATGCGTTGGTGGTGCTATGGGTATTTACCGTACGCAACGCTGAAATAGTATTTAACAAATTTTTTCTTTCCAAGCTTTGGGTAGATACTCTGTTTACAATAGGGCGCTGCCGCACCATGATGGTTTTATTTCCTGAAATGATAGACTGTTCCATACTGCGGTTGAGATCGGAGGCGGTGTTTTTTGATAAAGCGGCAGAAAACGCCTCGATAATGTTTCGCTGGGTCAGCTCCTCAAAGGCTGTTTGTTTAAGAAGTTCTTTGAACCCATTGATGATGGGTGCTATAACGGATGTGTTAAAGATAGCTTTAAAAGCTTTGGCAAGCGAAACCCCTGAGCCGTGCACCCGCTTGGTGCGGTAGCTATCGCGGTCCGTGGGCGGAAATACGTTCATAATGACAAGAAGTATTTTATGAATAAGCAGGCCTAAAAAGCGCAGCTTTCGTACACGTGTATCTGCGGTTTGGCCCATGTGTGGCAGCAATATTTTGTCTAAAATAGTAAGCTGTCTTTCATTCAAGTATTGTACCGCGTTTTCATCGCTTTTGTAAGCAGACGGGTTGGAGACAAATTTAGAAACCTTCTCGGATAAAAACTGGATAATTTTTTCCCGGTTCAGCTCGTGTTGGACCGGCTGAAATATAGGGTCTGAAACATGAATGGATTTTTCCAAGATTTCTACCATGAAGGTATTTACAGGGGAGTTGGATTCTAGATCGAATACCACTTGCTCAATGATGCTGTCATCGCCTGTCATCCCAAACATGCGAAAGATGAGGTACCAGGGTATGCGAAGCTTTGAGAACTTGGTGCTATTGATTTCAATGGTAATAGCGCCGGTAGTCATGTAGCGTATAATGATTTGAGAGCTATTTTCAAAGGCACCTCCTGGTTGCGAGATAAACTCGCCGCGAATGATTTCATTGTTTCCTTGCTGCATGGTATGGTAATGGATGTGAAGCGTGTTAAAGCGGATGTTTTCCAAAAGGTCCACGACCCATTCCCCCCCTCGGGCTATAAAGTAACCGCCGGGTTCATTAGGGTCTTCTCCTATTTCTTTTTTTGCAGTTTTGGATAGGTCATGCGTGTGGCAGCGATTACTGCCCCGCATGATGGGAAATGTAGATACCTGAAAAGGAGGAATGCTTGCTCGTTTCACCTCCTGCCGGCCATTGCTATAATGCGCCGTTAAAATAACCTCGGCGGCCAGTTTAACAGGGCCTGAATAGGAAAGACCACACAGGCGTGCCTTATTGGGCAGTAAATTTATCTTGTTTCCCTGTGAATAGTTTCGGTGTTGCGGGCGTTCAATGTTCACATCGGTAAAGTTAAATTGGATCTGAACAGATTCCCGAAGCTTATCTATTTCAGTATGGTCGCGTTGGTCCTTATAGGTAATATCTACGTTGAACATTTGTTTTACAATTTGCGGAATTCCATTGTCCATAAGATCATCGAAGCTTTTGATGTTATATCCTATCAACCCAGTAGAGTTTACTGCGGCGGAGATAAAGCTCAGCATATCAGCCTCTGTAAGCTCCTCATTATCCACGGTTTCAATGGGGCCGTAGGTTATTTGCGGCCGCAAGGGTTCCATGATTATGAAGTACTACATTAATATTCAGTTATTCTTTAAAATAAATCTTTATTTATAAATCTTATTTATAATATAAGAATGCCTTATTCAAGAGACATTACAAAGTTTATCACGGCAACGGAACCAGAGGTGGGTCTTCCCCTGTTGGCGCTGCAGCGCTCCAAGTCCATCATAGGGGTTATCCTTCTTGTAATAAGTTTGTTATTAATTTTCATTGGCATTATTATACTATCGGTGAGTAGTAGTCATACCACCGCAGGTTCTATATTGGTTGTACTGAGCCTTATCCTAGGTGGCGGTGGTTTTTTTCTTATTTATAAAGATAATTCTTAACCCACATAAAATTTGAAAAAGTATAGAGTAAGAAAATGTCCAATTACTATTATTACTATGGCGGGGGAAGATATGACTGGTTAAAAACGGTAGAACCCACTAATTTTTTAAAAATCGGGTTGCCTTACCAGGCACACCCATTACACCTCCAACATCAGGGAACGACCCCCCCAGCTATCCTAGAAAAATTTAAACGAGTAGATATTCTCCTTAATGAGGTTAAATCCGAAATGGACCCCCTCATGTTACAACCAGAGACCGAAAAAAAATTATATCAGATATTGGGCAGCATCGATATGTTCAAAGGACTGCGAAAAAAAGTGGAATTTACATACAATGCTCAAATTGTTACGAATGCTTGGCTTAAAATGTATGAGCTGCTAAATACCATGAATTTTAATAATACATCTCAGGCATTTTGCAATTGTGAGCTTCCAGGAGGGTTTATAAGCGCAATTAACCATTTTAATCATACAATGATGCATTACCCTACCTTTAACTGGGTAGCCTCCTCCCTTTACCCCAGTTCAGAAACAGATGCCTTGGAAGACCACTATGGTCTTTATCAGTGCAATCCGGATAACTGGCTCATGCAGTCTCCTTTACTGAAAAAAAATATGGATTATAATAACGGGGACGTGACTATAGCTAGCAATGTAAAAAATCTGGCGCTTAAAGCCACACAGAAGCTGACTCCCATCCATCTATATACGGCTGATGGAGGTATTAATGTAGGACATGACTATAATAAACAAGAAGAGTTAAATCTTAAGCTTCACTTCGGTCAAGCTCTTACGGGTTTGTTGAGTCTTAGCAAGGGCGGAAACATGATACTCAAACACTATACCTTAAATCATGCATTTACTCTTTCTTTAATATGCGTATTTTCTCACTTTTTTGAGGAACTATACATTACCAAACCTACCTCTTCTCGACCCTCGAACTCTGAAACATATATTGTGGGTAAAAATAGATTACGCCTATTTACCCCCAAGGAAGAACAAGTCCTGCTAAAACGGCTAGAATTTTTTAATGATACGCCCCTAGTAGACCTAAATCTTTACCAAAATTTACTTGAAAGCATTTACTTTGCCGTAGAAACAATACATCTAAAACAACAAATAGAGTTTCTAAACTTTGGAATGAAATGTTACCGACATTTTTATAACAAGATTAAACTACTTAACGAATATTTAGCTCCGAAAAAAAAGATTTTTCAGGATAGGTGGCGTGTGCTCAATAAGCTCTATGTTCTTGAAAAAAAGCATAAACTTAAGCTTTGTACTTCCTTTCAGGGGTCTGTTGTCTAACTTAACAGATGTGGCCTAAAGCTACTAAAAAGTGTGTTCATTCAAGGATTGTATTTATGAATATTTATTAACATAAGATTGTGATAGTGCTGTGTAACAGTGTATAACACTGTATAACATAGGGTTTAACAATACGTATATCACTATGTGGCACGGCATATAATAATTTATATTGGACGCGATGTTGACTAATTTATTTGCAAACAAATGTTTGCACGCATTTACTAATATGTTGACAACTGATATGTTGACAACTAATTTATTTGCAAACATGGATGTTTGCACGTATTTATTTGAACTAATATACACTCCTTGTTTTACTTGTTATATACTCGACGTAATAACATACACGCTTTTTTTTACAAAACTTAATAATATTGTATTATAAATCAAAGTGTTATATATAATGTAGTTTACTATTGATGCCACAACATGTACTCAATTATTATTGCATGCTTGGTCCTATTACTCTGTCTAATTATATATTTCGGTCATCGTGCCGATCATGCACTAAAATATTTAGAAGGAATGTGGCTTGGAGATCCAGTTTTTCTAAAACAATCAGGGCTACAATCATTTTATCTCTACATACAACCCGGCCACACATGTTTTTTTAGTGTTGTGAATAAAAAAGGTGAAAAGCTTATGGAAACCAAAATACATTGTACGATAACAAATAAAATATATATGTTTTTTAAACCTATTTTTGAATTTCATGTTATGATGGAACACACACATAGTTACTTTCCTAAGCAGTTTAGCTTTCTGTTAGACAGCACAGAAGGTAAACTTATTTTAGAAAACAATCACGTTATTTATGCTGTATTGTATAAGGATAACTTCGCCACCGCATTAGGAAAAATCATACAAAAATATAAAACATAAAATTAATCATGTATTCTAAGAAAAAGTACATCGGTCTTATTGACAAAAGCTGTGAAAAAAAAATATTAGATGATCCTACTACAATAAAAATTTGTTACATATTAATTGGAATATTGATTGGAACTAATATTATAACTCTTATCTATAATTTCATATTTTGGGAGAATTATATAAAATGTATCCGAAATGATGATAAGATGTTTTACTGCCCTAAAGATTGGGTTGGATATAATAATGTGTGTTATTATTTTAGTAACGATAATGGAAAAAATTATATGAATGCAAGTAATTTTTGTAATAAAAAAAATAGCACGCTTGCTAATAATACGACTAATTTAGTAAATCTTACTAAAATATTAAATTTTACCAAACAATATAATCATGAATCACTTTATTGGGTTAATTATTCTTTAAGTAATAATATGTCATTAGCATTACAGAATAGTAATTTTCCTTCTTCAGGAAGACGTAAATATATGGACTTATTATATATATGTAGTATATAAGTTAATTTAGATTATGGGAAAAGATAAATTACAATATTTTCATACATAGTTTTAAAAATATTATTATAAAATATATGAGTATAAAATGATAATAAAGCTTATTTTTTTAATATCATTTAAAATGATTTTAGGTATTGATTATTGGGTTAGTCTTAATAATACAATAATTTTAGATAGTAACATTACTATTAATAATATTACTAATACTACTAATAATCCTACATTAAATGGTATATTTTGGAATATTTATAATAATAGTTATAATAATACTTTTAATTTACTTACCACATGTGGGAATACATATAATATATGTTCTTGTTCTAATAATTATAATACAATATTATTTAATTATAATACCACAAATAATTGTAGTTTAATTATTTCTCCTCATGATGAAAAAATTTTTGATACGATGTTTCAGATAATATATTTAACTAATAAAATTAATTATACAATACGATGGTTACAACCTGTTGATCCCCCAAATATTTCATTTAATGATAGTAATTCTTTAATAAAATGTGAAAAAAATAATGGAACAAATACTGAAATCTATTTATATTTAAATGATACATTTATTAATAATACTAATGAAAATGATCTTAAATATTATTGGAATTGTAGTGAGTTAAACTATAATATTACAGCTACATGTATTATTAATAATACACTTAATTCGGCAAATACCACAAAAGTTATAAATTGCACTAATCTATTATTAAAATCTGACCAAAATTATTTTCTTAAAAACATTCATACATTATTTTATATCATAATTTTTATTGTAACTGGGATAATAATAAGTATTTTTATAGCAATCATAACTTTTTTATCTTTACGAAAAAGAAAAAAACATGTTGAAGAAATAGAAAGTCCATCGCCTGAATCTAATGAAGAGGAAGAACAACAACATCATCATGACACTACTTCCATACATGAACCGTCTCCCAGAGAACCATTACTTCCTAAGCCTTACAGTCGTTATCAGTATAATACACCTATTTATTACATGCGTCCCTCAACACAACAACTATTTAAATCATATTCTTTACCCAAACCATGTCCCCCACCTAAACCATGTCCTCCACCTAAACCATGTCCCCCACCCAAACCATGTCCCTCACCAGAATCATATCCCTCACCTGAACCATATCCTCTACTACCTAATATCCCACTACCACCCAATATCCCGCCATTATCTACACAAAATATTTCGCTTATTCACGTAGATAGAATTATTTAATATGTACCATATGTACCGTATGTACCATATGTACTATATGTACCATATATACTATATGTAAATTATTTAACCTTTCAAGCTAGCCTTCATTTAAATTTAAGATCCACTAATAAAAAATGTATTTTCTGGTAGCGGATCATCGAGAGCATCATGTGATTCCTTTTCTCAAAACTGATCTTCATCATATATATCAAAATCCTACCCAAAAAAAACAAGTTCCCCTAGAAATCAAGCAGCTTTTTACCGGAGATTATCTCATATGCAAAAGCCCTTCCACGATTCTGGCCTGTATTGAACGAAAAACCTACAAAGACTTTGCCGCTTCTTTGAAAGATGGACGCTATAAAAATCGCCAAAAAATGCTGTCGCTACGAGAACAAACCAAATGTCAACTTTATTTTTTTGTAGAAGGCCCGGCATTTCCTAACCCTCAAAAAAAAATTAATCACGTTGCCTATGCAAGCATTATTACGGCTATGACGCATCTTATGGTTAGAGATCATATTTTTGTCATTCAAACGAAGAATGAGGCCCACAGCTCCCAAAAACTGGTGCAGCTTTTTTATGCCTTTTCTAAGGAAATGGTGTGCGTCGTTCCCGCCTCCCTCACCCCCACGGATGAAGAGCTATGCATCAAACTATGGTCTTCTCTTTCTGGTATTTCAGGCGTGATAGGTAAAATCTTGGCAAACACTTGTTCAGTAGCTCATTTGGTTAGTGGGCAGCTTCCACCGCAGAATATTGATCAGTTAAAAACCCCTTCCAACCGGCCATTCCCCAAAAAAGTAAAACGTATGCTTATAAGCATTAGCAAAGGAAATAAGGAGTTAGAAATAAAATTGCTCTCGGGGGTTCCCAATATTGGGAAAAAATTAGCTGCCGAAATTTTAAAAGACCATGCGCTTCTTTTTTTTCTAAATCAGCCCGTAGAATACTTGGCAAATATACAAATCGCCCAAAAAACCCGTACGATTAAGTTGGGAATGAAGCGAGCCGAAGCGATTCATTATTTTTTAAACTGGTGTGGGTCTGCCCGTGTAACAGTGGATAGCCAAAATATCACAGAGGCATCACGGCCCGCCACAATACAGGCCACCGCGACGCAAGCCGCTGCAACGCAGCCATTGCACGAAGCATCAAATGATGCATCAAATGATGCATCAAATGAAGCATCAAATAAAGCATCAAATGAAGCATCAAATAAAGCATCAAATAAAGTCACTCACACAGGGCATCAAACATTATCTAAAGAAATATCATTGAACACAGCCTGATGCTAAATTATCCAATACATCTAAAAATGGTTAATAACCTCTAAAAACTCATTGAACACAACTACTGGGGCGCTAAGTTGTCCAAAACATCTAAAGAAATGTCAACATCCTCGATACTAAAAGGGTCATCGAGCCGGTCAATAATGTCTTCCCCAAAAAGCCCGGGAGAGCTGTAAGCCGAGATGTCATCCATGGAGCTATCTTCCCCAGAGCACACAAAGTCCTCCCCAAAAATCATAAAGTTAAATGCACCGGGCTTACTTAACAGCTTTTCGCTTTGAATAATAGTATTGAGCTCTGTCAGCGCAAACTCTCTCACAATATTCACAACCCAGGAAGGCTCTTTAATTTCATACAGCGTTAAGAAACTTATACATAAAAATTCTATAGAGTAGAGCAAGGCGCTGGCAGGATCTGTTACCCGTAGTTGTTTAAAAGTAGTGTGATATTCATTCACGACGTTAGGCAGTACTTTTTCCAAATTCTCCTTTTCCTCGTACGACAGGTGCTTTACAAGCCTTTCAATATGCATAGGAGGTTTGTTGAAGGTACTAATGTGCCGCAAACAGTTATAATTATATAAGAAAATACGTACGGCAGAGTCGACTGCCATGAGCCTAGGATCATCCATTGAGGTAGGTGGCGGAGGGGCACCCTGGCCTTCCTTGATGTCTGCGTAGGAGCGTCCCTCCATGGCTCCTATGGCCTCTACCACAGCAGGACTGATATCCAAAATCTTGGCCGTCTTGATTATTTTTCCATAATCGAAAGTCCATGGTTTCTGTTGAGGCTTGGGTTGTGTTTCGGTGGGGGGCACGGCAGTATCTTTCTTTATTTGAATTGAATGAATCGACATCTTTTCCTTCTCGTACTGATCTTTATAATTATTATAATAGTCATGAACTAATTCGGGTTGAGAAAGATGATCGTATATAATATAGGTAAAAAGTCCGCACTTGATACATTTTTTATCCTGGAAGTCGTGTAATCCGCCCTTCGGGCAGCGTGACTCGTAGAAGGCATAAAAGGTGTTAAATTCTAAGCTCGCCTTTAGGGCTGTTTGGACCTTTTTTATGTTTAATTGTCCCACCTCATGTTGTAGCACGTGGCATACAGAACAGCGTAGATCGGCAAGAGCATAATGGTTGTCAATTTTTTTTATGACGTCTTTGCGTGTGACTTCAATCTCCGCGGGTTTCTGCGAACTGTCCATGGCCTTGTAAACATAAATGGTCCACTTATGAGGCAGCCCCTTTTCATCGTATAGGGTTGAAATGGGAAGCTTTTTATACTCAAACAGCCGGGTCCGTTGATCGGCCTTTCCTGTGTTAGGATCAAATATGTTATAAAATCCTTGCTGAGCAAGCAAGGCCTTTTGCTCACCATAAGCATTTTCGTATTTCTTGAATTCCGCAAGTTCGGAGTTAAAATTAGGAGCATTTTGTAAATACTTAAGAAATAATTCATAGGCTCTAAGGTAAATGAGAGTTGAGATTTTTTCCTCGTCCCGTCCTCCCCACCACACCCGCAGGCTTTCTTCTTGAAAATAGACGTCATTCAGACGCGCCAACTGCGTAAAATCAGGCCGATATTTGGAGGTATAAATTTTATCATAAAATTCTTTTTGCGATAATAGCTCGGCCGGGGTACGTCCTATCACGGTTTTAAACTCATATTCAGCCTCCTTGGGGGTCCGTGGCTTGTGCATAGGGATGCTGCCGTCAATACGGGCCACGGTAGCAGCATAATCATACATGGGGTCCAGCAAAATCTCTGTCAAAAGTACCTTGGTGTCGTCCTGCACGCTAAGCCCTTGTAGTCCGTTCTGGTGGATAATTTTTTTGAAAGCCTCTCGAAAATTATTGGCAATCCACTGATCCGTAATCTCAGATAGCTGATTTATTATACCGCTGTATTGCTGCATAAGTTTTTCCAAAAGAAAGGTCACGTATGCGTTCAAAGAGCTATCCGCCTTCATTCCATGAATGGTAATCGTAAGAAATTCTTTATTTTTTTGCGAGCTATAAATCAGATTCAAAATATAGGCATAGATGTAGATCACGGCATACAGCTGAGTTAGAGGATCGTAATCCTCCTCCTTTTTAATATTTTCAATGCTATATATGAGCGGCAGGCAGACATTTACGGCTATATTGGCAAACTGTTTCACGTCTACAAGCTTCCCAAAGTGGATAAACGTACAGGCCTTCATGGTTTCCTGCCAAATAAAAATACGGAGCTTACTATTAAGATCGCCGATGACGCCCACATCTGCCGTACGATCCTCTTGAATGAAATGGGCCAGCTCTTCGCCACATATTTTGCAAAAGTAGGAGTATATAAGCCCCTGGTTGTTTTCTTTCTCCTTGTTTATTCCTGAAAATTTCATTAGCTTGGTTCGCATGGTGTCGTAGGACGCTTCTGCCGCTTGAAGCTGTATAAGCATGTCCACATGAGGACAAAGCAGCTTAAATCCGCAGGCTTTACATAGGTTCCAATTGGTGGTATTGTTTTTTTCCTTGTAGAGCACACGAATACTTTCTAATACTTTTAATGATTCAGCGTACTGAAGGCCCGAACGCAACTGTTTTACCAGCTTGAGATGAGCACATGCGTTTTTTTCTTGGAGTTCCCACTGTTTTTTAATGTTTAGGTATTCTGTTGTAATAAGCTCCGCCTCCTGTTTCCCGCAGGCTTTAATGACTTCTTGAAGAATGCTGCTAGGGTCATCCACCTTGCCTTCCATTGTAAGAATTTCACGTATAGCATCCGACTGCACCCTACCTATTTTTTCCTCCATAATTTTAAAATACTGTCTTGCCTGAGTAGTGACCTCCGTGAGCTTCATGTCCACCTGCTGCAGAATCATTTGCTCCTTTTCACGCTGTTCAGCATGTTGTAAAAACTTTTGTTCTACGGGGTTCCAGAGCACCTCCAAATAGCCTGCTCTATATAGGTCATAAAGCAAGGGCATGTATCCCGATGTAAACACCGGGAATACCGAGTACATAGTGGACAACTCCTTTAAAAAAAATATCACGCGCTTGATGTTCTCCTCCTCCGGTTCAATCTCCTCGGTTTCAATGATACTAGATATATGGCTGCCCTGATCCTCACGGTCTAGCTTTCGGTGTACCATCTCCTCCGCTAACCGATTGATGAGCCAGCTATGCCCGCCGCTTCGCAAAAATTTATAAAGTTCGATATACTGGTGCGTAAACTGTATGATGTTTTCCTTGGTGGTTACCACAACCCCTTCCCCATTTTTTTTCCAGCTTTCCTGGTCCACGCATTTCATAAATACTCGAATAAAATTGGTCAAATTGGCTCCTGAGGCGACGTAGCCCAAGGTTTCAGGCGAGAAGGAGCCTATCTCAGCCATACGCATAAAGCATTGCGGGGAAAAAGTTTTTAGTCGCAACTTAAGTCCATAGATTTCAATGGGTACTTCTGCGGGAACGGCCAGGTGCGTCCCATTAATTAAAAAAATTTCTTTTCGCGTGCTAGGACGAACACGTAATTCCTTTTTTTTTTCACTCACGATGGGGACCACATCGGGGTTCACCAGCAGTTGACGAATGTAGGCCTCCATGGGCATAGATAGATTGGGCAGCTTTGACTGCTCGGCGCGAACATGATTCACAAAATCTTTTAGTGTGAAAAGAAAGTCTATTAAACGTATGTTTTTTATATCATTAGAACCTTTAAGGGTAGAATAAATTTCATCCACCAATGCCTCGATTTCCTCATTATTGAGCGATAAGATATCTGTGCCACGGTGGACTATTTGCGCAATCGTAATCACTTCTTCCATTAGATAGAAACTGAATACTATATTTAAAATATAAATACAAAATGTCAAATGAAAGTTTTCCCGAAACGTTGGAAAACTTACTTTCGACGCTACAGACCAAACAGCAAAACGCAATTCAGTCAGAGGTGATCAAATGGCTGCACAGCTTTTGTGAAACCTTTCATTTAAAAATACACTGCCATAAACATTTTATTCCTAGCGGGGAAAAAAAATGGCCCAAAATACCTACTCAGGAAACGCAGGAAAACACACAGCCCCCCCACCATGTGCACCGGGTTGTTCTCTCCAGAGCACAGCCGCTCAAAGCGCAGGAATCTCTGCTAACAACCATGTGCAACGGACTGGTGTTAGATGCAAACACATGGACATGCCTGGCCGTTCCTCCACCTGCGCCCTTTCAACAGGTGACTCGCCAAGTGCAACACTACTACCGTAACAAATTCTACGAAGTGGCTGCCATTCAGGATGGCACTCTTCTCACAATCTACTACTGGGATGATCCTGAACATGGCCCCTCCTGGTGCCTAGCAAGCACCCATGGATATGATGTAAGCAACTACTGTTGGATAGGCGACAAAACCTTCGCCGAGCTTGTATATGAATTGCTGCAGCAGCACTCCACCTGCAACGTCACCCTGGAAAAAAACAAAACGCGGGGAACGCGGCTTTTCTTTAACGAGTTAAATCGTGATTACTGTTATACGATTGGAATCCGCCACCATAACTTACAACCACTTATCCATGACCCTCAAAATATTTGGGCGATTCAGTCGACAAATTTAAAAACGCTTAAAACGGTGTATCCAGAATACTACGGCTATGTAGGCATTCCAGGAATTCAGAGTCAAGTTCCCGAGCTTCCCCAGTTTGATCTACCTTATCTAATAAGATCCTATAGAACCGCTATGAATCAAGCCAAAAATGCTATAAAAAATGGCAAAAAGGAGAAGGAGTACTTTAATTACGGCTATTTACTCATTTCGCGAGCGCCTGCCATTACTAAAAGTATTTCCATTGTTTTGTTAAAATCACCTTTGCTGGTGTTTTTACAAAAAAGTGTGTACCAGAAAAAGTACAATATCTCTAGCAGCCTGCGACTAGAGTTTATTATACTACAAAACTACTTGATGCAACATTTTCGAGATAACTTCATTGCTCTATTTCCGCAGTACATGTCCTATTATATGAAATACCAAAACATGTTGAATATGATTATTCATAGTATTGCAATAAAGGATAAAGATCATCCCTTTGCAGGAGCCGTGGTAAAAAAGGTGTTGGAAGACATTGAAAACGCCGAAAACATTATTGATCATACAACCATTCAAAACTATGCGTACCAAAGCAAGTACGCCATGCTTTACTTGTCAATTATTACCCATTTTTAATCCAATAAAGTCTGCGTTTTAATAAACAAACATTTAAAAAAGTGTTTTATTAAAAATTATAATACTCTTATTATATATGGAACATCCATCTACCAACTATACCCCCGAACAGCAACACGAAAAATTAAAACATTACATTTTAATCCCCAAACACCTTTGGTGTTATATTAAATACGGTACGCATGTCCGGTATTACACCACACAAAATGTCTTCCGGGTCGGTGGCTTTGTGCTTCAAAATCCCTACGAAGCCGTTATAAAAAATGAGGTAAAAACGGCAATAAGACTGCAAAATAATTTTAACACAAAAGCGAAAGGGCATGTAACGTGGACTATCCCCTATGATGATATTAGCAAGCTATATGCCAAACCGGATGCAATTATGCTTACCATACAAGAAAATGTTGAAAAAGCTCTTCATGCCTTAAACCAAAACGTACTGACGCTTGCGGCAAAAATACGTTAACTCCAATTTTTGTAGACGATAAAAAGTAATTTTGGCTAAATTTGTTTTTGGCTAAAATTTAGCCAAAAAAATAATAAACGTTTATGCGGAGGAAGAACGGTGGCTTTCAAAATCAGATTTCATCCACGTAGACCGTAGCGTTTTTTTTGCTTCTGGTTTATATCGTAAACCGTAATAAACATCATCATTTGTGTCTGTTGGATCTTTTTCCCACTCCGGATAAAAAACTGGTTTTCTTTTTTTTTGGTCATTTTTTGCAGCAAGCTGTAAATTAAGGGAATATAGCCTATCGAAAAGTTGTTCTTGATCCATATACATAGTATATATTAAAAAAAAATAAAAAAAAGACGCTTCAACGAGTCAGTACCACTGCTTGCCAACGATGCACGTTGGTTGGTACATTTTGGTGATATAGTAATGCATGTTTGCACAGGTGCTTGCACAAGTGCTTGCACAGGTGCAAGCACAAGTGCCTACACACATTACTGCATCGCCAAAGCACCTGCAATGCCTACTTCCTCAACAGAGTACGATAACTAAATGCTTTTAAGCACCGCTTGCGTCAATGTGTCCTTCGGGGCAATCGGGTTCAATTGGATCCAATATTATTAGTCATAATTACCTAATACGTATTCAATTTTATTTTATCTTTTTTTGTCTCGTATGCTTAAACTTATTTAAAACATTGTTTTAAACTTGTTTAAATATGTCAAAACGTTGTTTTAAACAATGTTTAAAACAAGTTAAAACAAATAAGCTTATAAATATACCATGACAAAATTAGCTCAATGGATGTTTGAGCAGTATGTCAAAGATTTAAACCTAAATAATCGAGGATCCCCCTCATTCCGCAAATGGCTCACATTGCAACCCTCACTGCTGCGCTATTCGGGTGTGATGCGTGCTAACGCCTTTGACATTCTAAAATATGGCTATCCTATGCAGCAGTCCGGTTATACGGTTGCTACGCTTGAAATCCATTTTAAAAATATTAGATCTTCCTTTGCCAACATTTACTGGAACCGTGATAGCGAGGAGCCTGAATACGTCTGCTGTTGTGCCACCTATCAATCGCACGATGGTGAATACCGGTATCGATTTGTTTGGTACCAACCCTTCATCGAGGCTTATAATGCTATAGAGATAGCTCTAGATCCTCTAGAAACCATTATCCTGAACCTCATTGCGGCACGAGATCTAGACTTTGTTGTTCACATATTTCCTTATAATAAGGGACATGAAGACTACCTGGCCTCCACGCAACTCATTCTCAAAATCTTTATTGCAACGCTTTTAATGGACATTTTAAGAATTAAAGACAATACGTTGGACGTTCACTTAAATTCCGACTATATTATTGTGATGGAGCGGCTTTGGCCTCATATAAAAGATGCCATAGAACACTTTTTTGAAGCCCATAAGGACTTACTGGGATACCTAATTGCCTTTCGCAATGGTGGAAACTTTGCAGGAAGTCTTAGACCCTCCTGTGGGCAAAAGATTGTTCCCCTAACGATTCGAGAAGCCCTACAAATTAATGATATTAATTTAGCCGTATGGCGGGAGGTGTTTATTATGCAGGAATGTTCCGACTTAGTCATCAATGGAATAGCACCCTGTTTCCCTATTTTTAATACTTGGACGTATTTGCAGGGCATTAACCAGATTTTTTTTGAAAATACGTCTTTGCAGGAGAAATTTAAAAAGGATTTTATTGCCCGGGAGCTTTCCAAAGAGATTATCAAAGGCCAAAAAAATTTAAATGACAAAGAGTTTAAAAAGTTAAGCCTACACCAAATTCAGTATATGGAATCCTTTCTACTTATGTCGGATGTTGCCATTATGATTACCACAGAGTATGTTGGCTACACTCTTCAATCCTTACCGGGTATTATCTCGCGATCCAGCTACGTATCCCCCATCGTGAAAAACATTTTGACGGACGAAGATTCTTTTATGTCCCTATTATTCGACCTGTGCTATGGCGCCTACGTGCTGCATAAAAAAGAAAACGTGATTCACGCGGATTTGCACCTGAACAACATGACCTACTACCATTTCAACCCAACCAGTTTCACAGATCGCAACAAGCCAGGCAAATACACCTTAAAGGTCAATAATCCCGTGATTGCCTTTATAACGGGGCCCAAAGTCGAAACCGAAACGTACGTGTTCAAGCACATAGATGGGTTCGGCTGCATCATTGACTTTAGCAGAGCCATTATGGGGCCCAACCATGCAATTAAGCTTGAGCGGCAGTATGGCCTCGCCTTTGTAAACACCTTTTACCGCAATCAAAGTGAGCATATTTTAAAGGTATTGCGGTACTATTTCCCTGAAATGCTAACAAATCGCGAAAATGAAATACAGGGGGTGATTTTATCAAACTTTAATTTCTTTTTCAATAGCATTACTGCCATTGATTTTTACGCCATTGCTAGAAACCTACGTAGTATGCTTTCTTTAGACTATTTACACACCTCTGAAGTGAAACGAAACGTAGAGATTTCGCAAACATTTTTGGATACGTGTCAATTTTTGGAGGAAAAGGCCGTGGAATTTTTGTTTAAAAATCTTCATACTGTCATATCTGGCAAGCCGGTCGAAAAAACGGCCGGGGATGTGCTTTTGCCTATCGTATTTAAAAAATTTTTATACCCAAATATTCCTAAAAATATATTACGGTCTTTTACTGTAATAGATGTATACAATTATAATAATATAAAGCGTTATTCTGGGAAAGCTATACAAACGTTCCCACCCTGGGCTCAAACCAAAGAAATCTTGACGCACGCCGAGGGTCGTACATTTGAAGATATTTTTCCTAGAGGAGAATTAGTTTTTAAAAAGGCTTACGCAGAAAACAACTATTTGGATAAAATTTTACAGCGTATTCGCGAGCAGCTTGCTAATGAAAATTTGTAAGGCTTGCAGTTCTTGTATGGTAAGAACCTATGTCGATGGCAACATTATTTTTCGCTGCAGCTGCGGCGAAAGCGTTCAAGGGGACAGTCAGAACTTGCTCGTCTCTAGCAAAGTGTATCACACTGGGGAAATGGAAGATAAGTACAAGATTTTTATTAAAAATGCACCCTTTGACCCCACGAATTGCCAAATAAAAAAGGATTGCCCAAATTGTCATTTAGACTATTTGACGCAAATCTGCATTGGAAGCCAAAAAATTATTATACTGGTGTGTCGCTGTGGCTACACAAGCAACAGGGGATAAACCACCATCCCGCCGAATCATGACATTCCTTTGAAACCGTCCCACCTAAATAGTCTTCACACCCTTGGTGGCAAACAATTTTATAAAAAATAATATTGGTTCATGAAGATAAATAGTGTGCCAAAGAAACTTTTTAAATTGTTAATGTAGTGCTAGTCGTGTGTACTTAAACAGGGTATTCTGTAACCAAGTGTTTAGATGTAGTAGGTTTTTTATAGCCAGTATTTTCATAACCAGTATTTTTATAGCCAGTATTTTTCTATAATATGTACAAAATATTCCAATAAAAACATGTGTGTTCTTTGCTGAGCGGTTATAATGGCATTAAAACAATGAGTCTAATAAGACGCTTTAATGGACATTAAAACAATGAGTTTAATAAACTGATCTAATGGGCATTAAAAGAATGAGTCTAATAAGACGCTTTAATGGGTATTAAAAGAATGAATCTAATAAGACGCTTTAATGGGTATTAAAAGAATGAATCTAATAAGCTGATCTAATGGGCATTACAATGAGTCTAATAAGACGCTTTAATGGGCATTAAAGATAGCAATGGGTACTTAACAAAAGGGTTATACCTCCTAGCAGTTAGGACCGGGAGGCATTCCCAGCTTTTTTCTATAATCGGCCATACAGTACCCCTGAGCCTCATACACAGGAATAAGATCCTTCCATTCCTTGTTGGGATCGGCGGGCCAGCTCTCAAATGAGGTGTGAATGTAAGGGTCCTGTTCTTTTTCCTTAATGAAGCGTTTAATCTCCATTTGATGTAGTTTATTTTTTTGTTTGCGGCGGAGCGTGTTCCGCACCAATACGTAAAAAATACCAAGAATGACGCATAAAAGAATTATTAAAAAAAATATCATGATAGCGGGGTTTAAAAAACGATCCCATGCAACAGGGATCGTTCTTAAAACCTTGTCTGGCAGAGCCGTAAACATTAGGTCTCCTCCTATGAGCGGCGTGGGGCTGTAGCCTAATAGCTCAAGATCCTGGCGTTCTAGATACTTATTAGCAAATTGTCCGCCCTTCGCCCCCGTGTTTTTATTAATCAAGCAGCGCTGCATTTTCCACCATTCTAAATCTTCAGGAGAAAGCTCAATGCCATATATCAACTTTAAAGTGATTGCGTCTTTTTCAATATCTTTATTAATTTGGTCGAGCTTTTGAGCTCTAAGTGGATCTAGTGTATACTTCCATTTAAACTTAGTGTCCTGTAGTTTGGCTACATGAAATACGGAACATTCCGGTGGGGCCTTTGTGACGCCCTTACACTGTGGAAGTTTATCGTTAGGACATGCGCATAGATGAGACTGCGCCACAGCATCGCGAACTACATCGCAAGCTGAGTACATTTTCCTCCTATGTTAAACAATAAATTTTTTTCATAGCTGAAATTTGTGGGCCTATCTTTTCCCTTGCCCGGATAATAATTATAAGGTAGTGTTGAAATGTCCGGGAGAAAATTGCTTAAAAAATGGGTTTTTGGGAGGGGTAACTGCGACTGTTGTACGTCGTTGGCCAGGGAAATTCTATATGCCGGACTAAAGGTGCAACGGTCCTGTGAACACCTTAGTACGCGCGTCGTTAATACAAACGGGCTAGTATTGGCAAACTTCATAAACTCTTCCGGACTTGTTTGTTTTTGTATTATGTTTAGCAGGGAGTCTGCCTTTTCGAGAATCCAAAGCGTCGCATTGTAGTAAAATAAAAATAGCGCCTTATCGGTAGGGATTGCAAAAGCGCCGTATAGAAAATAAAGCAGTAAATACTGGGGAGACACCACAATCATATTATCTTGAATAATAGATATCGCTAGCTCTTTAAACATCGTGCTAAAAAAATGTATGTCTTTCGTCTTGAATATAGGAGGACTATAGTCCATATAGGGCTCACATATCTCAGTCAGATGAAGGCCCATTTCTTTTATGATTTCTTCCGGGTTGTACGTCGCTAGCACCAGCGAGGGGTAGGCTTTGGGCATATCCACGGTAAGTGTTATGTTTTTATCATTCTTATGGTAGGAGTAAGATGGTTGTGGAAATTTTGTTTTCCATTCCGGGACCTTGCAGGTCATTCTCAGCTCATTTAGCGTCTGGTACAGGAGGGCGTATGCCGCAAAGCCGTGTATGGCCACCCGTTTAAAGGGAATTGAAAACGTTTTATTTTCGTAGGTCGACTTCACAGGGACAACGGGAATGGGGTAATATTTTTCTATGAGGTTATACCGCTGCAAATCCTTTTTAAATCTGCTAAAAACATCTTCCCTTGGTGGGTTATCAAAGGGAAAACAAAACGCTAGGTGCAGCCCGGCCCGCTGGTAATCGGGGTGAATGATTTTTAGGTTTTTATACGTTAATGTGGGTATGGTGTCAAAGATATTAGAGGGCATGTATGAAAGGTCGGCGACCCAGACAAAGTCCGTGCGCACCCGCATGGTCTGCACATGGATTGCCCGCACCGTGCCCACCTGCTTGAACCCCTTTTCATACAAAAGGTCGGCAAGTTCGTAGGCGTCCTCAACGTGGTTGGGGGAAAACATATCGAAGTCGGGTCTTTCCCCCTCGGGATAAATCGAGCTGCCCTTAAGATGCAGGGCATAATCAATAGCAATCCCCCCATACAAAATGAGCTTTTTCTTTATGATAAATTCGCGGACCACCTCCAGAGCCGCCTCAATCTCCGCGGCATTTGCCTCACGTTTTTGAGCAATGAGCCGGTATTTAGGAACATTAAAATCGGTCTTTGGTAAAGACGACATAAATACTGTTTAATATATATTAAAGGTTTGAATAAAATACTAAATAGTAAAAATGGATGCCCTATTAAAGGAAATCGAAAAGTTATCGCAGCCATCATCCTTGCAAAAAGAAAACAATGATGTATGCGATCTCTGTTTTATGCAAATGAAAAAAATTTCTAACTATCAGCTTTTATGCGAAGAGTGCGGTCAACTGAAGGACTGGTTTGAACCTGATTATAATGAAAAATTCACGGTATATTCTCGTTTAAAGATCGTGGGTGCCAATAGTTCCTATCACCAGCGCGATTTGGACAAGGCCAACTCAAGTGACTATAGCTCTTTGCAATTTCATCACATTTTAGAGGAGCTCAAATCCCTAAATGTTAAGTATATGGATGCAGGGCAAAAGCCCTTTCCCATTCAGGTATTAAAGGAAACTGCTCACAGTTATAATCAGGTACAACAACATCGGGTCATACGCAGCATTACAAAGCTTCAGATCTTAGCCAGCATCCTACGTAGTATTTGTTTAAAATTAAACATTGCTTGTACGGTGGCAGATGCCGCAAGGTTCACTCAGCTTAATACCAAAGGGATCTCAAGGGGCATGGATCTTTTGCGCTCCCTATTTGAAGACAATAAAATCACCTTAAACGTTGATTTAAACCCTATAGACAGTTTTATTAATAGCACCTACAGCGCCCTACAAATTAAACAAATCCATCAAGAACTGCAGGAAGAAAATGTTTATAATTTAAAAGAAATTGTGAAGAGTTTTATTGTATACGCGGATGAGAAGAACATCGGCGTCGATCTTAACAGGAGGACCGTTGTGATTGCCACGATGTACAACGTTTTGCGCCGTGCCTACTACCCCATAGAAATCGATACGGTGGTGTACCAGTGTAAAATACGAAAAAATACAATTACACGTGCTCTTAAAATGTATGAGGACTACTACTCTCACTTTAAGTCTCTTTATGAGCAGTATCAGTTAAACGCAGCAAAAAAATTAATTTAGACTAAAGTCTAAACTAAAGTCTAAACTAAAGTTTAAACTTTAGACTAAAGTTTAGTCCAACAATGGAATGCCCATTTCCCGGGGGTTCCATATTTCAACAATTTTTTGACCATCGGGTGTTACCTTGATGCAGCGCATAACGAGCAGTGGAATTTTCCTGTTAAAGAGTTCTTGCTTAGCTATATCAATAGGACTGCTATATTTTTTTTTAAGCATTGTAGATCCATTGATTGCCAATTGTTGTGCTCTAACGGCGACCAACCTTGTGGCTTCAAAGGTCGTTAAAACGTTGGAGGTAATGCGCTCGTTATCGGGTATAACGACCAATGTTTGCGACGAGGCCTGCACAAAGCCCTCACAGATGGACGGAGATTCCACGATCTCGTCCTTGTCTTCGGACTCCTCCTCACTGTCGACGAAATTCTCCTCCTCCGTTTCCACATATTCCTCCACGAGGTCATCCATGATACTATCTTCGTTGTCATTATCAGCCATATTACACTGTTATCAAATGTACTGTTTAATACGTAAATGGATATACTACGTTTTAATTGTATGTCTTCATATAACCCCGACGGATAATAAGTTCCTTACAATTTTTGGCACCGTCACACTCGTGCCCACAAAAACGCGTGATTTTTTTATTTTATATTACTTCTGGAAGTACGAGTTTGACCAGTCGCTGTTAAACCTTATGCGCCTATCTCGGCAAAAAACGCTCACGGCGGTGTTGGATACTACCTTTAAAAAAATAATATTAATTTTTACCACAAAGGGCGTATTTCGCATGGATTATAAAAATAAGCCGGGCGCGCCAATCGATATAGACCCTCAGTTCATTGACCTTGATAGTATTTTAATGGAACTGGATCATTAGGACCTCCTCCCGCCCATTTAAATTTTTGGTTTTTACAATAATAAAATGCGCGAGGAATCATGGGAAGAACATGATACCATTCAGCTCACCGCTCAGCGCAAATATCTCGCCGAGGTACAAGCTCTAGAGACCCTTTTGGCTCGAGAGCTTTCCGTCTTTCTCACAGAGCCAGGCAGCAAAAAAACAAATATTATTAATAGAATCACAGGAAAAACCTACGCACTTCCCAGCACAGAACTACTAAGATTCTACGAGCATCTTGAACAATGTCGCAAGCAAGGCGCCCTCATGTATTTTTTGGAAAGACAGGGGACCTACTCGGGTCTCATGCTGGACTATGATCTAAAACTCAATACAAATGCCGCCCCCTCGCTGGAATCCTCCGTGCTATCGCGGCTTTGCCACCGAATATTTGTGCATATAAAAAACAGTAGTGTGCTACCCGAGGGCAGCCATAAAATCCACTTCTTTTTTACATTAAAACCTGAAGCGGTCCAGGGCAAATATGGGTTCCATGTGCTCATTCCTGGTCTCAAGATGGCAGCCTCTACCAAAAAAAGCATTATAGCATCCTTACAGCACGATGCCACCGTACAAAAAATTCTACACGAGCAGGGCGTTGCAAACCCTGAGTCCTGTCTGGACCCCCACTCCGCCTCCGTTCCCTCGCTCCTCTACGGCTCCTCCAAATTGAACCACAGGCCCTACCAACTAAAAACCGGCTTTGAGTTAGTCTTTGATAGCTCTGATCCTGACTACATCCCCATTCATCAAATAAAAAATATCGAATCTTATAATTTAGTTTCCGAGTTGAGCCTTACGAATGAACAGGGAAGCCTTGTAAGACCTGTCTACTGCGCGGCAGACATTGCCGCTGAGAAGGAGGAAGAGATCCCGGCCGATGATCACTCACTTTCCATATTAATGCTACATGATCCCGAAGCCCGGTATTTACATAAAATTTTAAACCTGCTTCCCCCGGAGTATTATGTAGAGTATCCCCTATGGAGCAACGTCGTATTCGCTCTGGCCAATACATCCGCCAACTATCGACCCCTTGCCGAATGGTTTTCGCAAAAATGTCCTGAAAAATGGAATACGGGAGGAAAAGAGAAACTAGAAAAACTTTGGAATGATGCCTCACGCCACACTGAAAAAAAAATCACCAAGCGGTCCATTATGTACTGGGCCCACAAGCATGCCCCCCAGCAGTACAAGGAAATTGTGGAGCAAGGCTACTTTTCCATTCTTGCTGAATATGTGTATAGTTACAACGGCACGCTTGAGCACTACATGATCGCCAAAGTCATCTATGCCATGATGGGCAACAAGTTTGTGGTGGACGTGGACTCAAATGGGAAGTACGTTTGGTTCGAATTTGTGCTGCCGGGCCAGCCAATGAATCAGGGAGAAATATGGAAGTGGCGCAAGGAGGTAAACCCGGATGAGCTGCACATCTATATTTCCGAAAACTTTTCAAGGGTGATGGACCGAATCACGGAGCACATCAAATACCACCTCAGTCAGCCCCATGAAACCAATATTTTAAATTATTATAAAAAACTACTAAAAGCCTTTGAACGCTCTAAAAGTAAAATCTTTAATGACAGCTTTAAAAAGGGAGTTATCAGGCAGGCCGAGTTTTTATTTCGCCAAAGAAGTTTTATTCAAACTCTGGATACCAATCCCTACCTATTGGGGGTTGGCAACGGGGTTCTTTCCATTGAGACCATCCCGGCTAAGCTCATTAATCATTTTCACGAGCATCCCATCCATCAGTACACACATATATGTTATGAGCCCTTTAACCCCGAAAACCCCTGGACAAAACTATTATTAAATGCACTCCAAGACATCATCCCAGAACTTGATGCTAGGCTGTGGATCATGTTCTACCTGAGCACGGCAATCTTTCGCGGCCTGAAGGAGGCCCTGATGCTTTTGTGGCTTGGAGGGGGCTGCAATGGAAAAACCTTTCTGATGCGACTTGTGGCTATGGTGTTGGGCGATCACTATGCCTCCAAGCTCAACATTAGCCTTCTTACAAGCTACAGAGAAACTGCAGAAAAACCCAACAGTGCCTTCATGCGGCTCAAGGGGCGGGGATATGGGTACTTTGAGGAAACTAACAAAAGTGAGATTCTAAATACGTCGCGGCTGAAGGAAATGGTAAATCCGGGCGATGTCACCGCTCGAGAGCTTAATCAAAAACAGGAAAGCTTTCAAATGACGGCCACCATGGTCGCCGCGTCCAACTATAACTTTATCATTGATACGACGGACCACGGCACATGGAGAAGACTGCGGCATTATCGTTCAAAGGTGAAATTCTGCCATAATCCTGATCCCAATAACTCCTACGAAAAAAAGGAAGATCCTCGCTTTATTCACGAGTACATCATGGATCCAAACTGCCAAAACGCGTTCTTCAGCATACTCGTATATTTTTGGGAGAAACTACAGAAGGAATACAACGGGCAAATTAAAAAAGTGTTTTGTCCTACCATTGAGAGCGAAACAGAGGCGTACAGAAAATCACAAGATACGCTACATAGGTTTATCACAGAAAGAGTTGTGGAATCGCCCTCCGCAGAGACTGTGTACAACCTCTCCGAGGTCGTGACGGCCTACGCAGAATGGTATAACGCCAACATCAACGTAAAGCGCCATATTGCCCTTGAGCTATCCCAGGAGTTAGAAAACTCTGTGCTAGAAAAATACCTTCAGTGGTCTCCCAACAAAACGCGAATTCTAAAGGGTTGCCGTATTTTGCACAAATTTGAAACGCTGCAGCCCGGCGAATCCTACATTGGAGTGTCCTCGACCGGCACACTTCTAAACACACCCATATGCGAACCAAAAAATAAATGGTGGGAATGGTCCCCTAATCCCTCTGCCCCTCCTGAGAAAGAAGCGTCTGCACCAACTCCTTAGGGAATATCCTCAGAAGCATGTCCCTCGGCAGAGCCATGACCGGTAGCAAAAAAGCAACATTGAGTGTATTATATGCCTTAGCCTGCTCATAAGCGTCCTTTTTTTTCATGGTATTTTATATATATATTTTTTAATTATTTTTTTAATACGATGAACAGTTCGTGCTCCGAGGGCTGCTTGTTAAAAATCGGTGTGAATCCGCATTCTTTAAATATGGTTTCCCACTCGCTGATGGTATGGAAATCCATGTCTTTACGAATAGTATGGTGCCCAAGCGCGTCTTGCAAGCTGTGAAGCCAGAAGGCTTCCTGACTTTTATGAAAGTCGTACACAATAAGAAAACCATCAGGTTTCAACAGTTGGTAAAGCTTATTAAAATCATGCATCGTAAGATGATGCGCCGCCATGGGTAATCCTATGAGCTCCACGGAGTTCTCCTGCTGAACATCGTCCATATCGGTATAAAATGTTTCGCAGTAAATGAGACGCTTAAACGAGTATTGATGACAAACACTTATTTCCAAGTAGGTTTGAACCACATTTTTAGGTATATCAGGAATTATGTGGATTAAGGTTGTTTCGGGAAACGTAATCGTCTGATGAGGCTTCATTTTCAATTCTTTAAAGGATTTCCCAGAGAAGTGAAAATTAGTCTTTACGTATTTATGTAAAAATGCCTGAATGGGCAGGGGGGGTTCCTCCTCTTCGTCCTCGACGCCTCCTCCCAAAATATTTGGAATTTCCTGGCGTGGCAAAAGAAAGTTTATGTCCACGTTCACGAATCCGTCGAGGACGGACACAAAGCTTGGCTCTAATCTCCACTCCATATACTGTTTAGAAACGGGAGATAGCATTATCTTAGGCGTTACAATGCACGAAGGGTTTTTGATCACCGTATCCTGGTAAGAAAAGTGTATTCCATTTCTTCCCGTATAAAGAAGCCTTTGTTCGTCGTAGCAGAAACAATTAAGGCGATACGCCTCATAAAAACACTGTTTCAAAGTACAAACACGTTTTAAAAAGGTTTCTGCATTGGCGGACGCCAAACGGTTTTGCCATTGGTGGAAGGGGTTTAATCCTACAACCGCCAGTTCATTTAAAATATCTTCCCGCCGCGCCAAAATCTGCACCATAGCAGAATACTTTAGCATTTTTTTTTCGCACCATTCGCGAAGGTGTTTAGCTAAATTATTAACCTTATTATTGATAAAGTATATGATGGCATGTTGGAAGCCCTCAAAAATAAATAGCCCCTCCAAAAGATCATCTGCCAAAAGAAGGTGGATGTTGCTATAAGCATTGTCCATATTTTGTAAAAACGGCGGAATGCCTGCCAAAACCGCTTCAGCAAGCATAGCTCCATTCCGCTGTTTACTGTCCAATAGATTCGTAAGTTTTTTGTCTACAACAGACACAACGGCTAGGATGGTTGCAATGTCAGAAATGGCGGCTTGCCAGAAATAACCCGAAAAACACATGCGCGCTTCTTCTATAGATAAAAACGAAAAGCGAGAGGCGATGTCTCCGAGCTGCGTGAGTTGAAGACCTTTTTCTCCTCTGGTTAAAAGGCCTCCCACAATGGCGCGCTCAAGGGCCGATGCCAGCGCATCCGTGGGGGGAGGATCCAGCATATCAATCTCCTCTACCTTAAACACGCCTTCCTTATTTTTTTTAATCGTTTCCACGACAATGTTAAGAAAAATGGCCCCAGGGCCTTCCGTAATGATTTCAGGATACTGTTGCGCCGGTATTTGCTCAAAGACGTGTTTTGTATAAAGCGGGTAAAAGTGCCCAGGAAATACTCTCCCTACGCGTCCCTTTCTTTGCTCAATACGGCTTTGAGCCGCGGGGCGCGTAATGAGTCCTCCCGCCCATTCAGGATAGTAGGTTTCAACGCTTCTGTTCCACCCAGGATCTATGACGTACTTCAGCGTTTCAATGGTAAGGCCCGTTTCCGCAACAACCGTGGAAACAATAACCCTTCTTAAAGGTTTTTCCACTTTAGCGGTTAAGGGGTTTTTCACCCAAAGATCCTTAATTTCCGCTTTTAGGCCAAGATAGGCCTCATTTTCCTGCGCAATCGCCTCGCTATCGATCGGCAAAATCAGCATTAACGGCAGCTTTTCTTTGGCAAGATCCATATTTGCATGACTCAGCAACATCGAAAGGAAGCGTATTTCAGCCATACCGGGCATGAAAATTAAAATATCTGCTTCCGTGGGACGATCGTGAATGTTTTCTTTATGAATCGTGAGAGCCGTTTCGCAGGCGGTCTTAATGTAGTTGTTGGTGTTATACAGCGGCCAGTGGGTTTCCACACCGAACTGTCGTCCTTCCACCAAAATAATATTTTCTTTTCCGATACCAAAATAGGTTGAATATTTATGGGTATCAATGGTGGCGGAGGTTAAAATGACAAAGGGAATACGCAGTGCCCCTATGCTTCCTCTTTGCAACATGCGCTCAAGCATACTTTTAATATACATGAGCATGAGGTCGATGCCTAGGGCTCGCTCATGGGCCTCATCTATGATCATAAAGGCGTAGCGGGAAGCTATCTCATCATCCGTCATTGTATGTAACTGCGCCAGTAGGACTCCCGCGGTTGCGTAGATAAGGCCCCGATTGGGTTTTTCCGTCAGAGGCTTCGTCTGGTAGCCCACTGTTTGGCCTAAGATCATGTCGGGGTAGTGGGTTGAGGCGCCGATGTCTTTGGCGAGGGTCACTGCGGTTAGGACTCTTGGCTGGGTACAAATAACCGAGCGGCCCAAATATTTTTGGAAAGAATGCGTGTTTTCATTTCTCAGAATTCTGAACACGTGTACAGGTAGGGCCGTGGATTTTCCGGATCCGGTGCGTGATTTTATAATGAGCACCCGGTCTGCGAGGGAGGTTGGTATGCTTCCCCCAAACTCCGGAAGACGTTGTTTTATCCAAGTGATGATGTAATGAATAGGAATATCATTCTTGTGCTCAGCGGGTACGTTATAGAGATGACCAGGCTCCAATAAAGTCGGTTTTCCCATATTCTATTGTTTTAAGGATTGATTGTTCATAAATATTTTTATACTCTGACCAAGAAATTATTTTTTTATTAAGCCGTTTATTTACGTTGTTATGGAATGCGAAGGTCCAGTACTGAAAGTCCTCCGAGTTGTTTAACGTCAAAGGGTTTTTTGTAAGATATGAAAAGGCGTGGTGTCGACACATGGTGCATGGCAGGGACTCGATGAAATTGAGTATCCATTGGATAGCTTCATATTTTTCTTTCCAGTTAGGAGCGTCTGAAAAAAAGATAGCATATAGATGCAAGGCTCGCCAAAATTTAGGTCCCCAATGCAACATTTATAACCTTTTGAAAAATCTCATTCCATATAGAGGTATATATTTTTTTTTCATGGAGAATTTTTTTGCACTCTTGCAGGGACTGCACCACAACGTCAAATGTTTTTTGTTTTCCATGTATTTTGGCGTAATTGCGGCCCGTATCTGTGTCATGGTCCTTAATGTCGTCCGCTAACTGAAAGGCATTTCCAAAACAATGGGCGGCCCTTTCAATAGCCCCAATGTCTTCAATAGTTCCTGTGCCCAAAACCCAGCCCATAATAAACGCGATTTTAAAAAAAGGAATTGTTTTTTCTGGAGTATCTACTAACTGACCGGAACCTGCGCTGTTTAGAGAGTGGCTTACAAAGGTGCACAGCAGCGCTCCCAGTTGGTTAGGATCGGGAAACCTTGGGCAGTTTTCCTTAATCCAGTCCACTTGCCGACAAATGTTTTGAAATCCTTGCATGGTTAGCGCCAGGGCGCTCATCTGTGCCTTAGCTACGCCAAAGCGAGCCCACACTGTATCTTTATTTCGCCGCTTAACATCGTTGTCAAAGGAGGGCATATCGTCGATAATCAAAGAAGCCACGTGAAAGTACTCCACCGCTAGGGCGGCCTCTGCCGGATAAATGGGCGCCCCAAAGGAATGTTGCAGCTGACAGGCCCGAACAATTTCCATCAGGATAATGGGGCGGATATACTTCCCACCCCTTAGGGCGTAAGAGCAAGGCTCTGTTAGTTGCCCCTTAAAGTCCCCATCTTCGATAGCATTATTTAAAATGGTTTCAAACTCTTCGCTAAAGGTTTTATAATTTTTAGGGTTTAGCGGATGGATTCCATGAAAAAGCGCCACGCTACGCGGAGCAGTGATTCTAAAATACTGAGGTTTCCGCGTATAGGATATTAAAATAATAATAAGAACTACAATGATGGAGATATAGATGAGATGCAACATGCTGAGTTGTCCCCCCGCAGGGAATGGTCCTTTTCCGCGCTTGTTAACGGTACTGAGGAGGCGTTGAAATCTTTAGGAAAGCTGCTATCTAGTTTGGAATCTCCAATTCCTCCTGTATATTTAGGTATATAATTATTGTGTCTAGAAATTGTTTGCTTCGATGTATCAAAATATTCAGCCTGGCCGCTATTTCTTTTAGAATAATGAGGTATAGGGCTTGAATAGTTGGCAATACTCTTAAACCGGGGCACCAAGGTAACAATATTTTCCATATAATGAGTTTGATACGCTTTGTTTAAAAATGGGCTTACCGGCTTTATGCTCGTTAGTTGTGCATTTAGTGTCGGTATGTCTTCCAGAATTTCTGGCTTTATAGAATGATTAGCAAACACAGAATGCAGTATATTAGATACTTGTAACATATGTCTATTTGCGGAAAACTCCTGGTATTCTCTGCCGTGTTGCAAATCTTTGGATGGAAGGGGACCAAGAATGGGTACGTCCGTGTAGGTGCAGGTGGATTTTATGAGTTCCTGCTCTATATTCGGTTTGACATGCGGATTTCCTAAAGGAATACCCCTGCCTGCCATTACTTTTTCCACAGACGCAGGCAGATTGTGCGCTAAACACAAAATATTGTACACGTCTTTATGCGGAATATATCCATTATAGTGCTGGCCCGGTATCTGATCGCCAAGGTGCTGCTCATGCTTAATGGTACCCTTTATTCTGAGTTTAGGAACACCCTCATACGAAAAAAATTTTGTGTGCTCACTGAACCTCGTAGAGGGCATCGAAATATTTTTTGGGTTTTTTAAGGAAGGCAATGAGGAAGGCTGGGTTAGACAATTTTTCTGTGTACTCTTTAAGGTAGCTACCTGCGGAAACGTTTTTTTTTCTGTACGAACAACATTGCGCCTAATTAGGTTTTCCGTATGGGTTGAAAAAGCGGGGCGATGAATTTTAAGATTATTAAAAAGTTTATCCTTTGGAATGGGACTGTACGGCTCTAGGTCTTGCGCATCGCCGTAACCAATGTTTTTGTGCTGAGGATTCAGCATAAAAGAAAAGTTACGTAGATCACTCAGTTGCAATCCCTTTTCAGCCTTTCCGGGACTATTGGTGCATTCATTGTATACAGGCGCGGCTCCATTTTTATTGCCGCAGTACCGGGCATTTAATATATTATCAGAATATCGGTTATGACGCGGTAAATCGCTTTCCCAAAGAGGCGGATCTGACCTATAATCCGCTAACAGCTTGGAAGCATAATCATGATACATTGTATATAAAAGTTAATTATTATATTGAGAAGGCATAATTACTTCTTGTAAGGGTATAAGAGGCTTTGAAACGGCCGGTTCGGCCGGTTTTGAACCGGCGGATATCATTTTAGGTCGATCTTCTTCTAGTTCATCAGGAACAGATGGGGGAGAAACAGGAGGAATGATTTCATCTCCTCCTTTATATTTGTCGTGGATAGAAGAAACAATGACATCCATGTTTGATTTATTATAAATGTCGTTTAACTGGTGATTTAAAACATAATAATGCAAAAATAATAGTGCTACAATACATATATATATATAAATAGCCGTCTTCGTTTTTCGTTTTTTATCCACCGGCGGATTACAAATGGCAAAAAATACAACTAGTACCACTGCTGTAATGATTAAGGCTACAATGAAAGGATTTTGAAAGGATGTTTTGAACGGCTCGCATGTATAAATTTTTTCTCCTAAATTGTTGATACCCGCAATAAAATCTACATTCATTTTATATATTTATAAATTATGAAAAATTTAGAGTTACATCTCCACCGGACCAATCATTGCTAAAATCTGAGGATTCTTCAAAAAGGCCCGACTGGTTGAATGTCTTCTGCTCAGGTTTCCAAAAGTTTTCCAAAAATGGATTTTGAACAATGGGCTCATCTTCTTTATGATTTTCTTCTTCAAGGATATCATCTTTGTTACCAAGAATAACTTCTTCTTTAAACCCGGGTTTATCCTGATTAAACTTAAGAATATCTTCTTCAATCTCGGGGTTATCTTGATTAAACTCAAGAATATCTTCTTCAATCTCGGGGTTATCTTGATTAAACTCAAGACTATCTTCTTCAATCTCGGGGTTATCTTGATTAAACTCAAGAATAGTTTTCTCACTAAATCCATTTTTAACATTAAGCTCTTGGTTTTGAAGAGAATTGTCAAAATCTTTTTTAGTTGACCTAGACTGTGGCACGGGATAGTTATCTGATGGTTTACTTACTATAGTCCTCGATTGTGGCACAGGATAGTTGTTTGGTGACTTGCTAGTCAACTCTTGGCTTGCCAATAGTTCTTCCTGTTCCCTCAATAATTCTATCTCTACTTGTTTTTGGTCCCTCGGTGCCTCTTTTTGGTAGTCTTCATTAGAAAAATGTTCAGAGGGTAATGTTTCAATAAACTTTGTGAGTGGATAGCTGTTTTTTGATGAAGAAGAGCGCTGAATTTGCTGATAAAGGAGTTGAACAAGGCGCCGGTATTCACTCTGTCTTTTTTCATATTTTTTACGTAGCGTGGAGAGTTCTGCTAAAAGCGATTTTTTTTCAGATGTTAATTCTTCGATTTGATAAAGAAGGCTGCGATTGTACGAACTAAGTCTTGTATACGTTTCTTCTAATTCTGTCTTAGGCTCTACATAGGCCTGTTTTCGCAGAAATTTGTTGTACAGTTCCATTCTTTTTTTGAGCAAAAAGGTAAGACTATAATCTTGCATCTCTTTGGTAACTCTATGGTAGTTTTCTTTCCGATTTTTAACAATAAAGGGCAGCATTTTTTCTGTTGTGATAAAGGTGCCTAGATTGCTAATGTAGTCGCACAGTAGCAATTCCAAGATAGAATCTTTCTTTTCAAGGCTTATAGATTGGCTGTATTCTTTAGGTAAGAAAGAATCAACAATCGTTGATACGAAGTTTGAAAAGCTTAATGTTTTGCTGTTAATTTGAGTAATATTACAAAAATATTTGTAAAAACTATCTAGCATTTTTTCATAAAGTTTTTTATTTTGTTTAACCCCTAAAATATAGCCCTTTACTTGATACTGATATTCCATAACAATGGAATGTTTTTTGTATAGTGCATTTTTGTATAAAAAGTTATAAAAAATGTTGATAAAATATGCGCCAAAGGTTTCGAAAATACTTATAACGTGGGATTCTTCTTGATCCATTATATCATACGTAATATTATTTTAGTAAAAAATGAATAATACCATGCAAAAAAAATATTTTTAGACTTATTTTAAGCTTGCGCTTTTTTAATAAACGCTTAAACACGTCTTAAATTATCTTTTAGGACACTTAAAAATTAAGTCGAAATTTACTCCAGTAAGGATTGCTTTTATCAATGACGACCTCTTTACTATAGACGGCTTTACATAATTTTAATAAAGCTTTAGAGCCAAAGCTGAAGGCGGTGGGCAGCGGCACTGTACTATGGTAAAAATGTTGCCGATATTCATCCTCGCGGATGTACACAAGTTTCCTATACCCTTTAAACACAATATGGCTGATTTCTTCCACGTACTCCTTATCCTGTTTGGAATAGCGGTTGCTTTGACGGGAAAAATTTGACATACAAATAGAGGCGTTTGTAAAAATGGAAACAAATGCATTTTTACGAAGATTGGCGGGTAAATCGGTGTCGTCTTGGCAGCAAATAATCATCGAAATAAAACAGTGACGATTTTGGTAAAAAAACTTTTTAAAAATTTCTTTTGTAAAAAGTGGGTGCAGTTCAGCGGCGCAGTCGTCTAATATTAAAAGTAAACGAGGATTAAGATTAATATAGTTTAACGTAAACTTTTCATCCTCTGTAAGAGATAAGTTTTTATACATATGAATGTTCTGTATAATAATTTTTTTTAAAAGTTGCTGATAAAGAGACGTAATCTTTTCTTCTTTTTTTTGGTCCGTTTGTTCAGCCTTTAAGCACTCCACTTTTGCAATATTTTTGTTTTCCTTTTGCTGTATATCGATTGGAAGTTTATGATACAATGTTTTTAGCATGTCGATGTTGTTTACTCGACTGTAAATGGAGGACATCATGGTTTGCCGCTGCCAGATGGCCTCCAAAAAGCGTTCAGCGCCTTTGTTGTCATTTTTTTTTTGCTTATCAGCAAGCCACAAGCGGTAGTGAATTAAAGTTGGATGTACAAAGCCCTCATACGAACGATTTGAAGGCTCCGAGGGAGCAACTACTAAAATTTGTTCAATATGGGGTTGCAGGATTTTCATAATATGTTTAACATACACAGTTTTGCCTGTTTTTGAGGGGCCATATAGCACGGTTGTTTTGTCGATAAAATGATGTGCTTTGAATTGTAGTTCAGGAATTAGCTTTCCTGAAGGAGTTGTTAGGGCCATCTCTATATTATTACAATTCTGCTTTTGTATATAAAATTTCTTTTTCGAGTTTGTTATTATTGTTGACCCACATATCCACCCGTATCGTATCATCAGGCACATTGAGCATTTCAAGCGCATTTTCTAACTGTTTTTTTGTTTTTTCCAGCTGGCTTTTTTCATCGGGGGTTAAATTTTCTTTACTAAGCAGCTGCTTGATTTTTTCTTCGCAGTCATCTATGAAATCATACTCTCGAGCTTTTTTGATATTTCCAGATGCTTTCTCTAGATTTTTTAGCTCCTTAAAGGAAAGCAGTCCCTTAATCCCGCTGTCTGTGTGAAAGGTTGAATTATAGATGGAGAGCCCTGGAGCATCCGGGCCAGTTTCTTGTATATTTTTTGCTTTTTTGTGGTAAATGGTATTTCGTAAAATCTCTTTTCCTATTTTTAGATCTTCCTCATGACGGTCCAAAATCCGTTTTATTATTTCATTATTTTGATTAAAATAGTTGTAGCGCTCTCTGTTGGCCTTAAAGCTTCCCAGAAGTGTCCAGTTGCCTAATTGAATGGATGAAACCTCTGAGAAAATCTGGTCTTTATATTTATAATAAAATTCATCAATCTTTTGCTGGTTACTACTACTATCCACCACATCATAAATAATAAAGGCAAACTCTAGGTCGGGTTTTTCTGGGTAGATGCTTTCCGTAGCGGCCCGCAACTCTTCGTAATTATCCTCAATGTAATAATTCCATTTATAAAACGTATCCTGAGGTGGAATGTGTTGCGAAAGATATCTAGTAATTTTTGTATTAAAGAGAATGGGTTTAAATACCTTTGGATTTTCAAGCATATGTTTTATGCTTTGGTGAAGTTCTATATTTTGTAATATGTGGGCTGCTGCCCTATAGCCCTGTGGGGTTTGAGTGATTGCATCAATATCGGCCTGAAGCTCATTAGGTACATTTAATGTTTTTTGCATGATGTGTAAAGGGATGCGCTCAGGATCCATTAAATCGGTGTATTCTGTGCTTGCACAGGTGTCTGCACAAGTGCTTACACAAGTGTCTACATTGGTGTCTGCACAAGTGCTTGCACAAGTGTCTACATTGGTGTCTGCACAAGTGCTTACACAAGTGCTTACACAAGTGTCTGCACAAGTATCTGCACAAGTGCTTGCACAAGTGTCTACATTGGTGTCTGCACAAATGTCTGCACAAGTGCTTGCACAAGTGTCTACATTGGTGTCTGCACAAGTGCTTGCACAAGTGCTTGCACAAGTGCTTGCACAGGTATACGCACTTTGAGCATGAAGATTAGGATCAAACACAAAATGTTCCCGTAAAAAGCTGTCGATTGTTGTTTTAGCTTCCTTGCTTTTCTGTGTTTGAGTTTTGCAGTTGTCTGCTATAGATAAAAGTGTATTTACTACCGATTCAGAGGGAACATCATTAGTTTCCTGTTTCAAAGTATCAACTAATGTTATTAGCTCGCTGAGAAGCGTTTTGGTCGTGTAGGTGGGTTTTGAATAGGAGGGCATCCATTCCTGCAGAGCTTTGAAGACGTATCCAATAAAACTAGTCATTATAAGACGTCGAATATACTGCTCCCGCAAATTTGTAAAGGAGCAAAAGGCCACCCTGCTATCATTTTTAAACTGTTTATAAGGATTTGTTTTTTGATAAAGTTGCTTAAGCGTTTCTTCGGATATTTCAGTGGAGGGATCCTCCAATACGTTTTTGAGAAGCTCATCAATATTAAATTCTGCCATATCTTAGGTTTATTATATACGTATTAAAGCTTTAATATAAGGGGGGTATAACAATGGACGAAATTATTAATAAATACCAAGCTGTTGAAAAACTTTTTAAAGAAATTCAGGAAGGATTGGCTGCGTATGATCAATACAAGACCTTAATTAGTGAATTATTGCACTATAATAATCATATCAAGCAGGAGTATTTTAATTTTTTAATGATTATTTCACCTTATCTTATTAGGGCGCATAGCGGAGAAACACTGCGAAACAAAGTAAATAATGAAATTAAACGTCTTATTTTGGTCGAAAATATCAATACCAAAATATCTAAAACGCTCGTAAGTGTTAATTTTTTACTACAGAAAAAACTTTCAGCGGATGGGATGAAAACGAAAAACATTTGGTGCACCAATAATCCCATGCTGCAGGTAAGAACAGCCCACAACCTTTTTAAACAATTATGCGACACCCAGTCCAAAACTCAATGGGTACAAACTTTAAAATACAAGGAATGCAAGTATTGTCATACCGATATGGTATTTAACACCACGCAGTTTGGGCTGCAATGTCCTAACTGCGGTTGTATTCAAGAGTTGATGGGAACTATTTTTGACGAAACGCATTTTTACAACCATGATGGGCAAAAAGCAAAGTCAGGTATCTTTAACCCTAACCGTCACTATCGGTTCTGGATAGAACATATTCTTGGTAGAAATTCAGAACAAGAGTTGGGGACCAAACAAGATCCCTGTGGAACCAAGGTCTTGCAACAACTAAAAAAAATTATTAAGCGCGATAATAAATGCATCGCGCTTTTGACGGTCGAAAATATTCGAAAAATGTTAAAAGAGATAAACCGCACAGACTTAAATAATTGTGTTTCTCTTATATTGCGTAAACTTACCGGAGTAGGGCCGCCTCAAATATCAGAGTCGATTTTACTACGAGGTGAGTACATATTTACAGAGGCAATTAAGATACGGGAAAAAGTATGTAAAAAAGGGCGTATTAACAGGAATTATTACCCATATTATATATATAAAATTTTTGACGCCATTTTGCCCCCAAATGATACCACGAATCGACGTATTTTACAATATATTCATTTACAAGGAAACGATACGCTAGCTAATAATGATAGTGAGTGGGAATCTATCTGTATGGAGCTTCCTGAAATAAAGTGGAAGCCCACAGATCGAACCCATTGCGTTCATTTTTTTTAAAAATAAAGATTTTTTTAGTTTTTTTATGAAATTTTTAAAAGATGAAATGTTCTTGTAACATTATTTTTTAGGTACTGTAACGCAACACAGCTGAACCATTCTGAAGAAGAAGAAAGTTAATAGCGGATGCCGATACCACAAGATCAGCCGTGGTGATAGACCCCACATAATCTGTGTCCCAGCTAATATAAAATTCTCTTGCTCTGGATACGTTAATATGACCGCTGGGTTGGTATTCCTCCCGTGGTTTCAAAGCAAAGGTAATCATCATCGCGCCCGGATCGTCGGGGGTTTTAATCGAATTGCCTCCGTAGTGGAAGGGTATGTAAGAGCTGCAGAACTTTGATGGAAATTTATCGATAAGATTGATACCGTGAGCAGTAACGGAAATGTTTTTAATAATAGGTAATGTGATCGGATAAGTAATGGGGGTAATATCAGATATGGATGAACATGCATCTGGAAGAGCTGTATCTCTATCCTGAAAGCTTACCTCTGCGTGGTGGGTAGGCTGCATAATGGCGTTAACAACATGTCCGAACTTGTGCCAATCTCGGTGTTGATGAGGATTTTGGTCGGAAATATTCCAGGTGGGTTTTAATCCTATAAACATATATTCGATGGGCCATTTAAGAGCAGACATTAGTTTTTCATCGTGATGGTTATTGTTCGTGTGGGTCACCTGCGTTTTATGGACACGTATCAGGGAAAATCGAACGCGTTTTACAAAAAGATTGTGTATTTCAGGGGTTACAAACAGGTTATTGATGTAAAGCTCATTATTCGTGAGCGAGATTTCACTAATGACTCCTGGGATAAACCATGGTTTAAAGCGGATGTTGCGTCTACTGGGGCGCCCAGGTATAAAACGTGACTGGCGGATAAAAAGTCCGGGAAATTCATTCACCAAATCCTTTTGCGATGCAAGCTTTATGGTGATAAAGCGCTCGCCGAAGGGAATGGATACCGAGGGAATAGCAAGGTTCACGTTCTCATTAAACCAAAAGCGCAGCTTAATCCAGAGCGCAAGAGGGGGCTGATAGTATTTAGGGGTTTGAGGTCCATTACAGCTGTAATGAACATTACGTCTTATGTCCAGATACGTTGCGTCCGTAATAGGGGTAATATCTTGTTTACCTGCTGTTTGGATATTGTGGGAGTTCTCGGGAAAATGCTGTGAAAGAAATTTCGGGTTGGTATGGGTGCATGTTCGCTGCGTATCATTTTCATCGGTAAGAATAGGTTTGCTCTGGTGCGGCTTGTGCATATCTTGAACGTTGCATAGGAGAGGGCCACTGGTTCCCTCCACCGATACCTCCTGGCCAACCAAGTGCTTATATCCAGTCATTTTATCTCCTGGGATGCAAAATTTACGCACAAGCGTTGTAACATCCGAACTATATTCGTCCAGGGAGTTTCCATTTACATCGAATCTTACATTTTCATAAAGCCGTTCTCCGGGGTATTCGCAGTAGTAAACCAAGTTTCGGTACGCATTCTTTGTGCCGGGCACAATGGGCCTCCCAAAAGGATCCACAAGCGTGTAAACGGCGCCCTCCAAAGGTGTTTGGTTGTCCCAGTCATATCCGTTGCGAGGAAACGTTTGAAGCTGACCATGGGCCCCCATCTGGGATGAGCCCTGAATCGGAGCATCCTGCCAGGAGGAATGACACGCGCCCAATATATGGTGGCCTACCATATCATGGAAAAAGTCTCCGTACTGGGGAATACCAAAGGTAAGCTTGTTGCCCAATGTGGGGGTACCCGTATGTGGACGTACTTTATTGTATTCAAACCCTATTGGGACGTAAGGCTTAAAATGTGCGTTAAAATGCACCATATGTGTTTCTTCGATTTGACTCAAAGTGGGTTCGGGGTCGGGTTTCCCATAACTTTTGTTAACATTTTTAATGTTAGAGATCCTGCTATTAAGCAAGTCTTGGGCCAAAATGATCTTGTCGGCCTTCCCATCGTTAGCAATAAGACAAAAAGCTCCTCCTGATGCCATATATAATGTTATAAAAATAATTTATTGTTTTTATTAAATATGGCGGTTTATGCGAAGGACCTTGATAATAACAAAGAGTTAAACCAAAAATTGATCAACGATCAGCTTAAAATTATTGACACGCTTTTGCTGGCAGAAAAAAAAAACTTTTTGGTGTACGAACTACCTGCCCATTTTGACTTTTCCTCCGGCGACCCTTTGGGCAGTCAGCGCGACATTTACTATGCCATCATAAAAAGTCTCGAGGAGCGCGGATTTACTGTCAAAATATGTATGAAGGGAGACCGCGCCCTTCTTTTCATCACCTGGAAAAAAATACAATCCATTGAGATCAACAAAAAAGAAGAATATCTGCGCATGCACTTCATACAAGACGAAGAGAAAGCGTTTTATTGTAAATTTTTAGAGTCTAGATGAGCTTTTACGTAATGTTGTACAGTATTATATATATGTCTTGTAAGCATTTGTTGTAAAGTAATAAGTAAAAGATAAATAAAAATGACTATTAAAATAAAGCCCAAACCATTAAAAATATTTTTATCTGTTAGATTTAATTTAATAAACGGCTCATGGAATGCGTGATGGGCCGCTGTATTGAATGCCGCCGCATGAGGGGCTGCTGCATTGAATGCCGCTGTATGAGGGGCCGTTGCATTGAATGCCGCCGCATGGGGCGCGGCATTTGCTCGCATGTAAGGATCGTGATGGGTTGAGTCATCATCCCAGTAATAATCGCCATCTTTATCTAGCTGAATTGTATACCCCATTTATATATCACTTATTATTTTTTTTTAATGTTTCATGAATTTCATTATAGGCGGTGAAAGGATCCTCAGGCCCCTTCTGTAAAAGATTATACAGATCCTCAGATGCTTTATGTTTCGTACGAATTAAGGCGGGGTATAATAAAAGAGAGGGCCCCAGTTCTAAACAAATTTTACTTAGCGGGCTCATATTTTGCACAAAGTTTCCCACGACTTGCGATGTTTCATAACGCATTTTAAAGAGCTTTATCATAAAAGTGTTATGAAGGCCGGTGTAGTCTGGTCTATAGTTAAGAAAGGGGATTTCTCTAGTGCCGTCAAACACGATCTCGAGCCCTCTAGCAAGTCCGATCAAAATTTCTTCAGCAATGGAAGAGTATCTAATTCCTACATTACGAAGCGTAAGCATTTCTATGGCATCATCTATTTCCTGCATAGAGGAATCTATTGTAGGAATTTTAATACCATCTGTGCTGATTTGTTCATTTCCGAGATAGGTAAGCAACATATTAATTTTTTCTAGTTTTACTAGCTTAGTCTTACGATCATAATCATGTTCTTTTTTATAAAAGGAGTTGGGATCACCGTTGGACCGTAGATGGTTAATCAGGCGGTCTACTTGCTTCGTGCTAGGTTTAATACTTTTTTCACTATACTCGCTTTCAGCATAGTTATGTTTACGATCTCTTTTAGAAATAACTGTTTTTTGAGATGTCTCAGACTCTGCATATTTTTTTCTATGCGTAGAAAGGGAATAACTGTGTATGCGGTCATGTCGTGAACTACTGCTGCGTGCAGGGCCTCGGCGTGTTCTACCGCTGCGCACACTGTCATCTCGCACACTGCCATTTCGTATACTGCCATGTCGCATACTGCCGCTGCATACACTCTCACTACATATACTGTCAGTACATACGCTGTCGCGGCGTAAGCCATCGCGGCTTATGACATCGCTGCCTCCACGCGAGGGTTTTTTAGATATAACACTATGTGCGGAGTCAAGCGAAAATTCAGGGTCATTAAAGTTAATACCCAATGACTTTGCCAGTCCGTTAAGTTCCTCATCAAAATGATCGGTGGGAAAATTTTGCTGCTTACCCATGACTTGTTTTTCAAGTTCCTCTAAATTAGCTTGCTCATTTATATGGAGATTATTCATAAGTGTAGTAATCCCAGCAAGATTTGCTCCTTCTAAAAATGTGGTATCCTCCATTAGATATACTATACTATTTAAAAAGCTTTTAAATAAAAATGTCTTTGGAAGAAATGCTTTCTTCAAGGGTGTGTAGCTCAGATACAAACGCCTCCTCAGAAAGTTTTCCGCCATATTCTTTCCTCATCGTATAGGAGAGCGCCGGCCTAATGTAGGAAATCCACTGAGAGGTGAAAAAACGGTACAACATATTTAGCAGCTCGCGGGCCTCCCACCTTTTGGGCTCCGTATAGTGCAAATCAATATAAGAGGCAGCGCATGAAAAGCTGCAAAAGTTCCCGAGAACGCCCATCTCAATCTCTCCTCGCTCATTTTCACGCATATAGGTGGGCACGAATTTCGGGACAGTCTTGAAATAAAGATGACACGTCCAGCATTTAAAGCTAGAATGGGTAACCCATTTGGAAACACTGGTGAATACGGAGGGAAGCTTTTTTTCGACCTCGGCTTCATCGCCATTCGTATTTAATGCGTCGGTAGTGTTTTTTTTGGATTGCAAGCATTCTTCGATGGTAATTCCAGATAAATATAAAATATTAGGACAATTAGTTTCCATAATTTTGATAGTTATTTTTATACAACATGGATTTAATTAAAGATAAATGGAGGACGAAACGGAATTGTGTTTTCGGTCAAACAGGGTTACGAGGCTTGAAATGTTTGTGTGCACATACGGGGGAAAAATTAGCAGCCTTGCATGTTCGCATATGGAGTTAATTAAGCTATTGCAAATCGCCGAGCCGGTGAAGGCGTTGAACTGCAACTTTGGCCACCAGTGCCTACCGGGCTACGAATCTTTAATAAAGACTCCGAAAAAAAGCAAAAACATGTTGCGCCGTCCGCGTAAAACAGAAGGCGATGGAACCTGCTTCAATAGCGCCATTGAAGCTTCTATTTTGTTTAAAGACAAGATGTATAAACTAAAATGCTTTCCTAGCACCGGAGAAATTCAGGTCCCGGGCGTCATTTTTCCAGATTTTGAAGACGGAAAAAACATCATACAACAGTGGGTAGAATTCTTGCAACATCAACCTATTGAAAAAAAGGTACAGATCATTGAATTTAAAACGATTATGATTAATTTTAAGTTTCAAATAAACTCGGTGTCTCCCCGCGTCATCATTCATTTAAAAAAATTTGCGGCCTTGTTGGAACAAATACCCACTCCATATCCCATACGTGAAATAAAGCCTCCATTAGAAGACTCAAAAGTGTCCGCAAAATTTATGGTCAGTCCGGGAAAAAAAGTACGCATCAATGTTTTTCTTAAAGGTAAGATAAATATTTTAGGCTGCAACACGAAGGAATCCGCGGAGACCATTTATGCGTTTTTGAAAGATCTTATCAGCGTACATTGGCAAGAAATTTTGTGCGTGTTACCGGTACCCGACTAGAGAATATTTTCATTAATAAGGTAATCAGCGATGCTAAAAAGAATAACAAGAAAAATACCCTGAAGAACTATGCCAAAGTAGGTAGGTTTTCTGCATGTAACGGCATGGTTAAAATTGCTAATGATGTAGTCCACAAAGGCATTGCTCAATACCACTAAAAATAGTAAAAAAAGGATCAGTGCTCTTTTTATATCCATATACTTTAAAACTTATTTTTTACGCTAATAATTTCCTGCGGCCGCATTATAAACTGTAGGTCATCTATAACGCCCAGTCCTGTTAAAAGTAGAGTACTATGTTTTAAAGGATTTAAAATGTCCGCCGCGAGAATGTTAATATAATTTTCAAAATGGTTTACAGGAATGCGTAAACGTTTTTTTTCGCACTGCGGCTGCTTTAGGGTCGAATACTGGCAGGAGGTATATATATTAATAAGACCGCGGTCGATGGTTTCAATATCTTCATAGAATTCAATGCGCGGCGTCAAAAGTTTTTTAAGGTATTGACATAACTCATCATACGTGTAGGATTGGAGAGGCGAAAGAAGGATGCGGTCAAAGTTAAAAACATTTTTTTGAAGAACCTTTAAAGCATGGTCCGCACCCGTGGTTTCCAGAATATGCTTTATTCTATGAATGTCATTTAAATCAACAAAGTCTGATAGCTTTGTGTAGAACTCGGTGACCGAGTTTATTTTCTGGAAATCGGTTTTTTGAAAAAGATCTTCAATGTGTTTGCGGGTTGTGTTGCTTTGCAGTCCATACAAGACATCAAAAAATTCAATCAACAAAAACTTATACAAATGATTCATATAAAAAGCTTTGTTGGCCTTATCCTGATGAGGGTATGGTTCCTCCAGGGGATACAAAATGGCTTGGTCTATATCCCTAGGATCAATGGTCAATGTTGCGATGGGAAGCTTTTCCAGCGTAGCGGGAAGAGTTTGGGTTGGAGCGTAGTAAAAGTATAGCCCAGTTTTTCCCTCTGAAAGAAAGCCCACAAATTCTTTTTTCATGTTTTGCAGCACCGCCGAGGGTATGATTTCGTACTGTTTAAAATGTTTGTTGAAAAGGCGAATAAATTTCCAGGTTTCTTCAAAGCTTGCAATATCGGTGGGCCGAAGATCAAAGTCAATGGGAATGTCGTCATGAATGTAGGACGATAGTCTTATGGGAAAATAAATAGGGCGATCGGTGTCTGAGACGATCAGTAAAGCATAACAAAAGTTATGCCTGTTGATAAGTTTTTTAGTAACCGTGTAGCCGGGAATGTTTTTCACGTCATGGATATCCCACCAGCCATCCTTACACATAAACTCGCTCATAGAATGGATGACCTCCATCACAGGGTCCTCCTCGGTAAAAATATACTGGGCCTCACTGTTTTTCAGAAATCTTTTTTGCTGGGTCATGGCCATGGGATAGATCCCTTCATTCGTGTCAAAGATAATGGCTATCTTCTTCGATGGGCTAAGAATTTTTTGTATTGTGCTGGGAGACACCTCGAACTCGATGTCCCCCTGTTTATCTTTAAAAAAGACACAGTGGAGGTCGTAGCATATGGCAACAAGATCCAGAAAGATGTCCTGCCATGCGGTGTCCCATTGAAGCAGTTGGTTTTTTTGTTCAACAAAGGTTTGTAGGATAAAGTTTGCCAGCTCCGCGCCGCTGGAAAACATGTTGCCGGCCCCGTTCCCCAAAATATAGTACTGCGGCGTATTGGCCGCCTTTGCAATTTCAACGGCAAGGGCCTTGGGAGCAAGATCCAAAATTCGAGCAAGGGAATAAAAAAGCCCGGCATTGCTAATTCCGAGCATGGTCTGCTCCACCCCCACAATGCAAAAAATGTCGGGCTCTTTTATCGTATTAGAAAACAGTTCATCTGCTATTTGGTGGGGTAGAAAGGCAATCCGGTTCACCGGTATTTTTTTTCCATAGGACAAGGTGTGACGCGATGTTTGTGTATTAAGATCCTCCAGGTCTTGTTCTACAAACGTGTGCTTAGTGAGGCAGGTATTATTAATATAGAACCGCTTTGTGCCTAGCAGGGCCTTCGTCTTTTGGCAGCACGGCAGACAGTAATTTAGGGGGTGGCGGCCTTCTAGTAGGCTTAGATGAGGGTAGTCAGGATGCGGGCAGCTATAGTAGGCAGGTACCCCCTCCGTGAAATTCCAATACTTTACTAGCTCCTTGCGTTTGGCTGGCGGCATGGATTTCACCTCGGCCTCTGAGTAAATGACGGGTGGCCGTGGATGCTGGCATAGGACGGAGTAAACCGTTGCCTGCGTGTCATACTTGCGCAGATCATACAAGTCGGGGTCCTGTTCCTGAAGCGCACGTAGCTGAGAGGCTCCCTTTCCTTGTTGTTTATCGTGCAATTGAGAGAGTTTGTTAACCATAATTTTGTCAGGCCCGGTAATCAGGTTATCCAAAAACACAAATAAGTAAACCCAAAGATAGTTAAACTCTTCCTGGGTAATGTTAAACATTTCTATTTTGATATCGGTGACCCTATGGTAGATGCGAATATTGCGGCCGCCGTAGATTGTTTCCCACCGGGCCGCAACGTTTGTGTCAAAGAGGTAGGCATACGTGTTTTGGAGCAACGCAACGTTGATGTCCATTTTGCGGCCTGGACCGGAGGAAATAATGATCATCCGCTCGATTTCGTGGGGATCATACGAATAAATCCCCTTTTTAAATAAAAAATTATAGACCCCAGTTTGCTGGAGGCCCCGCACGGAAATAATTCCTGCTTGCTCATATTTTCGCCAACGACTTTTCAGCTCGGTAAATCCCTTGCTAGAAAGCGTATAGGGCCAAAAGGTAGACACCGACATGGAGCTGATAGAAATTTGGATGTCCTCGTTGGAGGGAAGGGGCAGGCTCCCTCCACGGGGAAACGCAGCAGGCCCCATATCATTAATTGTATGAATAATAGGGTTTATAAAATTATTTAGGGTAGACACCACGGAGTTAAAGTCGTGGCGCTCGTTTTCTGACCAATTGCTTTCGATAAAGTAGTGCCCGTTGTTTTGAATGGTAAGAATAAAGGCCTTTTTATTGATATAGCGTATTAAAATAACGGTGGGGACACGGAATGTTTTATTACTGAATTTTTCAGGCTCCGTGGAGGTTATATGATGTTTGGAAACCACGGTGGGACCTGTTTTACTATAAAAGAACACCACCAGCTGAGGAATATCAGGAGTGGCTGGAAATAGGTCGAAAACATTGCGCACATTAATTTGAATATTTACGAGGGGCGAAATTTTGATCATTGCCGAGGTAACGGCCAACGTGCCGCGTGTTAGTTTATTCCCCTCGTACTTGGCAACGACCTGTTGCGCTCTGGCGTACGTAAAGTTTATTAGTTTTTGTTCAAGGAGAAGCCTCTTTTTAAGACTGGTCAAAGATGGAGAAAGAGCAGGATACTGTTTTTCCATTTGTAAGGGAGACTGTATCAGTAGTTTAAAGGCATCGGGGGAAAGAAGAGGCCAATACTTCATAATAAGGCCGTAATAGAGTAAGTCAAATTGGTAATTATCCTCTATGGCAATGGAGATTTGGCGCCGCATGGGGGCCACGAGCGTGTTGAGGTCTGCCACAAAGATGTGATGAATGTTTTTTATGAGCTGGAAGCTGTCGAGCGCTTCCACATAGAGCTCATCTTTTTGACTTTCCATCGTTGCGTCGATGTTTAGGCCACCCACTTGTTGAAACTCCTTTTTGTAGTCACGAATATCTAGCGCCACCCCGCTACCGCTTAACATTAGGCGATACGTTACCTGAAGCGCGTTGTTTTGAAAAAAGAAAATGTGTTGTCTATAAGGGGGAACCCCTGTGGCAACGTAAATTTTTTCTCGGATGTCTTTAAAGGTATCTTCAGGAAAAATACTATACTCGCTATACACCGTCTCAATTTCTGGCATCATCACGTTTGTCTCCTCGCCACTATCCTCCACAAAAAGTTTTTCAAACTCATCTAAATCGTCGCTATCCCCACCCACGACGTATTGCGAAAGCTTTTTCTCCCAATCTTTGCCGTAAAAATTTTGTAAAATTTCTTTATCCTTAGGGGTTCGCTGTAGGTCTTTGTGGCAGGCCTGTAACACGTTTGCAGGAACGGATCCCAAAAAAATAAACGTCTTCGTGTACTCATTTTCTGCAGGATTATAAAGAGTAACTCGTAGAGGATTTGTTAAAAAGTCGTTGTGAAATTCCATTCATATATAAGATTCTGTCGTATTTGGTATATGAAATATACCTGGTATAGGAAATAAAATTTAAAATAAAAAACAGATAATATCTATCATGGACCGTTCTGAGATTGTTGCACGGGAAAATCCGGTGATTACCCAACGGGTTACAAATCTCCTACGAACCAATGCTCCTCTACTATTCATGCCCATTGATATCCATGAAGTACGATATGGAGCCTACATGCTCTTCATGTATGGTTCCCTCGAAAACGGTTACAAAGCAGAAGTAAGGATTGAAAACATCCCAGTTTTCTTTGACGTACAGATTGAGTCTGATAACACAAATCAGCTTTTTTTAAAGTCGCTGCTGGCGGCTGAAAATATTACGTATGAACGGCTAGAGACGCTGACCCAGCGCCCAGTAATGGGGTATCGCGAGAAGGAAAAAGAGTTTGCGCCGTACATTCGAATATTTTTTAAAAGCTTATATGAGCGGCGAAAGGCGATTACTTACCTGAACAATATGGGTTACAACACGGCCGCGGACGACACAACCTGTTACTACCGAATGGTTTCCCGAGAGTTAAAACTGCCTCTTACAAGTTGGATACAGCTTCAGCAATATACCTATGAGCCTCGCGGCTTGGTACACAGGTTTTCAGTAACCCCTGAAGGTCTTGTTTCCTATCAGGATGATGTCCCCACAGACCACAGCATCGTAATGGCCTACGATATAGAAACCTATAGCCCTATTAAGGGAACCGTCCCGGACCCAAATCAGGCAAACGACGTGGTGTTCATGATATGCATGCGCATTTTTTGGATTCACTCCACAGAGCCTCTAGCAAGCACGTGCATCACCATGGCACCCTGTAAAAAATCCTCAGAGTGGACCACCATCGTATGTTCCTCTGAAAAAAATTTGCTGTTAAGCTTTGCTGAACAGTTTAGCCGCTGGGCTCCGGATATATGCACGGGGTTTAATGATTCTCGGTACGACTGGCCCTTTATCGTCGAAAAATCCATGCAGCACGGTATTCTCGAAGAAGTCTTTAACAAAATGAGCCTTTTCTGGCCCCAAAAGCTGGATACCATTCTAAAATGCTATTATGTGAAGGAAAAGAGAGTCAAAATCTCGGCCGAAAAATCTATCATTTCCTCCTTTTTGCATACCCCTGGATGCCTGCCCATTGATGTCCGCAACATGTGCATGCAGCTTTACCCTAAAGCCGAAAAAACAAGTCTAAAAGCGTTTTTAGAAAATTGTGGGCTAGATTCGAAGATAGACCTGCCGTACCATCTCATGTGGAAGTATTATGAAACGCGAGACAGTGAAAAGATGGCCGACGTGGCCTACTACTGCATTATAGATGCCCAGCGCTGTCAGGACCTTCTGGTGCGCCACAATGTTATCGCCGATCGCAGAGAGGTAGGAATCTTGTCATACACCTCGTTGTATGACTGTATCTACTACGCGGGAGGGCACAAGGTATGCAATATGCTTATTGCCTACGCCATCCATGATGAGTACGGCCGCATTGCCTGCAGCACCATTGCTCGGGGTAAGCGGGAACACGGAAAATATCCCGGCGCCTTTGTGATTGACCCCGTTAAAGGGCTTGAACAGGATAAACCCACCACCGGCCTCGACTTTGCGTCGCTATACCCCTCCCTCATCATGGCCTACAACTTTTCGCCAGAAAAATTTGTAGCCTCTCGGGATGAGGCAAATAGCCTCATAGCTAAGGGCGAGTCTCTTCACTACGTCTCCTTTCACTTCAATAACCGTCTAGTAGAAGGATGGTTTGTGCGGCATAATAACGTTCCTGATAAAATGGGATTGTACCCAAAAGTACTCATTGATCTACTTAATAAACGAACCGCTCTTAAACAAGAGCTTAAAAAACTAGGTGAAAAGAAGGAATGTATCCATGAATCCCATCCTGGGTTTAAGGAACTACAGTTCCGCCATGCCATGGTAGACGCGAAACAAAAGGCATTGAAAATTTTCATGAACACTTTTTACGGCGAGGCGGGTAATAATTTGTCACCCTTCTTTCTGCTTCCTCTGGCCGGAGGAGTCACCAGTTCGGGTCAATATAATCTTAAACTCGTCTATAACTTTGTTATCAACAAAGGTTACGGAATCAAGTACGGCGACACCGACTCGTTATACATTACATGCCCGGATAGTCTTTATACAGAGGTAACAGACGCATACTTAAATAGTCAAAAAACAATAAAACATTATGAGCAACTCTGTCATGAAAAGGTGCTTCTGTCCATGAAGGCCATGTCTACACTATGCGCTGAGGTGAATGAATACCTGCGACAAGATAATGGTACCAGTTATCTACGTATGGCCTACGAGGAAGTACTCTTCCCCGTTTGCTTTACAGGCAAGAAAAAATATTACGGCATTGCTCATGTAAACACACCCAATTTTAATACAAAAGAATTATTCATCCGCGGAATAGATATCATTAAGCAGGGTCAAACAAAACTCACCAAAACGATAGGTACGCGAATTATGGAAGAATCCATGAAACTGCGCCGCCCTGAGGACCATCGCCCGCCTCTTATTGAAATCGTTAAAACGGTTTTAAAGGATGCTGTGGTTAACATGAAACAGTGGAATTTTGAAGACTTTATCCAAACAGATGCGTGGAGACCGGACAAAGACAACAAAGCAGTCCAAATCTTTATGTCTCGCATGCACGCTCGGCGTGAGCAACTAAAAAAACACGGCGCCGCCGCAACATCGCAATTTGCTGAGCCCGAGCCGGGAGAACGCTTCTCCTACGTTATCGTGGAAAAACAGGTGCAATTTGATATCCAAGGCCACCGCACAGACACCACCAGAAAGGGAGACAAAATGGAATACGTCTCTGAAGCAAAGGCTAAAAATCTTCCAATCGATATATTGTTTTATATCAATAACTATGTTCTAGGCCTGTGCGCGAGATTCATTAATGAAAATGAAGAGTTTCAGCCCCCCGGCAACGTCAGCAATAAGGACGAATACGCCCAGCGCCGAGCCAAATCCTACCTGCAAAAATTCGTGCAATCCATTCATCCTAAAGACAAGTCTGTCATTAAGCAAGGCATTGTTCATCGACAGTGCTACAAATACGTTCATCAAGAAATCAAAAAAAAAATAGGCATCTTTGCCGATCTTTATAAAGAATTTTTTAACAATACCACAAACCCCATCGAAAGCTTTATTCAAAGCACTCAGTTTATGATACATTACTTTGATGAAGAACAAAAAGTAAACCATTCAATGAAAAAAATGGTTGAGCAGCGTACTACTTTGGCTGGTAACCCGGCTGGTAACCCGGCTGGTAACCCAGCCAGCAATGCGCTGATGCGGGCTATATTTACGCAGTTGATTACGGAAGAAAAAAAAATTGTACAAGCCTTATACAATAAGGGGGACGCAATACACGACCTTCTCTCCTATATCATTAACAATATAAACTACAAAATTGCCACATTTCAGACGAAGCAGATGTTGACGTTCGAGCTTTCCAGTACTCATGTAGAACTGCTATTAAAACTAAACAAAACGTGGCTTATTTTGGTGGGAATTCATGTAGCAAAAAAACATCTGCATACTCTTTTGGGTTTATCTAACAATGAACCGCCGTCTAAGACATTCATTCAGCAAGCTATAGAGGAAGAATGTGGCAGTATTAAACCATCTTGCTACGACTTTATTTCCTAATATTTTTTAAGAAACTCTTTAAACAAATCCTTCGCGTGCTCAAAGGTCTTAAACCCATGGCCCTTATGATTCGCCAAAAAAGCGGTTTCATCAAGATTTTCTAAACCTTTTACGGATGAAGAAATAAGGTGTTCAGCCTCGTTTGCCCATTTTCTATGATTTTTTTTCACCTCGGGTTCTAGATCTGTTTTCTCCATATACTCATTGTGGTCATATTTTTTTTTGGGAGGAGGCGGAGTGGGTGGAGGAATGGGTGGAGGAAGTACACCCGGATTTCCCGCTTCAGTCGTTTTATAATAAAATAGAAGCATAATACAAAGAATAAGAATTATCGCAAATAGGATAACCAGTGTCCCAGTCGAGGGCATTTTGTTATATAAGTAACGTTTTTTTTATTTTTTATAATTCGAATGAAGAACTATGATGGATATGTCTTTTATTCAAGACATTTATTATACTCAAAGGCATTTCATCATACTCAAGGGCATTTCATTATACTCAAGGGCATTTTATTATACTGTGAATTAGAAACTATAAAATTCGGATATCGCTATCATACTGTTTATCTGAGAAGGTCTCACTGGGTCCTGTAATGGAGAACCCATACTCTGTAATGCTGGGGTTTATAATGTGGTCGGGGCTGACAAGCACATTTCTAAATTGCGAGAGTTCTAGGTTTAGACGCAGTCGCAATAGTCGCTGTATATTTGTAATAAATATTAGATTGCGAATGAGACGAGTGTCAAAGCGATCCTTTCCGATTTGTATTAAGGCAGGCTTTTGTATTCCAACGCCCACCTGTTTAACGATTGACCAGGGTCCTTCTTCCTGATTTTGTTCCGCGATATAAGTGAGAACACTGTTTTCTGTATATGAGGTGGGATATCGTATATTACCTGGTGCCATTCCAACAGGTGGGTGTGCAATTCGAGCTGTACGAGGACCCAACCATCGTGGATTTCTATAAACATATTGTTCTAGCGTATCTAAAAAGTCCTTAAGGTTATTTACGAGTATCATGAAGGGTGCTATCAAAATGGGTGGATGGTTTATAACCATTGTCATAAACCATTGAAGCGCTTCAATATCATTTTGTAATTGTTGACGGGGAACGGGGGCAGGTATTCCACGTCTATTAAACAAAGCAGTTAATTGTGCAGCGGCTGTTTGGGCGGTAATAATTTGTATTAAAGGTATCATCGAATTGCCGCCTTGCCCAGCATTTCCTATAAGATCGATTAAGTCGGTTATTTGACCTCGATATTGTTGTCCCCAGTTTTGCACGGCAGCGATGATTTCAGGGATTACATTATTTTGAATTTCAGGCGTTTGTAATAGATTATCTACTTCTCTTCGTGTATCTTCAAGTTGAGTTCTAAATGCATTTAACTCATCTATAATTTGGTTTCTATCAATAACATTTCTTAAACCTCGAACCGTTTCAGCTAATCGTATGGTACGGACAACTTCGTGTAAAGCCTGATTTATGTATATTGACATGGGATGCCCCCATCGCTCACGGCCGCGTTGAATACCCGCGGCCAAACCCGGGCCTGCCTCATCATAGTCAAACTGTGTGGGATACAGGCTTCCAAATAACACTTTATTGAAAATTTGATCGGAAAGAAACTTAGGGCGGCCCATGTTCAGTGCATTGTCTCCTCTAAAGATGCGTGACATGTATCCGGCATTGCCCCTGGATAGCAACTCATTCCCATACTGGGAAATAGAGACTGTAACATAAGGATTTATAAGGAGTTTTAACATAAATTCTCGCGTATTCATGGGGGGACGATTCGGAATATTTAATACTACTGCAACATCTGGCTGAGGAGCCCCGGTGTCTAGCGAACGTACCTTTTCGGCCGAAATGCCGTACATAAGACAAGCAATTTCTTCAAAGCTATAGTCGTAGTTGTAAATATTGGCAAGTGGTATAGACCGCATCAGCGCATTTACATTGATAGGCATAATATTCATATCAAACAAGTTAAATATGCGCTCACGCTCTCTATTAGAGCCTAGAGAGCGTGTTTGGCTTTTCGGTGATACTATTTTGTGAATATTATTGATTTGCTCCTCTTGGTAAGAGCTTTCCACGAAGGAAATCACATCTTGCAATGTTTTACGAAGCGAATACACTGCATTCATTCCTATTCCCGCTGTTATAATGGGTTTATCATCTCTGTTCTCACTAATAAGATTAACCCCACCAAAAGTATTTTCATTGTACGTCATCACTGTTTTAAAACTACGGATATTTATGATAAACCGGAGAGCCTGAATGGCGTGGATATAAAAGTGTTCAAAACGCGTGGGAGTAATTTGTTCGCGAGCAACTACAGTTTCATTATAGTTTTTCATGATAAGCTGTACCCCGGGCATATCTGAAAGTTGTACCGGATCATTTCCCAGTAATTTTCTTGTACCGTATAGGATTTTAAACTCGGGGGAGCCACTTTCAAGGTTCGGGTAAAGAAGAGGATCATATACCTCATTATTCTCCATTCTTAGGTCACGCAAATAATAGAGTGAAAGTGAAAATGGCATGAGAGGTTCCTTATTATATCGGGACATATAGTTTTGAATGAAGTGTTCTTCTGTTTCAAGATAGATGGGATGATCGGTAAGCTCATGTAGGACCTCCATGGCAGAGTTTGCTAGGGTAAGGGAGCCTCTAATGACGCCGTTAATCACTGCAATCAATCGTTTTCGCACAATATCGTTGGTGTTATTTTGCGCGTCTCCTAGAGGCATAAGGGTAATATCGGGGCGAAATACGCTCCCAATACCTCGCAGGGCCGCCTGACCGATGGATAGTCCTGTATTGGGAACATTGATATTATTATAGTAAATAATAGCATCATTATTGGCTCCTAAGAGTGCCATAAGATTAGGACGAGCCAGTTGGACTTTAGTGTATTGTATAAATTGTTTTAAAAGCTCCCCCTGGCTAATAAGAATATTAAACATTTTGTTATATAGTGGAAGATTGGCTCTATAATTTTCTTTAAGGTAAATAGGAATTTCTGTTAACGTAGAAATAAGATGCTGACTCAGGCCTTGGCGGTTGGTATCCTTAATTAACCGCTGAAGCATGAGTCCCAAAGACAGAAGAAGCACCGACTGCTCTGTGGGATCGCCCCTATGGCCAAAGGCGATGTTATCGCGTGCTAGGTCGGGGTGAGCATACCCCAGCTCCATCACTGCCTGGCTAAAATTTCCATTAGCGAAGGCATTGATAAGATTTAGATATATTTTTCCGCTGGGAGCGTCATAAAACCGGGCAATGTACGAGGCTACGAGCTGGTTGAACACCATCATCATGCTACGATTATTTCGAATACCATAGTCTGATCCATATAGACGATAACGTCGAAGATTATTTGCGGCATTATTGACATTGGCATAGGCTCTAGGTGCAGGCGCTACAGCGGTCCAGAAGCTAAGAGCATTTTCCTCCTGGGCGTTATTGGTACGAATGAGATTAGAGAGTCTAAAGTCTCCTAGTGCCACCTGCTCTACACGGAGTCCAGAGTTGTTATCCAAAGCATCGTAAAACACGAGTCTACTGAATACTCTCCCGTATTGTTCATAGCGCTCAGAAAGTTCGGGATTATTATTTATTTGAATATTAGCTGCGTCTCTTCTTTGCGCCCCACCTCGAAGATGTAGTACATTATAAGGCTTTGTAAGCAAGATGTAGGTTTTATTAATGATTTGGTTAACCCCCTCCAGGCCCAATTCACCGCCAGGAAGCGGCCTTCCTCCGGCATCGGTGGGTGGTTTAATAAGCTTGTCAATCAAATGTTCTTCCAACCAATAAAATGAGCCTGGATTGGATCTATTTTCATAGTATTGAATAATGTTTTTATCAATATGCGGGCGTAGAAGATCAAGAAAATACTTGGTGTCAGCCATCAAAGAATCAATTAAGGAAATAAGACCTGTAAAATCTAAATGCACATGAGCGGTGCTAGTTTCGGGAAAGCGAACTTGAACCAATTTGTTAAAGCTAGAGGTCATTTCGAAAATATTGGTCAGCAGGAGCTGCATGATTCGCTGATTGTCTACCAAATATCTTGCGGCCAACTCTTGTTCCGGACGAATTCCTCCACCAGCAGGAATACCCACATATTGTTCAATCCAGGCAAAAAGAGTCTCTGTAGTTAGATTTTGGTCTTGGGGTAGAGTCGGATCGGTCGTAGGATCAGGGTACACCATAGAAAGTCGCGCATCGTTTGCCTTAATGACCAATCCCGGATTTCTAATCTCAGAGATGTCCCCGTGTCTTCTTCCCAGCCAGTCAATAAGATTGGCATGGTTCACGTTGGCGGCCTGCGTCTCTCGTAACCATTCGACAATGCTTTTTTGAATCATATCCAGATCTAAAGCCTTAATATTATTACGAAAGGTATTAAGGAGCACGTAAATAGCACTCAATAAGTTAAGACCTGTAATAACGGTTTCGTGAAACAGAAATATTTTGTTAACATCTGTATCCGCTAGCGACTCAGAGCCCTGAATAAGTTTTGAAACGATTTGAATTTTGTCGGTGTGCTCCTTTTTAAGTTCATTTGTGGCCTGCTGAATGAGTTCCTGGTAGGAAACTTTTCCTAATTCTTGTTGCAGACTAGGATCTTCAAACATTTCACTAAGCTGTTTCCTAAATTTTTGTACCAAGTCCCACTGGGAGTTGGGCTGCAGCATTCCTGTTTGGACATCCACGGAATCTATATTGTATAGTGCCGGGCGCCACTTGGGGGTGGGCTGAGATGAAGGACCAATAAACCTATCGGAGGGAAGTAATTGCGAAGATTGTGTATAGCCGTCCTCATCTGGAAGAATGGAGTAGTTGGTTTGATTCATCATTCCAAAGTCATTCATGGTTCGCGCTTCCTGAACAATGCGTTGAAATTTTTCCCACTCGGTGCGTGTAATGACACCGAACCTGCGGTTTATTTCATTTACAAAGTGGATAAGCGCCTTTTTGACCGCTTCTTGTTCGCCATACTCCAAGTTAAAGTGTTGGTAAATGACGTTTATTTCTTTAATAAGCTGGCGAATTTCGGTTTCTGAGTAGTCACCAATATTAATAAGCTCAATAGGACGCATAAAGATAACGCGAATAAGTCCTGAAAAGATTCCCTCCAGTTCGGGTAGCATCGAGATTTGCACATTTTCATCTCTGAAGGAAAACAGTTTTTGGTAAAATTCGGCGAGTCGGGGGAGGCGGAAGTAAAGCCCCGCTGCCTCGGGAATCACCTCGGGCTCTAGCTCATCGGCACCTCCCAGGATCATACGCGTGGGTATAAGTTTGTACACGGGCTCGGGTCGTTCAAACATGTCGTAAATGCCTAACACAATAAAAATCTTAGCAGCCATACTTTTAAGCATGAAGGTGAAGAAGACGTCCTCAGTTTCCCATCGGGTTGATAGGGCGTCGTTGACTCTCACAGTAGAGAGGTAGACCCGCTGAGATGCCTCCTCGGCAGTCTGTGCAAGCGCTACCCTTTGTCCTCCAATTTGTGTTTGATTTAGATTTTTGAGTCCCACGGAAAGTGCGGAATGTTGAATATATTCAAGCAAGGTTTTATAAATTTGCAAAGGCGACATGGGCACCGTTTGCCGCAGCTCCTCTCCTCCGAGCATGTCCCCGATCCGAGCAAAGGCATTGATGATATTTTTAAGCGCCTGAAAGTTGGAGAGAGAGCGCCCGATAAGGTCGCGAATGTTTTTGGCCTGGCTTGCTCTGACGGGACGGAGGGTACCGACGCCCCGTCCCTGCTGGATTTCAGCCGCAACTTTTTCGTAGTAGTGGCCCGCAGGAGCATTATCCGTAAAGACGTTGGAGTCATTGCCTGCGGAGGTCGGAAAACTTTCAAAGACCTGTGCAAGAGTGTCCCCTGTTGCCTCCGTGAACCATCGTCCTATAATGCGCACCCCATCCAGCATCTGCTGGACTGTTTGGATAGAATCTATGTTGTTTACAAATGTTTTGGTAATGTTTTTAAGGTAAAGGTCCAGCCCTTCCAGAGCTCGATAGAACCGGCGTTTTACGTCATACTCCAGCTCGATGGCGCTTATAGTTGCCTTCCAGTCTACTTCCTGAGCGCCTCCAGGGTTTGGGCCTACGTGTCCTCTGGCAAGGTCTACAGCCGGAGAATTAATGCGCGCATTTTTTTCCGTATCCAACTGCATGAGGCGTCCCGCAATAGCGTCTCCGAGAATGGTGGCATAGTTTTCCTCGTAGGATTGAAACTCCTGTTTGTTATGCGTTAAATTGGAGTAAATCTGGGCCACATAGTAGTAATACATAAAAGTGTTAATTGCCTGGTTGAGGTCAACCTGCGACCGCGCGGCCTTGCTGAGCCCGAGCTCCTCCACCGTTAGGGCAGCACCGCCTACCTTTGTACACTCACAGTCCTCCCCACCCCCATACTTTTTTTGCACGATATCGGTATAAAAATCAATAATCTGCAGCAAGCGAAAGCAGGAGTCATAAAGATTTTTAAAATTAGGGTCGGTTTTAGCCAACTCCTCTAAAACATTTTTCACAAGCGTAAGCTGTATCAAGAAGGTTTCGCGTTCTTCCCGTGCGGCCGCGTTATTATAAAAACCGATAAGGCTTAGGTCAAGCGCGATGGTGCCCATATCATTAATGCGCGAGAGAGCATCTCGAAGCTTCGTTATGTTCGGCGTCAAGGCAATTTCCTTAACGAGTTTCATGCCTATTTTTTTCACATTTTCCAAAAAGTCGTTATAGGCCTGTGTGCTTTTGTTCAAAAATTCCATGAGGATGTGCTTTCTATCCAGTCTTTGCGCTTCCATCCTTTTATCAAGTGGCGTTTTCTCCTCATCGCCCCCCTTTTTGGCACAATTGTTCTCAAGGATTTTATGGCGTTCGTTAAAGGTCTGTCGCAATAGGTTCACGGCTTTTTCAAACTCGGCAATGTTTTCTGCTGAGACAAGGCCACTAAATCTTTTGAGGTCAAGCTCCTTATCAAACTCCGCCCAGTTTTTGCTATGAAGGTACTGTTCAACCTTGAGTCCTACTCGTTGAAGAGCCTTATTAATTTTATTCGCAACAGTCGCGGCAATGCCTAGATTACAAAGTGTGTACGAAAGTACTTTTCCGAAATTTTTGGTTCCTAAGACACTATTTGTATCATTTAAAATTTTAATAATATCCACTTCATCCGTCTTCAGTTTATCAAGTTCCTTTTGGGTGGGCGTTAAGATATTGTCAATGAAATTGGTTAAAATGTTGATTTGCAGGTTTTGTTCATTTAAAAGTCGACGATATACTGCTTCAATCATGGTGACCGCATTAATGACTTCCTCGTTGGGGGCTGCTTTGGTTACCTCCGTCACCATGCGCTCGTGAAGTTGCTTAATGGCGTCGCTTAACAGTTTGATGTTTTCAAGTGTATTTTCTATACTGCCGTGTACATCAAGATACTCCGCGCGCAGTCCGTGCGTTAGGGAGTTGATGTACAGAACTATTTGTCGGCATATACTGGCGGCCCCTTCGGTGGTATCTATGAGCTTATCCTGACCTAAATCAATAAATTCCTGGTTAATGGCGTCTGCAATCATTTTACAGATGGTCTCCTGTTTTTCCGCATTTTTTACAAAAGTGGAGCCGGCTCGAGGATCGGGCAGTTGTTTTTTGATATCTTTAAGAATATCTTCGATGGGCTGCTTTGTGTCCACTTTGAACCCTATTTTGGAAATCGCCTTGATAATCCCCTCGATAATCCGCAGCTTTGCTTTACTCGATACGGAGTCTATGTGATAATCTTTAATGTGTTGTACGGGATTTTTGTCCCCCCCGCCATTAAAATATCCTCCTCCAGAAAAAGAACGAGTTTGTCTTTGTATATGATCTTGTAACTTCGCATATAAATTTGCTTCTGATGAAAGCGGTGGTCTACTAGACGTTGAAGATCCACGGTTACCCATTATAATAAAAAAAAATAAAGATTTAAAACTACAAATATTTTGCTGTCCATGGACCAATCAATTAGGACTGCAAACCAATCAGGATTGCCACTAAAACATTAAATGTAGGCAAGATAAAACTCTATTTTTTTTTTAAAAGTTTAATGACCATGAGTCTTACCTCCTCTTTTTCTTCCTCTTTTAGAGGGCTTCCATAAATTGTTTGAATATAGTTATGTGCTCTAATGACCTTGTTAAAATCAGGTGCCTTTCCATACTGTTCAATGTGTTGCACAGCCTTTTGTGCAAGCGCATACAGCTTGGTGTCCTTGGGTGTCTCTGATGAGGGCTCTTGCTCAAACAGCGTTTCAAAGGATGATGTGCATTCATTAGTTTCATGGCTATCCGCTTTATGACCATTAGTTTCATGATTGCTCTCTAAGGATGTTGAAGATGTTGATTCCGCCTCCTCTTCAAACAGCACATGCAGGATCATATTCCATTCTTCTTGAGCCTGCTGTTCAGTATATCCCTGTCCTGCATAGATGCGAGCATTTCTCACAATATCATACTTAACAGTACTGAGCAGTGTTTTTATAGCGGTTGTAACAATTCTACCGCTATTGATAATCTCAACAGAAAACCAGGTATACAGGCTACCGGCATGAAACACAACTTGTGAGGATGCTCTTAAATCCGTTTTGAAGATTACCTCCATTTTCATGGATATATTTAAAATAAAATCCATTCAATTTTAAAATTATAAAATAATAAGAAGATGCCCTCTAACATGAAACAGTTTTGCAAGATTTCTGTATGGCTACAGCGGCACGATCCGGATCTATTAGAAATTATCAATAACCTATGTATGCTTGGCAATTTATCCGCGGCAAAGTACAAACACGGAGTGACCTTCATTTATCCCAAACAGGCAAAGATACGTGATGAAATAAAAAAACATGCCTATTCCAATGACCCCTCACAGGCCATAAAGACCCTAGAATCACTCATCCTTCCATTTTACATTCCCACCCCAATGGAGTTCACCGGGGAAATCGGCTCCTACACCGGAGTGAAATTAGAGGTCGAAAAAAAGGAAGCGAATAAAGTTGTTTTGAAAAATGGGGAAGCAGTCCTGATACCTGCGGCTGATTTTAAACCCTTTCCTGATCGCCGGCTAGCGGTCTGGATCATGGAGTCAGGCTCTATGCCCCTAGAAGGGCCTCCCTATAAGCGGAAAAAAGAGGGTGGAGGGAATGACCCGCCGATTTCAAAGCATATCTCGCCGTATACTCCGCGCACGCGTATTGCCATTGAGGTAGAAAAGGCCTTCGATGAATGTATGCGTCAAAACTGGTGTAGTGTCAATAATCCCTATCTTGCCAAATCGGTCTCCTTGCTGTCTTTCTTGTCGCTCAACCATCCCACCGAGTTTATTAAGGTCCTGCCGCTTATAGACTTTGACCCCTTGGTGACCTTTTATCTACTTCTTGAGCCGTATAAAACGCATGGAGATGACTTTTTAATTCCGGAAACAATTTTATTCGGCCCCACCGGATGGAACGGCACAGATCTGTATCAAAGTGCCATGCTAGAATTTAAAAAGTTTTTTACGCAGATTACCCGCCAAACCTTTATGGATATAGCCGATACGGCCACTAAGGAGGTAGATGTTCCCATATGCTACTCAGATCCTGAAACCGTACATTCCTATGCTAATCACGTGCGTACTGAAATTTTGCATCATAACATGGTAAACAAAGTTACAACGCCTAACCTGGTCGTACAGGCCTACAATGAGCTCGAGCAAACCAACACAATACGACATTACGGGCCTATTTTCCCGGAAAGTACCATCAACGCACTGCGTTTCTGGAAAAAGCTGTGGCAGGATGAACAGCGGTTTGTTATCCATGGCCTGCACCGCACGTTGATGGATCAACCCACCTATGAAACCTCTGAGTTTGCAGAGATCGTTAGAAATTTACGTTTTTCGCGTCCCGGCAATAACTATATAAACGAGCTCAATATCACAAGTCCTGCTATGTACGGCGACAAGCATACCACCGGAGATATTGCGCCCAATGATAGGTTTGCCATGTTGGTGGCCTTTATTAACAGCACTGACTTTTTATATACCGCGATTCCAGAGGAAAAGGTGGGGGGAAATGATACACAAACCGGTCCCCAAACCAGTAGCCTTACAGATCTAGTTCCAACACGGCTACACTCTTTTTTAAACCATAATCTAAGCAAACTCAAAATATTGAATCGTGCGCAGCAAACGGTTAAAAATATTCTTTCAAATGATTGTCTTAATCAACTAAAACATTATGTTAAACACACGGGAAAAAATGAAATACTAAAGATACTTCAAGAATAACCATGTTGATTCCTGTGGTGTGTTTTACCTGTGGGTTTCCTATTGGAACCTACGCGGCAATTTTTGATAAGGCTCGTACCGAGTATATTAAAACCAAAATGGGCGGAACATTACCGCAAAATATCCCATTAGATGCCTCTCTCCAAATTGAGCTAAAAGACCTCATTACGGCTCTGGGAATCCCAATGCGGGTGTGTTGTCGCACGCATTTAATTACTACGTTGGATTATCGTAAATATTATTAACCGGTAAAATTGAAAAACTATTTTTAAGGTTACTAGTAAAAATGACTACAATCTTTCACGCAGATGACCTTCTACACGCACTGCAACAAGCAAAAGCAGAAAAAAATTTTTCTTCTGTATTTTCTTTAGATTGGGATAAATTACGCATAGCGAAGCGCAATACATCGGTTAAATATGTTACGGTTCATGTAATGGTAAAAGGCAAAAAAGCTCCGCTAATGTTTAACTTTCAAAATGAAAAACATGTAGGAACAATTTCTCCCAGTACCGATGAAGAGGTTATCCGGATGAATGCTGAAAATCCAAAGTTTTTGGTGAAAAAACGTGACAGGGATCCCTGTTTACAGTTCAACAAATACAAAATCTCGCCGCCGTTGGAAGATGATGGTCTTACTGTTAAAAAGAACGAGCAGGGTGAAGAAATCTACCCCGGCGATGAAGAAAAATCTAAGTTGTTTCAAATTATTGAACTGTTAGAAGAAGCTTTTGAAGACGCTGTGCAAAAAGGTCCTGAAAACATGAAAACAAAAAATATTATAAAATTAGTGCAAAGAAAAATTTCTAGTAACGCAGCTAAAAATGCAGACAAATCTTTGCCAAATCCTATTGCACGCATTCGTATTAAAGTCAATCCCATTACAAACATGTTGGCACCAATATTGCTTGATAAAAGTAAGCCCATTACTTTACAGAATGGTAAGACAAGCTTTGAAGAACTGAAAGATAAAGACGGCGTTAAAGCCAATCCGGATAACATTCATAAGCTTATTGAATCGAATTCTATACATGATGGCATCATTAATGCTAGATCTATTTGCATCAGCAGTATGGGCATTTCATTTCCGCTTTGCCTGGAGATGGGAGTGGTAAAAGTTTTTGAAAAAAATAATGGGATTGATGTGGACTCCATTTATGGCCCAGACGATATTACAAATCTTATTAATCAGGTTGCTATTGCTTAAACAGCTTGCTTAAACAAACTTATAAACGTTTTTTAGGTACGCGATACGTAAACCCTAATTCTTTAATAAGTTCCCTTTCAGTAGTAATTTTTAGAGGTACTAATGTTTGATTTTTAAATAATCCATACTGGTTTAGCTTATAGTTCTTTTTTTTTTAACGCGGCTCGAATTCTGATCAGATAAGAAACAGGGCCCGTAAAATGAAATATTGCGTATGGCTTTTCCTCGGCTAAGGCCGTAAAAAGATCAAGTTGATACGTCTTTTTTTCCCATTCAATAAAAAGCACACATTTTCGTTCTCCGCAGACTTTTACAGAAAAAGAAAGACCCTTTATGCGGATGTTGGGCAGGACGTGTTTTAAAAGTTTTTTTTCTGAAACAATAATAAGAAGGTCCACGTCATTAAGCATTTTCTCTTCGCGTCTTAAGCTACCAACAGCCATGATGTTTTTTGATAAAATTTTTATAAGTTGTCCATTATACTCAAACGCAAGTTGGGAACGCAAGGCATTTACAATTTTTTTTCCTTGAGTAAGCGTTAACATTTTATATTTAATATTAAAATCTTTTCATTTTATATATTATATACGCAAAATGGCACTTGATGGTTCAAGTGGTGGAGGCTCTAATGTAGAAACATTACTTATTGTAGCAATCGTTGTGGTTATCATGGCAATCATGCTTTACTATTTTTGGTGGATGCCTCGCCAGCAGCAAAAAAAATGTAGCAAGGCTGACGAATGCACATGTACTAACGGAAGCTGCTCCCTAAAAACAAGCTAAAACATGTATTTATGCATACATAAATACATACATATACACGCATGCACGCATGTAAATGCCATATAAAAATACGTAAATACTTTATAAAAACTATAACATATCAATCATGGAATCAACACTTTTATAATTTTCCGTAATATATTTTTCGTCCATAATGATGTCAGAGTACATGGTCCCTATGCGAGGAACAGAGCCCATAAGGGTAGGGGCGGCAATGCCGTAAATAGGGTTCACGGCGGAGTCAATCGCAGCATCCGTCAAGACCTGGACTGGAGACGACAAGGCCATTCGCAACAACACGTTGGAAGGTTCTCTTGCATTAAGTCCCGCCTTTTCTAAAGAGGTAACCTGTCCGGTTCTTGTCATGAGATCTGCGTACATAAGCAGATGACGATGGTTGGGACCCTTGTCCCCCATAACCGTTCTAATTTCACTGATAATTTTTTGTCGCGCCGCTTCTATGCCATAAAGCTCCATGGTGTCTCCTATAGAGGACGACACGATGGTGTATGGGTCAATGTTATCATCAAGCATTGCACCAAAAATATTTGTCCCATTTGTTTTGATGGCGTAGATATTGTCTAGTCTTACCAGCTTTCCCTGGGCATCCACACGGTGGCGCATAAGCTTAACAACATTCGCATTTTTGATGCCGGGTATTCCTCTAATCGTGCTATTTAATAATTTATCCACCAAATTTACGGCAATTTTTTCATCCGTAGCCATTCGGGTATTGGTACTGCGTCTAAAGGCGCTTTCCCGTAGATATATGCGAATAATAATGGGAATGCCTGAGGCCGTGTTTTCCACAGAATGCATGATGTAGGTGTTGGGGTGTTTGGCTCTTAGACTATTCACAATACTTTCTAGGCTAATGCTTTTTAGGATCATGGTTGTTTTATTTAATTCCAAGCGGATACACCAGTTTGCAATATCCTCCGGGGGCTGTAGCAGAGGATGGTTTTCCAGAAAATCCGTCATCCATTCCACATCACTTGCAAAATCGGGGTACATCACATTTTTTTTTGTGCTTGAATACGTTTCGTACAATAGATGCCACTGCAGTATCAGTCGTTCAAACGTTATAAGCTCTATGCTGTTCGCAATTTCTTGCGCATATGTTTTGTTTGTTTCCACTTCTGGGTTTTTTAGACGTAAAAGCATTTCAGAGGATTGTTCAGCCTCTACAGGCTTCGCGCTAAAGATCTCCTGGGGCCGCACAATGCCCGACTTGTTGGTTCCCCCCGCCACGGAGCGGTGGTGGGAGTCCAGCATATATTGAGTCAAGGGCTCTGATACGGACTGCGCTGCTAGGATTCCCACTGCCTCACCGTAGTTAATGAGACTTTGGGTATATTGTAGCCTTATGAGGTCCAGGATGGCACTCATCTGCTCGCAGGTTATGTTTAATGTTTTGACCGTTGCCAGTTCAATGCGAATAAGTATGCGCATCAGAGAGGCGGCCCTTTTAAGATAAACGGGTATGGGCGTCTGTAGCCGTTCCTGAATATTGTTAATAAACACGTATGGAAGATTTTTGCAAAACGTTTTGACCATCGTGTACTTTTGCAGAATACTTTTTTCATCGAAGGGAAGCACGCCGCTGGTAGAGCTCAGTAGAATGTTTTTCACGATGCTGGCCACGTTTACCGGCACCTGTCTAACATCTGTAAGCAGCTGACTGAAATTAAAATTTTCGATGTTTAGGAAGATCTGTCGATATTTATCTCTATCCTTTTTAAGGCGTGAAAATTCTTCTTCAAACAAGGGAGATTGTATCCCGGTGTACTTGAATTTGTCTTCGAGTTCCTGATCCGACAGCATGATGGTTTCAAACCGCACTGTTTCAAGTTGGCGCGCATCAAGGCCGTCCTCTCCGTACAACTGCTGCACAAGACGAGTATCAATGGAAACCCGTCGGTAATAATCCACAATACAGGACTGAAGGCCAAAGATGGCTTTACGATTGGCATAGCCTGTAGACGATGTCGATAGTGCTTTGTTGATCAAGTCGAATCTTCCATTCATTTCCCCAAAGATAAATTCAGGGGAGGTAAGGCCCGCAATGTAGCTGTTGCAGATGAACCCGTAGGCCTGCGCCTCCAGGGCAAACCTGGGGTAGTACACCAGGGTCCTGCCGAAGGAAAACTGGGGTTGAATGCGTTGTGTATTAATTTCAATTTGGCCGATGCCCGCCATGATGTGAATCATATTGGGGTTTGAGCCCTTGGCGCCCGTGGCCACCATCTGAAAAAGCCCATTTGTTTCCGGATTAATGGAATTCATAATCGGCTTTAAAATCCTATCGGGAAATTTAAGCGCATTCAGCTGCAATTTTTCGTAGAAGTCATGCGTTGTCAGGCCTATAGGCGGCATGATGTCTCCATGAAGCAGCCGGTTGTTTATTTCCTCCGACTCAAGCAGCAGTTCATTGATAATTTCTTGGACCTCCTGATGTGCCTCCGGGGTTAAAAGCATGTCGGCCGTGGACACCGTGAATCCGGCGTTGCGCACGTAGTTCAGGGCGAGCTGCTGGGTCGCAAATATCATTTTCAGAGCCTGCTGCGGTCCATACCTACGCGAAATAAGGTGATAGATTCCGCCGGAGGAGCCTGCCCCGACTGCCTTTTTGTCAAGGACGCCTTCAATGAGTTCACCGTTGCGTATTTGCGTAGAAATGTCCTGTTTATTATAATGCATGTACGGCGCATACACTTCTGAGTACCATGTGGGGGCTCGTTGGTAGTTGATGGGGGTCTGCTTCAGTAGCATAGATACAACCAATTTGCCATCTAGCAGGTCCGTTGGGGAGTAGTTGGCAAAACAGGGTGGGTCAGTTTGGGTTGTTTGAAATAACCCCATAGCGTGCAGTTTGTTCATCACATTTTTCCCCATGGGGGTGTTCGTGCGTGTAAGCAAAAAACTTCCCACGGTGGAGTCCTGCACCTGCCCATTAACAGGACCCGAGCTCTTCGTGGAAATGAACCAGTTTCGCACGGAACAAAGTAGTTCGGCCTCAACGCGGCTCATGACGCTCCAGGGAACCCAGAGATTCATCTGGTCCCCGTCAAAGTCCGCATTATACCAGGCACACGCGCTGACATTCATTTGAAACGTAGAAATTTTTGGGTTTTCAAGGACCACAATCCGGTGAACTCCTATGCTGCTTCTTTCGAGAGAAGGCTGGCGATTAAAAAACGCGACGTCGCCGGTGACGACATCACGGTAAAGAATGTCTCCCACCTCCAGCCTAAAGTCTTGTTTGAGACCCTCAATGTCGTGAACGGATTGTGTTATCTGTTTATACACTCTTGAACATCCAGGGTACTGGCGCTTTCCATTTAAAAAATAGGGCATTAATCTATTAATGTTATAATGCTGCACCGTTTCCGCAACTTGCAGCGTACGTGCAAAGGAAATGGGATAGCCAACCTCGTCCAGGTGAAGGTCTGAATTTCCGCAGATGGTGGATCGGCTGATCGACCATACCTGGCTGCCCAGTAGGGATTTGCGAATTCTTCCCTCCTTGCGAGGAAGTCTTCGCATGATGGAGGGAGCGGGGCGGGCCCCCATGACGATCCCACGCTTTCCTGTGCCTCCCTGGGTTGCGGTGGTGGAAACGGAATCCAGCAAAAAGTTATAGTAAAGTTGCTGTATGGTTTGCAAATTGCGGTCAACATTTAAAGGTATTTTTTGGCCGCGCACGATTTGTAGGTCCTTCGGGATCAGCAGATTTTTTCGAACTATATACTGAATCACGTTATTAATGTCATGAAAGCTTTGCGGGCCTGACCCGATTCCCAATCTGATGCCAGGGCGTATGCTAATGGGGGGGATCTGAATGGCCTTCAGCACAAGTTTTTCGGGGTGGGAGTTTTTACTTCGCCCCAGTTTTACAACGGTGTCGTAGGTTACGCGTGAAAAAATCTCTCTGATGATCTGCGGGTATAGTTTGTCAATCTTGCCCTGCTGATCTACCCAAAAGGTAAAATAGTCTTCCGAGTCCTTAATAATCTTAGGATGTATAACCTTACAGACGTAGCACTGCTTTCCTTCGGTTTGGCTTGAAGCCGCTTCAGCAAGACGCTTAGGCCTAATAAGGTGCTCGTACCTCTTTAGGTCAACAATGGGAGCCCCGCAATTGAGGCATATAACCCTTAGCCATCGTCGTATTTCGGCGATGAAGAGCGGCTGAAGAACCGGAGCATGCATCTGCAGTATCCCTGGGTGCCCCATGCACTGCTTGCGCTGGTGTGAGCAGGTGATGCATTTATAATGGTGATCGGTGGTTCCCATTCGTGCGTCATAAATACCCCCCTCGGCGGGTAGGGTACCCTCAAATAAATTGGAAATGGTAACCTCCATAACGCCTTGCCTTTTATGATCATTGTCACCGGCAATATTGAACTGTACGGCGGCTATTTCGGCGTATCCAGCCTCCATATTTCTGCTAAATACATAATAAAACTTCAAATGTTAAAAAAAAAATAACTATTCTCCGCATCAGTTGTTAAATAATTTCTAAAACATTTATCGGTTCACGAAAACCTACCGCACGGGCCTGAAGAGGAATGCCGGTTTTGGAGGAAAGCTCGGCATATTCCACAGTAAGCTCCTTTCCATAAAGATGTTTTTTAAATAAGGCAGGCGTGAGTTTTTGAAAAAGAGCATAACGATCCGCGTACGTCAAATGCTTAGGAGTCACTACAAAACGCTTTTTGTTTGGCAGTTCGCAAACCCATAAAATGGCGCCTAAGTCCTTCCCCTTTTTTCCCTGAGTATAGTCCACCAAAATAAATTCAGCATCTAGCAGTGGTTTCAGCTTGGCAAGATGGGGTGAATGATAGTTGTTGTATCCCGGCTCATAGGGCCCATTGGCATTGCGTACGATGGCTCCCTCGTAGCCCTCCTTAATAAACTGCGTTTTAAGCCTAAGGGCCTCATCCTCATCCTTAATGCTAAAATTTTCAACTTGATGGATAAAGGTAAAATCTTCTTTTTGTTTAAAAATATTTGTTAACAGTTGTTGTCTCTTGTTAGAAGGCATTTGAAGCTGATCACTCCAAAAGCAGTCAAACACGTAAAAGTGCAGCTCGGAGGAATCTGCCTTTGCGTTGGCCTGTCCCGCGATCCATTGCAGAGGTTTATGGTGCAAATAAAGCTCGCCATCCAAATATACCCTCACGTCTATAAATAAATAAAGCTGTTTAAGCTCTTTTTTAATATTGTCAAGACCCAAAAATTCCTTTTCCGTGCGCGAATACAGGAGAATACTTCCATCGCCCTGCTGGCAGGCCACAGCTCGAACGCCATTGCGCTTGCGCTGCACGATGGGATCTGTTTCGTCTTCAAAAAATGTCTTAGGAATGATATTAAAATGTTTTACCAGCATAGGAGGGATCATTCCTTTATTTGTGTGGGCTCCCCGCTTCTGTCTGGCATGGCGATTATACTTACTAAGGGCATCCTTGAATGCCTGGTGGACCACTGTTGTGGCATTTTTTTTACCCAAGTTTTTTCCCTCGGTAACACGGGTCGTTTTTGAAATCCGCATCGCTCCCTCTTCCACGAAAAATTTTGTGAAAATTTCGGCAACGGCGTCTTTTACATCCGTGGAAAACATCTCATCCGTAATGGGAAGGATCGTGTTGTGCTGCATCACTTGCACGCAAATGATCCATGAGGCTTTTTTTCCGCTTTTAGTTTCAGACTCAATCGGAGGAAAACAAAAAACATTGTTTGAAAGCTGCCCAGGAAATTGATTTAGCATGGTTTTTAACAATTAAGAAAGGCTATCAATTTTTTTATAAATTGAATAGTTATTTCAAATCCAATATGGCTTCTTTAGAGAATTTAGTGGCACGATATCAGAGGTGCTTTAATGACCAGTCTCTTAAAAACAGTACTATTGAACTTGAAATACGTTTTCAACACATAAATTTTTTATTATTCAAAACCGTATATGAGGCACTTGTGGCGCAAGAGATCCCCAGCACCATCTCCCACAGCATCCGCTGCATCAAAAAGGTTCACCATGAAAACCACTGCCGAGAAAAAATTTTGCCGTCGGATAATTTTTACTTCAAAAAACAGTCTCTCATGTTTTTTAAGTTTTCGGAGCCTGCATCTCTGGGCTGTAAGGTCTCGCTGGCCATCGAGCAGCCCATTCGTAAATTTATCTTGGACTCCTCCGTTCTCGTTCGGCTCAAAAATCGTACGACCTTTCAGATATCTGAACTTTGGAAAATAGAGCTTACCATTGTGAAGCAGCTGATGGGAAGCGAGGTCTCTGCAAAGCTTACCGCCTTCAAAACGCTTCTATTTGACACCCCGGAGCAACAAACGGCAAAAAATATGATGACGTTAATAAACCCGGATGACGAATATCTTTACGAAATAGAAATAGAGTATACAGGAAAGCCCGAATCTCTAACGGCGGCAGATGTTATAAAAATTAAAAACACGGTGTTGACACTTATTTCTCCGAACCATTTAATGCTAACAGCCTACCACCAGGCCATTGAGTTCATTGCATCCCATATACTGTCCTCAGAAATACTTCTTGCTCGTATTAAGAGTGGAAAGTGGGGGCTTAAACGCCTCCTCCCCCAGGTGAAATCCATGACCAAAGCGGACTACATGAAATTTTATCCCCCCGTTGGCTACTATGTAACGGACAAAGCAGATGGAATTAGAGGCATCGCCGTCGTTCAGGACACGCAAATGTATGTGGTTGCAGACCAGCTATATAGCCTAGGCACCACCGGCATTGAACCCCTTAAGCCAACCATTTTGGACGGCGAATTTATGCCTGAAAAGAAAGAATTTTATGGGTTTGATGTTATCATGTATGAGGGCAATCTGTTGACGCAACAGGGGTTTGAAACAAGAATCGAGGCTTTAAACAAGGGCATTAAAGTCTTACAAGCGTTTAACATAAAAGCAGAAATGAAGCCCTTTATTTCGCTAACAAGTGCAGATCCCAACGTGCTTCTCAAAAACTTTGAAAGCGTTTTTAAGAAAAAAACTCGCCCATATTCCATTGATGGCATCATTTTAGTAGAACCTGGCAATTCTTATCTAAATACAAATACGTTTAAGTGGAAGCCCACCTGGGATAACACATTAGACTTTTTGGTGCGAAAATGCCCGGAAAATTTAAATGTACCAGAGTACGCGCCCAAAAAAGGCTTTTCGCTGCATCTACTATTTGTAGGTATTTCCGGGGAGCTTTTTAAAAAATTAGCGCTAAATTGGTGCCCAGGATACACAAAACTGTTCCCCGTTACACAGCGCAACCAAAACTACTTTCCGGTACAATTCCAGCCATCCGATTTTCCATTGGCATTTCTTTATTACCACCCAGATACGTCGTCGTTTTCCGATATAGACGGAAAGGTTCTTGAAATGCGTTGTCTTAAGAGAGAAGTCAATTACGTCAGCTGGGAAATTGTAAAAATCCGGGAGGATAGGCAGCAGGATCTTAAAACAGGCAGCTATTTTGGCAATGATTTCAAAACGGCCGAACTCACATGGCTTAACTATATGGATCCCTTTTCCTTCGAGGAACTGGCGAAGGGCCCTTCTGGAATGTACTTCGCCGGTGCTAAAACCGGCATATACCGTGCTCAAACGGCACTTATTTCCTTTATTAAACAAGAAATCATTCAAAAAATAAGTCACCAATCCTGGGTGATCGATCTTGGAATAGGAAAGGGGCAGGACCTAGGGCGTTACCTAGATGCAGGGATAAGGCATCTTGTTGGGATCGATAAGGATCAAACCGCGCTCGCGGAGCTTATTTATCGAAAGTTTTCGCATGCTACGACCCGACAGCACAAGCACGCTACCAACATTTATGTGTTGCATCAAGACCTCGCCGAGCCTGCTAAGGAAATCAGCGAAAAAGTACACCAAATTTACGGGTTTCCCAAGGAGGGAGCCTCTTCCATTGTTAGCAACCTGTTCATTCACTATCTTATGAAATCCTCGCAGCAGGTGGAAAACCTAGCCGTTCTGTGCCATAAACTTCTTCAGCCGGGGGGAATGGTGTGGTTTACCACTATGCTGGGAGAACGGGTCTTAGAATTACTTCATGAAAATAGGATAGAGCTCAATGAAGTATGGGAGGCGCGCGAAAATGAGGTAGTTAAATTTGCTATTAAACGCCTCTTTAAAGAGGATGTCCTACAGGAAACGGGGCAAGAAATTGGAGTCCTATTGCCCTTCAGCAATGGCGACTTCTACAACGAATATCTTGTGAACACAGCGTTTTTAATTAAAATATTTAAACATCACGGCTTTTCCCTGGTTCAAATGCAGTCCTTTAAAGAATGGATTCCAGAATTTCAAACCTTTAGTAAAAGTTTATATAAAATTCTTACAGAGGCCGATAAAACTTGGACAAGCCTTTTTGGGTTTATTTGCCTGCGCAAAAATTAAATTTTTTTTCATAACAAGTACTATCCAGGTTTTAAAGAAATATCCAAGAATAGCATATGGATACTGCCATGCAGCTGAAAACATCTATTGGTTTAATTACTTGTCGTATGAACACCCAAAGCAACCAAATAGAAACCATTCTGGTTCAAAAACGTTACAGCCTTGCTTTTTCAGAATTTATTCATTGTCATTACTCTATAAATTCTAATCACAGTCATCTGATTAAAATGTTCAATAACATGACAATTAATGAACGATTGCTTATCAAAACATTGGATTTTGACCGCATGTGGTATCATATTTGGATCGAAACTCCAGTATATGAACTATACCACAAAAAATACCAAAAATTTAAAAAAAATTGGCTTATCCCGGATAATGGGAAAAAGCTTATTTCATTAATCAACCAAGCAAAGGGCTCAGGAACACTTTTATGGGAAATCCCTAAGGGTAAGCCGAAGGAAAACGAGTCGGACCTTGCCTGTGCCATACGAGAGTTTGAGGAAGAAACTGGAATTGCCCGCGAAGATTACCAGATTCTCCCAGCATTTAAAAAATCTATGTCATACTTTGAGGGTAAAACAGAATATAAGCATATATACTTCCTTGCAGTGTTATGTAAGTCTTTGGAGGAACCCAATATGAATCTTTCTTTACAATACGAAACCCGAATTGCCGAAATTTCTAAAATTTCTTGGCAAAATATGGAGGCTGTACGTTTTATTAGCAAACGCCAGTCATTGAACCTGGAGCCCATCATCGGGCCTGCATTTAATTTTATTAAAAACTATTTACGATACAAACACTAGGAATGCACTTAGGATGCCGCACTAGGTGCCGCATTTAGGAATGCCGCATTTAGGAATGCCACATATTATGACGCACAAGAGTACAACATCGCCGGAGATTTAATACCTATACACGTTTATGTATGTACATCCGCCTTCATTTAATATATTGTGTGGATGTACGATGTATTTATTTTAACAAAAAAATATTATTTTTTTTTGTATTTTACTCGTCATCCTCCTCTATTTTTATAAACTCAGTAATATCAAAAGTAGCTTGTGGGGCTTTAGATGATTCATATTGATTATCTCTGTGAAGGTTAATCTCCATGAGGTTAACCTCATGAGGGTTAACTTCATGAGGGTTAACTTCATGGAAGTTAACCTCATGGGGATTAACACGTTCTTCGGGTTCATCATCACTAGAGAACCTATCGTTTAACTCCTCATCATTCATCATCTGTAAAAAATCTTCCAAACTTTCGCTATCATTAAAATCCTCATCATCCATAATAATAATGGTGCCTTCCTCATCGTTTCCTCCTTGTTTCGTGTCTATATAGGCCTGCATGGCATTCGCAAAAGTATCAAAGTAGGTTGGATCAGATTGTTGCTCCAAAATATGGCCTTGAGTATTAAATGTGGTTGCATCATTATTAAATGCTTGCAAATATAGTAAGGGATTTAAATCCATTATTATTAAGCAAAAAAAAATTTAAATTATTTTTCAGCCGATGTTAGGTACATTAAGCAACTGTTTGTGATTTTAAGTAATTGCTGATAGATGTTAAGTAATATTTATTGATGTTAAGTAATATTTATTGATTTTAAATACTCAACAACCATGATGTAAATGCTATACAGCACTTTTGGATTTTTAATCAGATCCAGATTAATGCTAACTTCTTTTGTGATACAGTTTGTAATAATGGTATCCTGCTCATCGTTTTGTAAAATTTCTTTTAATATATTTTTTTTGATCGGGATACTAAGCAATTGATTATTTTCTTTTAAGAACTCTTTTTGATATTCAATCGTTTTATTCATTGAATATTTGTATATAACTATAATTACAAATGTTTAATGAATAGTGTCAGCAGATGGTTGTTTAAAATCATATTTTTCTTTGCTCAATAAGCATCCAAATATTTTCATGACGTTTTATTAACTGTTCGTTATTGAACGTATCACAAAGATCATTCATAAATTGCAGATAGTTTATTATTTCTTTCAAGAGAGTAAGAAACATTACTTCAGCAGAACATATAATGGGTAATTCGGTCGTATTAAACGAATTGTTATCTTGTTGATATGCCAATGGCGAAGACTTAAAAAGATCCGGGGGTCTTGCCCAAAACCCTAGGCTACTGCTCTTATTTTTTAGGGCGTCATAAAGAAATGAAAGCACATTGCACGGCTTAAGCCGCGACACCTCCTTCCCCTTGGGCCCTTTCCATATTTTAAGATCTAGGATTTCATCGGAGCTTATAGGGTAGGTATAGTAAAGTTTTTCAAAAAAGCAGATATGCTTGAAATCTTTTTTAGAACGACTATCAAGAAGCGTTTCTATAACATTAACAAGTTTTGTTAGGTTTAAGGCCTGTTCCTGCGTAAGCTCTTCTTGCACGTGATAGACTGAAAAGGTATGCTTAGGAATGAAGATACTCCCCGTGGCACTGGCCTGTTGTCTGCCAGGTATATAGTACACGCTACTATTAGCAAGCTGTACCGGCACAATTTGTCCCACCTCTGCAACATTATTTTGTGATTCGGACGAAGGTATTACAATAGTTACGGGTTCCGTCAACAGGCTTTCGCCTAGAATAATATTATTGTCGTTTTTAATGATTTTAACGGCCGCTATTAAATCAAAGGCATTTAAGTAAGAAACAAGAGCAGAAAATCTTACGTGCATATATCCCCTTCCGCTATTATTGGTACGCATAATAAAACAAGGGGAGCGTTGTATGACACCAGTAATACTAATAATAAAACTGTTTTTGAAACACTTACCTACATAAATGTTTTCAAGCTCCTTCAAAAGATGAGCCTCCACATTTGTACAAAAATTAGCAGGATCATCAATATTCAACGTTATCTCAAAAATTTTTTGGTCGATCATATCTATAATATATTCTGTCTATTTCAATTTAAATAATAGATGAATAACCTTGTTTACTTATTCGTATCACAAAGTGCCCTAAGATGTGTGTACAAGGGACGGCATTTTGTCGTTAAAAAGGTAAAACCAGCGGATTCCATCCTGCATCCCATTTGGTTGATTACGAGCTTCCATTTCTTTTTGCAAAAGGGTGTTGCGAATGAGTAAGCAGAGCTTAATGGCACTAATTTTTGTAAGATTTAAACTGATGCCCAATTGGTCAGCAATTTTTTGTTGCTCCTCCCGTCCGCGTGTTTCGCATACGGCTCCCCTATTTAGCATGCGAATATCAGTAATCTCATTCTTTTTTAAAACCTGTATGGGTGGGCGAATTTTAAATTTAAGGGTTTTTCCCTTGCTTTCCATATAGCCTATGACGATGTCGTTTTCTTTTCGTTTGACATTAATATTAAGCATATAAAGCGGAATTTCATGCCAAGTTTTATCTTGACGTGAGGTAATAAGTCGCACGGAGTCTTCCGTGGCATAGCCCACTAGAGTGTCATCATCCCCAGGCACGTGGCTTATAATTTTAAAAATATCTGGAAATGGCTGAATATCTTTTTTTGAAAAAGCGATGAAAAACTTTTTATAAACCTCGATAAGAGCCCCCATACCTGCAAGATTATCTATAATAAGCGCTTCTAGCATTGTATAGTGAAACGAAGCGGGATAGTGGATAAGTACCTGTTCTATTGGCTCATCCTGAAAATCTTTCTGAAACTTTTCATACAAGACTTGGAATGGTTCTTTGGTCTGCGAGTGTTCGAGATATTTGGTGATACGGATGCTGTGCATCATGGGAGGCTGAAAATCCCGAATATACGTTTCGATATCTAACACCGGTTCCTTTTTATGGTTAAGCACCGCAGCGATGTACAAATGCTCAGGCTTTGCCGGCACATGCATAATGGTGCAAAGACGATTCTGTATACATAATTCTTTGCACTGATTTTTTGAGTAGCACAGGGAAATGAGAGCCAGCGCGAAGTTGTCCTCTGAGAAGAGTTTATTATCGATGGTAATTCCCTGTATGAGCTTGGGCGTGGAAACAGCCTTCCATAGCTCGGGGTACGTCCACACCGGGCGTGCCATAAACAAAGATATAATAATATTAGAAATTGTTTTTACCTCCTGCTCTCCGTATCCATAGGCCTCAAAAGTATTGAGGACGGTGGCTCCGACGTTTGCCGGCGTGATGGATGGACCAAGGGGCAGACTTTCCAGCATAGGCTTATCGATCTTAATCTGGTTTGTGAACCCATCGATGGCGTGCTTTCGCAGCGCCTTATCCCCCTCCTGTATTAAAATGTATTCTTTTAATTTTTGTGCATACTTGGCGAGTTCTGGCCCCCCATCGGGTGTTGTTGATACGTACAAGTAAATGGTCACGTTGCGCTCATTGGGGGGAAGCTCCATGTGTGAATTTTTTCGCACCACCCGCCCAAATACCTGAATAAGCCGGGGAATATCAAGGGGCAAAGACATAATCATCTCGTACCGCACGGCTTGAAAGTTCAAACCCTCCACAATCACCTTGGACCCGATGAGAATACGCAGCTGGTGGCCTTCTAGATTGGACGAGGCATTAAAAAGAGCCAGGCTTCGTTCACGTACAGCAGGCTCTATTTCGCTGTGCAGAATGGTGAACCGTGCTGGAATAAACTGGTGGTCGCTATGTGTGGTGTGGTCATCGCGAATAGCGGCGCAGATGGAGCAGCGGGTAGTTCCCACAGGGGACGAAACCTCATTCAAAATACCATTACTTTGTAAAATTTCTTGCAGGATAAGGACCCCCGACATGCGGACCCGATTGTGGTAAATTAAAATTTTCCCCCGGCCTTGCCGAATAATGGAAAGAATGTCTTTCATCATTTGAGTGTATTTTCCACTATAAAAGGCCAATCCCGAGATATGCGTAGGTGGCTGCAGCGATAGAAAGCTGCCACTCACATTAAAGGGGGTTCTACGCGAAGGCTCAATAATTTGTACCCCATTTTCCAGAAGCCAGTCTGTGCTTGCCATGGAAAGGGCGGCGGGGGTTTCCGTCGAGTTGAACAGGCCGTACGCCTTGGGTTCCGTTTGTTTTGAAAATTTTGGGTTGGGAAACGCCATGTCATAAATGCTGTACGCATTGCTCGAGATTTTAGGGTCAGGGCCCAGCTGTTTAAGCGTTTCAAGCTGATAATCAGACATGGGGCATTCGATGAAATGTAAGTACGGCAACATTTCGTCTCTATAAGACAACATCTTTCCGGCAAAGATTCTTTCAGGGTAATAATTGGTGTTGGTATCCAACAAAAAGGATACCCTTCCGGTGCTCAGTCTTTCCACAAGAGCCAGGGCATCCTTTTTCCATTTTACAGAATGCCCACTATTGTCAAATAGTTGCTGGCGCTGGAGGGGCTGGCCGTTGGGCAGCTCATGCCGCGGAACCAAAAGGTTTAACAGGTCGACGTACTCCATGACGCTCCCGGTTACGGGCGTTGCCGACATGAAGACGGCCCGGGGGGCCTGGTGGGGTGGAAAGGCATCCAGGACATACTGTAAGGCAATTCCATAATTATTTCGTTCCTGAATATTGTACACGTTGTGTATTTCATCCGCGATGAGCAGTCCCCCCCTAAGCTGCTCCATTATTTTTTGATTGACACGAATCAGGCCGTTTGATTCGGCCTCGCTGATTTTTTGCACGAACTGAGATATATCGTTCTCATTCAATGTATCTTCTGTTTCGTCAGAACGATGAAACAGAGAAAGCACATCAAAGTTTTTCTCTTCACCCTTACTCGTAATATTGAAAAGCTTGGATGCAAATTCCTTATAGCCGTAAAACTGAAAAAAGCCTCCGCGGTTTCTGTCGGTTAAACGGCGCTTCAACGTACTAATGAACCCATTTAGATGCCGTGATTCAACCGACGTGGTGCTGCCAGACTGCTTTGCAATGTGAAGAAGCCGGTGTAGCTCAGCAACCTCCTTGTAAGAAACAAATCCCAGCTCAGGACGTCTTAGCATTTCTGTTTGAATGATGGCGCGTGTAAAGCCTACCACGAAAATCCAAGGCGCATTTTCAATAAAATTCATATAGTGGTTCATGAATTGACGCGCGATGGCAATCGCGGCGATGCTTTTTCCCGTCCCGGTCTGCCAGTTTAATAAAAGACGCGAGTAGGGCGTGTTGGGGTTTTGAAAATTTTGGACGAAAAGCTGAGCATTATGCAACTGGAGGCCCTTAATGGAAGGAAAGGGCGACGCGTAGGGGTCGCAGGGGAAAAACGCTCGTCCCCCCTTCTCGCAGCCGGGCCCACCAATCTGGACAAAATGAGACCGCAGATCATGAATGAGCTTTTTTTGGTCGACAGGAGGGGAAATCAACGACTTAAACTCCTTTCTTCGCGCCAATTGCTGCAAAAAGTCTGCGGCAACCAATTCGGGATACGCCATATTATCATAAAAAAAATAAACCTTTTTATGAAAAGTTTTACGATATTCTGTATTGCAATTGCTTTTTATGAATACTGTGAATAAGCGTATCCACTTGGTTTTCCGACGAAGGGGTATTATTCTTTTTTTCTGGGTATAAGATAATAATAAGTATAATAATTAAGACTAAACAGCAGGCAATGACTATCAAACTCATATTATACTTACTTTTTTATAAAAAGTATTATATCTTATGAATGCGCAAGTTCAGCTAATTGTTCGTCGCTTGGAATGTGCTGCTGGGAGGTGGAGTTTTTCCTTTTTCTAAAGAATACTGGGAAATGGTGGTGAGGCTCGGGTTGTTGTACATAGTAGCCAGGAGGAGGAAGTTTAGGCATGGTCGACTTGCAGTCAACAGACCGGTTGTAGTAAACGATGGCAACGACGATAAGAATAATAACCAGCAAAATCAAAATGCCTAGGATGATCGCAGTTATTCCGGGATACTTCACGATCGTATGGGCTAAAAAGCCTTGGGTGCTTTGTTTAATTCCCTCGCGGGTTGACAGATTATGAGAAAGCAGTGGAGAAGTTTCAGTGTCCATTTATTACAATTGAACAGTTATATTAATCTCAAATAAAATATAACACAAAATTAATTATGGCCATGCAAAAGTTATTTACGTATATTTACGAATTCATTGAATATCGTAAGATGGTGCTGTTGGAAGAAAAAGTACCATATGACAGGTTTGTTCAAATGATATTTAATACCGGATTTTTTCGTATTAACGCGGAGACGCTGAATCACGGAATCGTGTCCGTGTTTATCTTTGGAGCAAACGGCAAGTACGTCCACCACGGAGGCGACATGAGAACGCTTTTAACAAATGCGCTGAATGAAAAAAAACAATATGAAGAATTAATTTTAATCGTTGACAAGCCCATTTTAGGCAAAAAAAATATTTTGGATATTATCGTCGAGCAGCGCGCCGCAAACCCCACGGTTGTAATAAACATATATCCCTACCACTTGTTCTGCATTAACATTCCCAAGGTGAGCGCCATTCCTAGGCATAAGCTTATTACCCAGGAGGAGGCGCAAGCGTTTTTGGGTCGCGAATATCTGCAGCCGCAGGACCTCATGCAAATTAGTGCGTCGGACCCTCCGGTGGTCTGGCTGGGAGGAAGACCGGGAGACTTTGTGCAAATTGAGCGGCCCTCAGAGACAGCCATGCACGCTGTTGTTATCCGCTACATCACCAAATCCAAAATTTGAGTCCAGTGTTTAAATATAATGTGTTTAAAGATGACAGCTGGCTAAGTAAGCATATTTGTAAAATCATCGATGTCCTCTGTGGATAGAGCGCTTTCTTTTGTGCAGCAGATCTTTTCATAAGCCTCCATGGGAGATGGTGAGGTTTGAATAGTATGTAGGTCATGTAAAAACTGTTGTATAATGGGATATTTGTCCTTTAAAAACTGGGGATGTTTCATAACTGGAATTATTTGGAAGATAAAGACCTTCCATCCAAAGTAGCCAACCACATTTGACATTTCAGGACACGCGGTTTCATAGGGCATAGAATAGTGAATCGTGTACTGATCTTTTTGGTACAACGTTTCTAAGAATTGATGAAATGTTTCCGCGTTGAGCGTGCCAAAATCCTGAGGAGCCTCGGTGTACTCCTGTGTGGAGCAGATCGTGATGATTCCCCAGGCAAGCGGGAGCATGGACTCTGGAGGATGAATATCAGTATTGGTCTCATTATTCCATCCCAGCTGATGAATGCCGCATACGCGAAACATGGCCTCGACATAGATGGCCATGGAAATAGGCGGTGAAAGGGCAAGGCCAGACTGTATTTGGGGCACATAGTAGGAGGGCACCGAGTTTTTTATTTTTCGATTAAATGGGGACTTTATTTCTACCAACACGGGGATGCGTTTCGTGGTTTCATAGCATACATCGTTAAAAATTGTTTTGATTTCCCAGGACTGTTGAGTGTATCCCAGGGTTAGGTAGCAAAATCCGTCAGGGCTATTGCTATGCCCGGGGTATCCCAAATAGGTCCCATCAATATGGATATTGTCACCTATTACGGTGGTTTGGCAGAACAACTCAAGCAGATCTTTACTCACACGCTCAAAAAGGGTTCCCCAGTTACAAGCTGCGTGGTTTAAATTCTTCTTAAAAAGATTTGCTTTTTCCGCCAAGGTTATATAATAACTTTTGTAAGGGTTTAAACCTAAAACGCTAGCAAGGTCAGAGCCACCCACCTGAGTGCGACGAGTGGCATGCCAGGCATTGGAGCGCTGCTGAGGAGAGTCTTTAAACAGGCGCACAAAGGTTTCCATTATACTTGTTTTAACAGGAATTCAATATAAAAAGTCAACATAGTTTGCAATTTTTCCAATCTCAAGATATAGCCATACATTTTTTTTTCTAATTGGCGAATAAGTTTAAGCTCATGGGTTTCTATATTAGCATCCGGAAATTTAAAGGCATAAAGATTTTTGAAAGACTGATTTATAGAAGTATCAAGTGATTTGTGGTATGTTATTAGCTTCAGCATATGTGCCAGATCTTCAAGATGGCCTAAATTTATACGGTTTTCCACGTGGTGGATCATGTCCGCCACGTCTTGAGCTCCCATCCAGGGGATCACAAGGTACCCCTCCTTAAAGATGATTCGTCGCTTGCTTAAAAAATCATGAAAACGTTTTAAAGCTTCAAGAAAGGGGCAGTTGGGCTTTGATCCCAAAATGCTGACGACGATATCCTCGGGCATTATGTATTCGCAGCGAGGATAGTAGTTTACAGACTCCAATTCAGCGGCCCGCCGTTTTATTTCGTATTTTGCCCAGTTATTCAGAGAGTACTCCACGCCCCCGACCACAACAGACATCCTATTAAAAAATAACAATAAAAAACCTTATGAAATCTATGTATAGTGGCCGCTAAATATGTCCATATTAGAAAAGATTACGTCAAGTCCCTCTGAGTGCGCAGAGCACATTACTGACAAATATAGCTGTTTAAGTAAAAAAATACAAAAAGAGCTCACCTCTTTTTTGCAAAAAAAAGAGACACTCGGGTGCGACTCAGAGTCCTGCGTGATTACCCACCCCGCCGTGAAGGCCTACGCGCAACAAAAGGGACTGGACCTCTCCAAAGAACTGGAGACTCGGTTTAAGGCGCCAGGTCCCAGAAACAACACGGGCCTTCTTACAAACTTCAATATCGATGAAACGCTGCAGAGGTGGGCCATAAAGTACACCAAGTTTTTCAACTGTCCTTTTTCCATGATGGACTTTGAGAGGATCCACTATAAATTTAATCAAGTGGATATGGTAAAGGTATATAAGGGGGAGGAGCTACAATACGTGGAAGGCAAAGCGGTGAAGCGTCCTTGTAACACCTTCGGATGCGTTTTAAACACGGACTTTTCAACAGGTACGGGAAAGCATTGGGTTGCCATCTTTGTGGATATGCGGGGCGACTGCTGGAGCATTGAATATTTTAATTCGGCGGGCAATTCCCCTCCAGGTCCGGTTATTCGCTGGATGGAACGGGTCAAACAGCAGCTATTAAAAATACACCACACCGTTAAAACGCTTGCGGTGACTAATATTCGTCACCAGCGGTCGCAGACCGAGTGCGGCCCCTATAGCCTGTTTTACATCCGAGCACGCCTCGACAACGTGTCATACACCCATTTTATATCTACTAGGATTACCGACGAAGACATGTATAAGTTTAGAACCCATCTGTTTCGCATCGCATAAACTAATAAAGATTGAATTCTTTATAGGAATAAAAATGGAAACGTTTGAAATCAGTGATTTCAAAGAGCATGCGAAGAAAAAAAGCATGTGGGCTGGTGCCCTCAACAAAGTCACTATTTCGGGTCTTATGGGGGTCTTTACAGAAGATGAGGACCTTATGGCGCTACCCATTCACAGAGACCACTGCCCCGCTTTGTTAAAAATTTTTGACGAGCTCATCGTAAACGCCACGGATCATGAAAGAGCTTGCCATAACAAAACAAAAAAAGTAACCTACATCAAAATTTCGTTTGATAAAGGTGTGTTTTCTTGTGAAAACGATGGCCCGGGAATCCCCATTGTAAAGCATGAGCAGGCCAGCCTTATCGCAAAGCGCGATGTGTATGTCCCCGAGGTAGCTTCATGCTATTTTCTAGCCGGAACAAACATCAATAAGGCTAAGGACTGTATCAAGGGGGGGACCAACGGCGTTGGGCTGAAGCTCGCCATGGTGCATTCACAGTGGGCCATTCTTACCACCGCCGACGGCTCGCAAAAGTATGTTCAACATATAAACCAGCGCCTAGATAACATTGAGCCACCTACCATTACACCCTCCAGAGAAATGTTTACACGTATCGAGCTCATGCCCGTATACCAGGAACTAGGGTATGCACAGCCTCTGTCTGAAACGGAGCAAGCAGACCTTTCCGCCTGGATTTACCTTCGCGCCTGCCAATGCGCGGCCTACGTGGGAAAAGGCACCACCATTTATTACAATGATAAGCCTTGCAGCACGAGCTCCGTAATGGCGCTGGCCAAAATGTACACCCTAGTGACTGCGCCCAATAGCACCATATATACGGCCACCATTAAGGCTGACGCAAAGCCCTATAGCCTGCACCCCCTGCAGGTTGCGGCGGTCGTCTCCCCCAAGTTTAAAAAATTTGAACACGTGTCCATTATCAACGGGGTAAATTGTGTAAAGGGAGAACATGTCACCTTTTTGAAAAAGGCCATTAATGAAATGGTCGTTAAAAAATTTCAACAGACGATTAAAGATAAAAACCGCAAAACAACATTACGCGACAGCTGTTCAAACATCTTTGTCGTTATCGTGGGTTCCATTCCAGGCATAGAATGGACCGGCCAGCGGAAGGATGAACTAAGCATCGCAGAAAACGTTTTTAAAACGCATTACTCCATCCCTTCTAGTTTTTTAACAAGCATGACAAGATCTATCGTGGATATTCTTCTGCAATCCATTTCTAAAAAAGATAACCATAAACAGATCGACGTAGACAAATATACGCGTGCCCGCAATGCGGGTGGAAAAAAGGCGCAAGACTGTATGCTACTCGCGGCGGAAGGGGATAGCGCACTTTCCCTGCTGCGCGCGGGACTGACCCTGGGAAAGTCCAACCCAAGCGGGCCTTCCTTTGACTTCTGCGGCATGATCTCCCTGGGAGGGGTCATCATGAATGCCTGCAAAAAGGTGACAAACATTACAACGGACTCTGGAGAAACCATCATGGTGCGCAACGAACAGCTCACCAATAATAAAGTATTACAGGGAATCGTGCAGGTATTGGGTCTAGACTTCAACTGCCATTACAAAACGCAGGAAGAGCGAGCAAAGCTGCGATATGGCTGCATTGTTGCGTGCGTTGACCAAGATCTGGACGGATGTGGAAAAATTCTTGGACTGCTGCTGGCCTACTTTCACCTGTTTTGGCCTCAGCTTATTGTCCATGGTTTCGTAAAACGACTGCTTACCCCGCTGATACGTGTGTATGAAAAGGGCAATACCGTGCCCGTGGAATTTTACTACGAACAAGAGTTTGATGCATGGGCGAAAAAGCAGACTAGCCTGGCTAATCATACTGTAAAATATTATAAGGGATTGGCGGCGCACGACACCCATGAAGTAAAAAGCATGTTCAAACATTTTGACAAAATGGTGTACACGTTTACCCTAGATGACTCAGCAAAGGAGTTGTTTCATATTTATTTTGGTGGGGAGTCGGAGTTGCGAAAAAGAGAGCTTTGCACCGGCGTAGTGCCGCTCACCGAAACCCAGACGCAGTCCATTCATAGTGTCCGACGAATTCCTTGCAGCCTGCACCTGCAGGTAGACACCAAGGCCTACAAGCTAGATGCCATCGAGCGGCAAATTCCCAACTTCTTAGATGGGATGACGCGGGCACGGCGCAAAATTTTAGCCGGAGGGTTGAAATGCTTCGCCTCCAATAACCGCGAACGAAAGGTTTTTCAATTCGGGGGCTACGTTGCGGACCACATGTTTTATCACCATGGCGATATGTCGTTAAACACAAGTATCATAAAAGCTGCCCAATACTACCCGGGCTCTTCCCATCTCTATCCTGTATTTATAGGCATAGGAAGCTTTGGCTCCAGGCATCTGGGAGGAAAAGATGCAGGATCCCCAAGATACATCAGTGTGCAGCTTGCGTCTGAATTTATTAAAACAATGTTCCCCACGGAGGACTCATGGCTTCTCCCCTACGTTTTTGAGGACGGCCAACGGGCGGAACCAGAATACTACGTGCCTGTATTGCCGCTTGCCATTATGGAGTACGGCGCCAACCCATCGGAGGGCTGGAAGTACACCACTTGGGCCCGCCAACTGGAAGACATTTTGGCCTTGGTGAGGGCCTACGTCGATAAGAACAATCCAAAACACGAGCTCCTGCACTACGCAATAGACCATAAGATTACTGTACTTCCGCTACGGCCCTCTAATTACAATTTTAAGGGTCACTTGAAACGATTCGGCCAATACTACTACAGCTACGGCACTTACGTCGTCTCAGAGCAGCGAAATATGATTACTATTACGGAGCTCCCGCTGCGTGTTCCTACGGTTGCTTACATTGAAAGTATAAAAAAATCGAGTAACCGCATGGCATTTATTGAAGAAATCGTCGACTACAGTAGTTCAGAAACCATTGAAATTTTGGTAAAGCTGAAGCCAAATAGCCTTAGCCGGATCATGGAAGAATTTAAGGAGACTGAGGAGCAGAATTCTATAGAAAATTTTCTACGTTTACGCAATTGTTTACATTCGCACCTAAACTTTGTAAAACCTAAAGGAGGCATCATCGAGTTTAACTCATATTATGAAATTTTATACGCATGGCTGCCTTACAGGCGTGATCTTTACCAAAAACGTCTTATGCGTGAGCGCGCCGTGTTAAAACTGCGCCTTATCATGGAAACTGCCATTGTGCGCTACATCAATGAGTCCGCGGATCTAAATCTTTCCCACTATGAGGATGAAAAGGAGGCGGGCCGTATTTTGAGCGAGCACGGGTTCCCCCCGCTAAACCAGTCGCTCATCACCTCTCCGGAGTTTGCCACCATAGAGGAACTCAACCAAAAAGCACTGCAGGGCTGTTATACCTATATACTATCTTTGCAGGCTCGAGAATTGCTTATCGCAGCCAAGACTCGTCGGGTGGAAAAAATAAAAAAAATGCAAGCGCGTCTTGATAAGGTTGAGCAGCTTTTGCAGGAGTCTCCCTTTCCCGGCGCCAGCGTATGGTTGGAGGAGATTGATGCGGTGGAAAAAGCTATTATAAAAGGAAGAAATACACAGTGGAAATTTCATTAAATGCATGCTAGGCTTTATTATGACATATAGATGTTAAGCAATTCGTTCATCAATATTTTTTTCAAGGGTTTGAAATATTTGGATAATGTTCTGAATACTTTTTTCTAAAAGGGTTATCAAATCTTCTTGTGAGGCTTTATGAATAATGGTTAACACCATTTCTTGCTTGTGGGGAATACACTGATACCCCACAAAGCTAATGTCGGGAATCATTTCATAAATACATGTTTTTAGCAGGTTTCCAATGGTATGGGTTTCATCTTTTATCGTGATAATGGCCTTTGTTTTTTCCTCATCCATAGAAAACAGCACAAGTTCCGGCTGCGGCTCTTCAAAGTTTTCATAAATTTTTTGAATGTTTTGGATTCGGCCAATAATGACGCGGCAGGCGTTTTTTAAATATGTCCGTATGGCCTGGTTGATGCGTGGCAACGGTACCGCTGGAAAGCAAAGCCCCAGGCGGTGGTGACGCGGGTCCGAGGTCATAGAGCTTTGCTTGTAACCGCTAAGCGCCATATATTCTTTTTTATCCGTTGGATACTGCTCGATGTCAAGGTGGGAAAAATGTGTTTTAACGGCAAGATTAAAGGCGGCATGCTTTCGTCCTATGCCCTTTTTAATATAGATATCCTCTATAATCAGCGATTTTCCAGGTTGTAGGAAGCCAATCTCAAAAGTAGGATTAAAAATCGGGTACTTAAGCTTAGGGCCTGCCACCTGAATCAGATCGCGACTATAGATGGTTTTCACCTCACAGCTATTGTTTAAACTGCGCAGAGCAAACACCAGTGTCTCATTTTCGGCATAAATCGGAATGAAATTAATGCGGTTTCTAATAAATTGTTCCGTCATAAACAGGTCCGTGGAATCCTCGATCTTATACCCACCGGGCTTAATATCAAGCATATAGTTGGGAATTTCATCTTGCAAGACCCGCGATAGGCCGTGGACCGTGGCTCTGTTTATGCTCTTAAAATCCATCATAACATTGACTGGAACGAGGGGCAACTGCTCCTCGAGCTGAAATAGTTTTTTGGCCGCATTTTTAATAAAAGGGTTCGAAAAATCTATCAAAAGCGGCTTGATATCCACGTTTTGGAAAATTTTTTCCATTTGTATTATAAATATATTTATATATATTCAAATTATGGTAGTTTATGACCTGCTCGTTTCTTTAAGTAAGGAATCAATAGATGTGCTACGGTTTATAGAGACAAATCTTGCGGCGTTTAACCAGCAGTATATTTTTTTCAATATCCAAAGAAAAAACTCAATCATGACGCCCCTTCTCATCACGCCGCAGCAGGAAAAAATTTCGCAAATTGTGGAGTTTTTAATGGATGAATATAATAAAAGCAATAGAAGACCTGGGCCGCCGCGTGAGCAGCCCATGCCGGCGTACCCGTTATTGCCGTATCAACAGTCCTCGGAAGAACAGCCCATGATGCCATATCAACAGCCCCCGGGTGATGACGATCAGCCATATGAGCAAATATACCATAAAAAACACGCCTCGCAACAAGTAAATACTGAACTGAGCGATTATTATCAACATATTCTTGCTTTAGGCGATGAAGACAAAGGTATGGACAGCATGTTAAAACTCCCAGAAAGGGCAAAAAGGGAAAGCGACGATGAGGACGACATGTTTCCTATAAAAAAACTAACGACGTAACAATTAAACAAAAAATAAAAATCATTATAAAATGAATCTTGAATACGTGCACGTTGTTCAAAAATTTAATCAAGTACTCCTAGAACTTACCAAAAAAGTCTGTACCGTTGTGGGCGGGAACAAACCCACCTATTGGTATCACCATATTAGAAGGGTTTGCTCAGAATGTCCATCCATGCCGATGAGTATGATAGGTCCGTACCTGAATGTCTATAAAACCCAAATTGTAACAAAGGACAAGAATTTTTTTATGAATTTCGATCCTCCTGCTCATAATGAGTACACCTTTATCATTCAAAAGCTAAAAGAAGCAGCCCGAAACATGCCGGAAGACGAATTAGAACAGTACTGGGCAAAACTTTTATTTTTACTTAAAAGTTACATAAAATGTAAGCCCTTTATTAATTAAAGAATTGTTGCATAACTAATAAATGGCCGGTCGTGTTAAAATAAAACAAAAAGAGCTCATAGACTCTACCGTAAAAAACAAAAATGTGATGAATCTATTCCATGAAATTATAGGCTCAAAAGGCAATATTAATTTTAGTGTTGTCTGGCCCAAGTTTAAAAAAATCAAACAAAGCGTCTATGACTACATTTCCACTCTTTCTGTGCTGGAAAAAGCAAGCGTTATGCAAAACTTTGAAGATGATAAGAAAATGTTGGAACTTTTTGTACAAAAGCTGTGGGCTGCCTATGAAGGCTACTTCAAATACCCTGAGATTGAAAAATATGAGGTGGAAGGCCAGGTAAATTTCAATCAGGTACCTCACCACGTCCTCGAAAAGTTTAGCCAGTTGTATAGGTCAAGAATCAATTCAGAGCTTGTCACACTCATCCTAAACAGCTGTGCCTTTTTGAGTAAATATAATGATTACATTCTCAAAAAAGACCCCTACATACTAACCATAACCCCCGGCCTATGCTTTTCCCCCATTCCCAACTTTGAGGACCTAAATTTTAAATATCTTTACAACAGTGATAAAAATTCTCAGCATGACAAGGACTTTATCATGTTTATATTATATAAGCTTTATACGGCTGCCCTAGGAGTGTACAATGCCATCTCCATTCCCGACATCGACGTAGAGGACCTCGAAAATATCATCCTATCCTCGGTGAGTCAGATTAAAAAACAGATTCCGCGCTGCAAAGACGCCTTCAACAAAATCGAATCCTCGGTACACCTGCTGCGCAAAAATTTTAACACGTATTACAGCGACTATGTGGGCTCAGGCTACAACCCAACCATCATTATGGAACAGTACATTAAAGACATATCACAGGATTCCAAGAACATATCACCGCGCATTTCCTACCAGTTTAGGACCATCATCAAGTATTACCGCGACATGATTGCCACCAAGCATCAAACGATGGACCCCCAGGTATTAAACCTCGTAAAGCACGTCGAAAAGAAATTAGATATGCTTGATAGAGAAAAAAATTAGTATATATAGTTATGGTGAATCTTTTTCCTGTTTTTACCTTAATTGTGATTATTACAATTTTAATTACGACTCGAGAGTTGTCTACCACGATGCTCATTGTTTCTCTTGTAACAGATTATATTATTATTAATACGCAGTATACGGAGCAGCAGCATGAAATGAACAAATTTTCAGCGCAACAGGGGTTGCAAAAAAATTCTTTTGACGAATCTTATAATAAAGACAAAAAACCTAATACACATATTTCCTACCAGTGGCTGGCGCCTGAACTGAAGGAAGCTGAGAACAAGTACTGGTGGGGCAATGATGATCCTTATAGCCAGCCCGTTCTCGCTGACGCATCTTGAATATCTCAATACCTGGCACGCCCACATCAAAAACATTGCCCAACAACACGGGCTTGATATAAAGGTGGCCATTGTGATCTCAAACACGCATTTAAATAATTTTTTGCCAGTTTCCACACCGCTTAACATCGAATGTATAACCTTTCCCGGCTGCGGCATAAAGGAGATAGACCTTCTATGGGCACGCATTAAACTATTTCAACATTACTGCGCAATCGGCGCCCGTCTTTTATGGCTGGTGAGTGCTGACATCAGGCCCTCTGTTTCAACGTGGCCAGCGATCGCCGACAGTCTAAAAAAGGGAGCAGATGCGGTCGTTGTTCCCTATCCCTCCCGGTGGAACAACCTTATACCTACCGTCATCAAAGAAATAGTTGTCCGCCAAAAAAAATGCCTTGTGGCGGTGGATGCACATCACCTTGATACAGATACCCAAATTGTAGGGGCCGGGATGGGCTGCATCGTCCTAACCCTAAAGGCCCTTATGGTGCGTCTAAGTATCGGCAAACAGCCCATTAAAATACTGTGGCCCGACCTTCACGGCACCGCCGAGGGCATTCCCCTGGAAGGGGTAGAGGTTGGCTGGTTTTTAAACGCTTATGCACATAAATTAAACATACGTTGCCTAGGGCGGGATTATATTGCGCAGCACTTAAATTAATTCTTCATTTAAAAAGCCCGCATGTAAACATTACGCCGGCTAGAAGCGATCTTCATTTAAACCATCAAATTATTTATATAATGGCTGCAAACATTATGGCAACAAGAGCCGCGACAAAGATGGCCGGCAAAAAAGAGCATCAGTACTGCCTACTAGACACCCAGGAAAAGCGTCATGGCCATTACCCCTTTTCCTTTGAATTAAAGCCCTATGGGCAAACAGGTGCAAACATCATAGGGGTACAGGGCTCACTTACCCATGTCGTCAAAATGACAGTTTTTCCATTTATGATACCTTTTCCTTTACAAAAAACTCGTATCGATGATTTTATTGGTGGGCGCGTTTATTTATTTTTTAAGGAACTGGATATGCAAGCATTTTCCGATGTAAATGGAATGCAATACCACTTCGAGTTTAAGGTTGTCCTGGTAAGCTCCAGCCAAGTAGAGCTTCTTCCTGTGAATAATACATATAAATTTACCTATGCTATACCAGAGCTGCAATACCTCACCCCAATCTTTTATGATCTCTCGGGGGCGCTAGATTTCCCATTAGATACCCTTTCGGTCCACGTGGACAGTCTCACTCATCATATACATCTTCCTATCCAAAACCATAACCTAACAACGGGCGATCGTGTTTTTGTTTCTGGCTATAAACACCTGCAAACCATTGAAACGTGTAAAAATAACATAATTTTTATCAAAGATATACCACCGCTTTCGTCAGAAAAAATAAATCTATATATACCAAAAAATCGAATAAGAATTCCACTATACTTTAAATCTTTAAAAGCATCTAAGTAATAACATTTTTATAATCTACTCCTAGTTCCGAAATAGGCTGAATTTCTTTTTTAAGCCCTTTAAACCAAGGATGTGATACAAGACCCTTAAAAGAAAGCCGCTTATTTTCATTAATGGTTAAACAATCCGTGATAAACTGTTTTCCCGTCTCTGAAATGTGATCGGGAATATAATTTTCTCCTTTCAGGATGTCGTTTAAATAAAAATTTTCTGCACGAAATCTAAAGAGATTAACCGCCACCATACCTATCGTCCACACAGTTAGAGGAAGCTGGTAGTAATAGCCATAATAATAAAATTCTGGGCACACGTATTCCCATGTTCCAAACATATTATATTGAGGATGGTCTTCATTTAATCTAACAGCGCTTCCAAAGTCAATGACCTTAATCATCTTTTGTTTTATGTCTATAATGAGGTTCTCGTCTTTAATATCCCCGTGGATAAAGCCCTTCTCATAAATATTTTGTATAATAAGAATAAGCTGGAACATTATTTTTTTGGCTTCGTTTTCCTCAAGTTTTTTAAAGTAATGATAATGAAGTAGATCAACACTATTTGGAATATATTCTATGATCAGTATATAATACATGGCATTTTCAGTATATTCAATAAGCTTAATAATTCCGGGAGTATCTTGCAGGGCTTTCATCACGATGACCTCATTTCCTGGAATTTCTTTTTTAGATACGTACTTAAAAACCACTGATTGCCTTATTTGATGACCCAAAAAAACGTTATTTCTTCTACCACCCTCAAACATAGGTTTTGTTGAAATGAAGTACGAATGCTCCGTTGTGGAAATCCTTTCCACCTTTACTGTAGGATAAACCGCATATTGTGCCTGAGGGTTTTTTAACACTTTTTTAAACTGTTGTTCCGGCCTGGACATGTTTTATTAACTTTATATATAAAGGATTAGAAGGTTTAATTTCAATATATGCCTTAATGATGGGATTGTATTCGTAAAAGGTATAGCCTAATCCCACCCCCTTGTTTTTTTGGTAAAAAAACTGTTTGCCCTCGTAGGATATGCTATAGGCTTTTACTTCGGTTTTTACAAGCGGTTGGCAGGGATTAGGCAAACGTAAATCGCGTTCAAAGTTTTCATGAAAAAGGAGAGCATTTGTGGGCTGACACATCAGGCAGCCGCTTTCGCCGTTGAAGGCGCATTCAATGGCTGCCCTTTTTAGTAAATCGCGGAAAGCAGAATTAAGATGGCTTTTTTCAAGCCCCCTTTCGTGAAAACGCTCATCGATCGTTTTTTGTTCCTGACTGCCTTCGGGAATACTATAAAACATTTTTTGATTAGCCACCGCGATGTACAAAAAAGGCTGTACGGTTTTCTCCTCAGACGGTAGCGTATCGTGGCTACCAATGCGTATAATGCGCGCCTTCACTTGATCCTCTCGGGCCTTATCCCAGTACGGCTCTAGGATATGAACCTGGCGCCCGTATTTAAGATCCAATCCCTCAGCTCCCGTTTTAGAGACGAGTAAAATTTTAATAACCTCTCCGTGTATATTCAGCGGGGAATTCCAAAGCTGCTGGATCATGTCACGCTCTTTAGATAAAATTTTTCCTGTAATAAGAGTAAATCGTGTTATTTTGGAGGACAGGACTAACGTATGGGTCGGCTCATCTTCCGCAAAGTTTTTCACCATAAGATCTTTCCCATCCTTATGAAGGAGGATGGCGTTGTGCCCTTCTTCTAGTACCTTTAGGGGCTGAAGGCACTGATAGCCCTCTATTTCTAAAAAGCGGGCCACTACGTGAAGGCCCAGTTCCACAAACTGGGAGTAAATGAGTACAGGACCCGGAGACGTTTTAATATTTTTTAGCATGCATACTATTTTGGGACTAGAAGTTTCTGTGAAGGCCTCTTTGGGCAGCTGCTGAACAGCCTCTGATAATTTTTCATCCTCTTTTATGGTTAGCATTTCGGACGCGAAGATGCTGATCATGCGGGAACGCACATAGTAGGAGGAGCCTGACTCTTGCTCCGATCCTGGCAGGCAGAGGGCAGCGGTATTTATTTTTTCGTGCATTCCTGAGCTGGCGTGCTTTTCCGCGTTTTCAACGTCCCGGGCCAGCAGATATTGCCTATACTGCTCGGGGGACATTTCAACCTTTTCTATAATAAGAGGAAGTTCTGTAGGGAATAGTTTGTTGAGTTCATTTTGGTTTCCAGCATAGCTTATCATACCCACTAGGCGGTTTAGCAGTTTGTCCGCGTTTAAAGGACTATTCGTTGTTTTATTGACATAAGCGGTGTAGAATCTTTCATAGTGAAGAGGTAACAAAATTCGCCCGCTTAGCATATTAAAACAGGGCACCATTTCAAAAGGGTCCTTCGAACACGGGGTCCCTGTTAAAAACAAGATACGAATATTTTTAGCTTGCATAATATTATTGTACAGCTGGCGGGCATTTGTTTTATCGTTGGCGCTATTGATTATTCCTCTAAAGAGGTTGTGTGCTTCATCTACAATGAGCAGGCATCCGTTTAAGGACCCTCCCGCCTTTATGATCTGCTGCCCCATGTTGTAAGCATCTAGGGACACAAACCTAAAGCGCCGCGAGATTTTCTGTAGCTCTTTGGAGTGATCCGTAGTTTCCGGATATAAAAGTTTAATAAGCTTTAGCAAAGACTGTTGGAAGTTTGAGTGCAACGATTTGGGCGCGATTAGAATCGGGTTATAAATATGTGAAAGTGAAATAGCAAGCGAAAGGCTCAAAATGGTTTTGCCCATGCCCATCTGGTGATAGATGAGGAGGCCCCGTGTGTTTTCCCCCTGGCCTATCCCAAACTTAGGATCCGAAAAGGCGGTGTAAATTAAAAACTGGTAGTATTTCAGTGCTCGTGCAAAGCGGGCAGTGAGGGAGGTGTCCTTGCTTTCCTGAAGCTCTTTATACTTTTCAAATACCTCTTTTAGGTATGCTTCTATTTGGACGGGGAAGGAGGTGTTGTTGTGGACGCAAGACATGACTCGTTATAAGGATCCCATATTAAAACTTCATTAGAAGAATAAGGCTGCTGATAACTAGCGCTGCACTTAAAGATGGGGTAGCCCTTTTTCTTGTAAATCCGGTGCCTGTCGTAGACCTGGCTGGATAGCGGGCTCAGTGTATCTTTAATGTCCACAACGATGCGTACCTTTTTTTCATCCGATCCCTGCCGGGTAATACGACCCAAGATTTGCTCCATGTTGTTTCTGCGGGGCGTTGCCATGATGATCGATGTCATATGCTTGAAAGAAATGCCTCTACGCCCGTAGCCATAGGTCAGCAAGATGATGGAAGCGCTGTGTGCCTGAGAGAGAGCGGTATTTGAAACCCCGCCGCATAGAAGCGCCACCTCCGGAACGATAATTTGTACATCTTTGAATTCTTCGGAAAGCGCCTGATAAAAAATTTCTAAAAGTTTGCGAAATTCCACGAAAATGATGATGCCGTACGGCTCATTGGTCCCCCATTTTTGAGGTTCAGCGGTATGCAGGGAGTACAGCCGCTTTGTCTCGTTTACTACAAGTTGTATACGCGAAGGATCTTGAAGGAGTTTATCAATGGTGGCAATGGCCGATACCTTTTCGTTGATACACACAGGTTTAATGAAGTCGGGATGTCCTTGATATTCGATTTCCCTCACGTACCCGGAAAAGGTTGTAGTGGGACTTACGGTTCTCTGGGGCTGTCCTAAATGGTGAAGGATAATCTTGTCCATCCCATCGGGACGGTCCAGGGGTGTGGCGGACAGTCCTAATATCCGACTAAGCTGTATTTTCCAAAAAATTTTGTAATTCTCTGGCGAGTGTAATTCATGTGCCTCATCTAACACGACCAGACCGAAGGGCTCAAAGAATGGCTCAGGCTTCTTGCGCAAGGTATTAATGATGCCCACGATGACGTCGTACTCTTTACTCGTAATGTCCTTTTTCTTGCACGCTGCGTTATTGTAAGCAGCTACACGTAGGTGGGGCAAGAGCAATTTTAGCTCGTCGATCCATTGTATTTGAATCGCCTTGGTGGGCACGATGACCAGGGTAGGGTACAAAAGTTTTTGAATAATACTGATCGCAATACGCGTTTTCCCCAAACCGGTATTTAGATGCAAGTAAAAGCGCCCATAGGGGGACAGGAGCTTTTTATGAATCTTATCGACCATTTCTTGCTGGTAGTTAAATAGTGGAAATTCTGTTTCAACGCATGGGAGAGTCCGCAGCGACACGGGGTGCGCCGTGTAAACCATGTTAAACATTTCAAACTGCTTTCGCAACAATAGGGGAAAATAAATGTATTCTCCCTGCAGCGTGAAAGCGGTTTCCTGTCTTATGGCTATGTGCTTTGGCTGCCCGGGTAACGCCCGCGCCGTAATGGTGAGCGCCCTAAGAAAGCGGCCAAAATCATGTTGTAATTTACTTTGCAGTTTCTTATAATTTATTCCTATTCCGGCAAAGGATATAATGGCCTCCATTCTCACACTGGACGGGCTATATGCAGAGGTTCCAAAATTCTTACCAGAGGCGTTACGAGAGGGATGCGCTGGCAAGAAACCTCTAAGCTTTTATATTCAACAAATTTTAAATTTAATGGGATGTGACGGCAACGAGTACCATGTTCTTTTTACCAGCAGCTCTGAGGAAGCAAATACTCATATGATCATGGCCGCCGTGCGCCGGCATTTGCTGCGGACACAACAAAGGCCTCATGTCATTATCGGAGCAGCCGAGCCCCCTAGCGTCACCGAATGTGTAAAGGCATTGGCGCAGGAAAAACGCTGCGTGTACACCATCATCCCCCTAAAAAATTTTGAAATAGATCCTGTTGCGGTATACGATGCCATACAAAGCAATACCTGCTTAGCGTGCATTTCGGGCACCAATGCTGTTGTCAAAACGTTCAACAAACTCCAGGAAATTAGCAAAGTGCTAGGAGCTATTCCCCTGCATTCGGAAATGAGTGATGTTGTTTATCAAGGATGTATTAAACAACATCCGCCTGCGGACAGTTTTTCATTAAATAGCCTCTATGGCTTCCTGGGAGTAGGCATCCTGGGAATAAAAAAAAAGGCCATGCAGGGATTGGGACCGCTCATTTTTGGAGGAGGACTGAGGGGCGGAAGCCCTAATGTACCCGGAATTCATGCCTTGTATAAAACATTAACCCAGCAAAGGCCCTCCATAAAAAAAATAAATACTGTACATAAGCTGTTCATGAAAATTTTAAAAAAACATCAGCATGTGTATCTGCCCATAGAGGGCATGCCCTCTAATGGCATACCTGTTGAAGGCCCGAAGAGCCTCCCGGGTTATATTTTATTTAGCGTTGGTCGTTCCGCCGAGGAGCTACAAAAAAAAATATTTACTAAATTTAATGTAAAGGTAGGCCGTATTGTTAACTTACAAGAAGTGCTGTTTCGTATTAAAATACCTCAAAAATACTGGGAGACATTATTGTTTATCCAATTAAGAGAGGATCTAACTAAAGAGAATATAAAAAGAGTTATGGCTATTTTGATGTATTTAGATACCGTTACTCCTCGTGGCTCTCTTCCTCCTCCGAGCTACTCTTCTTCTTTTTCTTAATCGTTTTTGTTTGTTCTATAATAAGGGAAAAGAACTCTGTGGGATCTTGTTCCCCGTACAGATTATCTGCGACCATAAGTATGTTTAGGATGGTAAACAGGTGAGAATACATAAGGGTTTGCGTTTTAAGAAAACCCTGACGTTGAATCATAATGGAAAACACCTTGCAAAGCCGACTCATCAGCTGTTCTGTAATAGCGTTAAGCATTTTCTGGGATTTTTCTTGGTTTTCAGGCGTGATTTTATATTCATGTAGAAAGTGTTTCACACCTGAGGAGAAGAATCTTTCCTCCTTCGAGAGCCCATCTTTGATGATGGGAAGTTCCTTGATCAGGGCAAACCATTCCTCCTCTTGGGCTTGCGGGTTCTGAAGATACTGATGGCAGATATGGTTTAGAATGGTGCACACGTAGCTAATAAGCTCTGAGCTGATTCTTTGGTTGGTTTTCAAATGCTGGCGAAAGTAGTTTTTCACCGAAGTGCATGTAATAAACGTCTTCATTTTCTTATAATATACAACAGTATGTTGAGTCTTTAATTTAAAATTACAAGGAGTTTTCCAGGTCTTTGTGTGTATAGGTGCTTCTTTGCCGTAGAGCTTCAACAGCCGGCATTGTTTGTGAAGCAGTGTTCTGAGTAGTGGCTGTTGTATAAAGCTCAGCCGAAGCAGCACTTGCGGCCGCTGGCCCACCAGTTGCCATGATTAGTCTGTCCGTAACTGGGCTGTTCATAACTGGCCTGTCCGCGACCGAGCTGTTCGTAACTGGCCTATCTGTTGCTGGCCTGTCCGTGATTGGCTTGCCTACATTGCCTGTAGTGGCTCCAGCCGGTTTAGAGGTACCTGGTTGTGGAGTGGCTCCTGCCCACTGCTGATCTTGATAAGGATTTATAAACTGTATATCTTCCTCCTCAATAGCGGCGGCAGCAGCTTTTTTCTTTCTTGAAGAAAACAGATAAATTAGAACGATGATAATAATGATTAAGACCACGATAGCAACGAGAATAGTACACATATGTGTGGAGAAGAAGCTCGGTGTAGAGGTTGGTGACAAACATTCGCCATAATGCCGCGGATAAACAGGTTGAAAAAATTCAGAATCCATTTAAGATACTATTATAAATAATATATAAAAATGTTGTGGCGCAATGAAATTACAGAATTTATGGATCAACTTTCCAAGTATTGCCAAGAAATCTTAAAAACGTTTAAACAGTTGCGTCCTAGTGAATATAAACAGTACAATGAATTTTTAACACAAGTTACACCGTTGCTGCAAAAAACCCCTGAAAAAATTCCAGAGGAGGTTGACCATATTTTCGATTACCTAGATAACGTTGAAAAAATTTGTGAGCTACTGGTGCATGCTAGCTCAATTATTATTAGTTCAAAAATACGAGAACAAGTAAAACACGGAATGAGCTTCAGCTATAAAACCGACCTCGACTCCTTGGCGGGCATCCTCTCTCAAAAACAGTACGTGCTTATTCATCTTTCAAAAAATATTGCGGCCCACTATTTTAATACGTGTTTAAATCAAGGGAAATCCAGGTTAGATCTCAAGGCTGCCTCTGTGTTTTATAATAGCCGTCCCCGGACCGCAAGCTCAGCAGAACTATATAGAAAAATGCTATACGCCTATGGCTCGCTACAAGAAATTAATTATTATACGGAAAAAGCCCGAAATAAGACGCTGGATGTGGAGGAGAGTGACAGCATAACGACCATCGAACGGACGGCCCGTCACAACCTTTCCCTTATGCACCCGCTAGAAGCCATGGGACTTACCTTTGGGGCAACCAACACGAACGCAGACCCGGAGGATCTGAAGGATAAAACGGTGATAAATTTAACGCTTCCGCAGGCAACAGAAAGCGTCACCTACCATCTTAATTCCCTAATGCAGCTAAAAAAAGTAAGTACGACTTCAGGACTAAATACAAACATTTTGAAAGCGTTTGATAATATTATTTCCGCCCCTGTGAAAAAAAATAAAATGGCCTCCAAGTTGGCGCCCGGAATGGATGTCGTGTTCACTAGCGATAACGGAAAAACATTTTTTACGAAAAACGTTTTAAGCAAAAACATGCTAGCGGGGCCCAAAGAGCGGGTGTTTGCATATAATAATCTCATTAGTAATTTAAATAACTCCTGCTTCATACAAAATCACAACGATTTTTTGAGACAGCAGGACTCTTGGCCCTTCTATGACGCACACAATTTTACCAACAAATTTTTAATGCAGCCTATTTTTTCAGGGCAGACCCGTCCTCGGCTCCAGGGAGCCATGGAGGCCGCGCACGTAGAAACGCGTCTTACGGCATTTTTGCAAAGTATTCAACCTTCCAGGCCACAAGATCCCTCTATTTTGGCTTCCCCCAAGTTATCTGCTCTAATCTTGAACTAAAATCTTGAATAAAATCTTGAACTAAAAACAGCTACTTCTTGGATTTAAATGATGGTCAAGCTTTTGAAATCACTTAGACAGCTACGAAGAGTTTTCATGAATTTTAAATTAGAGATTTGCAAAGGTTACTTGCGGTCATTTTCTGTTGATTTAAATAATTATTAGAATAGTATAATGTCTGAAGATATTCGTCGCGGGCCTGGCAGACCGCCAAAGAAAAGAGTTGTTCCCAACTTTGAGCGCAAGGGGATTCTGGAGAAACCCGTTCGGCCACAAAGCCGTCTCGAGTTTTCCTATGATAACCCGCTGATATTTAAAAATCTTTTTATTTACTTTAAAAATCTTAAAAGTAAAAATATTTTGGTGCGATGTACCCCCACCGAGATTACCTTTTTTTCACGTGACCAGTCGCAGGCAAGCTTTGTTATTGCCACCATCGACGGAAAAAACGTGAACCATTATTACGCCAGTGATGTCTTTTGGCTAGGCATCAATAGAGAGCTTGTTGAAAAAATGTTTAACAGCATTGACCGCTCTTTTTTAAAAATTACCATCGTTCACCGCTATGACAAGCCTGAAACCCTGTTTTTTATCTTTACGGATTTTGACATTGACAAGGAGTGCACGTATCAGATTACAGTCTCGGAGCCCGAGCTTGATATGGACCTTATTGAAATGGAAAAAAGCATCAGTGAAGAAAGGCTCAAAAATTATCCTCTGCGGTGGGAGTTTACCTCCAAGCAGCTCAAGAAAACATTTAGTGACTTATCAAACTACACCGAGCTCGTGACCATTGAAAAACTCGGCGGCGATACGCCGCTGCACCTGTATTTCCAAAAGTTTAACTCCATCTCATACCACGAGATGTATAAATCTTCCAACAAGATCAACCTGACCTCAACCATTCCTAAGTCACAGGTGTTTCAGATAAATGTTAAAATTGCTCACATCAAGTCGCTGGCCTCGGCCATGGTCACCGACAAAATCCGCATTCTATGCGAAGAAAATGGAAACCTAATCTTTCAATCAGAAATGGATGCCCTACTATTAAATACCATTACCTTGAACAACATGATATAGTTCGGTAAAAATGGCTAATAGTTAGCGCCCTAAATAACACGTTGTAATCCGGTCAGAGTTGCATCACAGTTTTCCCATTTTTTTGCCTCCTCGGCGGTGGTCACCGTTGCCCTGTCATTCACCCCTGGTAGGATAAAGCTAAAGGCGTTCAGTGGAGCCTGACAATGCCCGCCCAACGTAAAGGAGCTCGGAGGATTTTGCGCATCCCGAAAACCCTTGGCCATATTGTTTAATACATTGGTTACATCAATCGAGTGGAGTGACCCCTTGGGGTCCGTGAATGTAAAGACGCAGTTTTTAAAGCGCATATATGCGATGGACGAATCATCGGGGGTTTTGAAGGTAACTGTATTCCCCTTGCTGTACTTAAAGGGGGACCATCCGGTAAAATTATACCAAATGTAAGCAATAATAATTAAAATAATCAACACAATAGTGATAGACAACACAAAATCTGTAGTGCCGCCCATATTAAATAAAAATATTTTAGACCGGCGGCTTAAAATTTACTTAAGTCTTGCTCATGGCTTACGTTACTAATGATAGTTTAACTATGCTAGCTTAACTATACTAGCTTAACTATACTAGCTTAACTATACTAGCTTGACTATGCTGATTATAATTAAATAAAAATATGTTGCCGGCTTAAAAATTGTTTAGGTTTGAAAAAATAAGAGATGGAGGGGGCAATTTATCTCCATTCTGTTTAGCCCCACTGGAAGACATTAAACGATAAATAATTACAAGAATTAAAATGATTAATATAAGGGTTAAAAAGGGATGATTCATCACATTAATTAAAAACGTATTTATAACGCTGTTGCAGTTGAAATTTTGGTATAGGTCGGAAATATTACCCGTGCCTCCGTATTCTGCAATGTTCTGACATATGGTGAGTCCGGAGGGGCACTGCTTGTTCGTCAAAATATTTCTATGCTCCGTTGTTTTATATGCATTTTTATTTCCGTTACACGGAGCAAACGCACATTCAGCCCATAGGGTGCCGGAGTTCACGCAGGCACAATACTGGCTATACGCATACTCGTCCTTTGAACACAATCCCTGTTTGTCGCATATGCTCCCTATAATAGTGTCATCTTCCGCCGTTTGTTGATTTTTTTGCGAGCGTGAAATCGCGGCCCAGGCATTGGGCTCCTTTTTTTGCAGCTCGGAAATCGAAGGGCCTGTGCAGCTAAAGTCGACCCAAATATCATTGCACTTCGTCGAAACTGGCATGCAGGACATAATTGAAATTATTATTAAGTATATATCATGGCAACAAATTTTTTTATCCAACCTATCACCGAAGAAGCTGAAACATACTACCCCCCTTCCGTGATAACGAATAAACGACAGGACCTGGGGGTGGATGTATACTGTTGCTCCGACCTAGTGCTTCAACCCGGACTAAATATTGTTCGCCTGCATATTAAAGTAGCATGTGAACACAAGGGCAAAAAATGCGGTTTTAAAATCATGGCGAGAAGCAGCATGTGCACCCATGAACGGCTGCTCATTCTTGCAAACAGCATTGGTTTAATAGATCCGGGCTACGTGGGCGAGCTCATGCTCAAAATCATTAATCTTGGCGACACCCCGGTACAAATATGGGCGAAAGAATGTTTGGTGCAGTTGGTGGCCCAAGGTGACCACATGCCTGATCATGTCAACATCCTAAAAAGGAACCAAATATTTCCGCTATTTGCGCCTACGCCAAGAGGTGAAGGTAGATTTGGGAGCACGGGCGAGGCCGGGATTATGAGAACTTAATTTTATTTTTTTTCTTAACATAATGGGAGGCTCTACAAGCAAAAATTCCTTTAAAAATACAACCAACATTATCAGCCATTCTATTTTCAATCAGATGCAAAGTTGTATTTCCATGTTGGATGGTAAAAATTACATAGGCGTATTCGGTGATGGAAATATTATAAACCACGTTTTCCAAGATTTAAACTTATCATTAGACACTAGTTGTGTGCAAAAGCACGTAAACGAAGAAAATTTCATTACAAATCTTTCGAACCAAATTACTCAAAATTTAAAAGATCAAGAAGTTGCGTTAACCCAATGGATGGACGCAGGACATCACGACCAGAAAACGGACATAGAAGAAAATATAAAGGTAAACTTAAAAACCACACTTATTCAAAACTGCGTTTCAGCCCTGTCGGGAATGAACGTGCTGGTGGTGAAGGGGAATGGCAACATTGTTGAAAACGCAACTCAGAAGCAGTCGCAGCAAATCATCTCTAACTGTTTGCAGGGGAGCAAGCAGGCCATAGACACCACAACCGGCATCACGAACACGGTAAATCAGTACTCACACTACACCTCAAAAAACTTTTTTGAGTTCATTGCAGACGCAATTTCGGCTGTTTTTAAAAACATCATGGTCGCGGCCGTGGTTATCGTTGTAATCATCGTAGGGTTTATAGCGGTATTTTACTTTTTGCATTCACGGCATCGCCATGAGGAGGAGGAAGAAGCAGAACCGCTCATAACCTCTAAGATATTAAAAAATGCTGCCGTTTCGCAATAATTTAATTAAAAGTAAAAAAAAAAGGTATTGTTATAGTGATGGCAGATCTTAATTCTCCTATCCAGTATTTGAAAGATGATTTCAAGGACCAAACCTCTATAGGTTCTTTAGAATACGATGAAAATTCCGACACGATGATACCCAGCTTCGCAGCAGGCTTGGAAAACTATGAACCCATTCCCAGCCCTACCACATCATCTTCGCTATACTCACACTTGACCCACAACATGGAAAAAATTGCGGAGGAAGATGATATTAATTTTCTACACGATACGAGGGAATTTACTTCACTGGTCCCCGATGAGGCGGACAATAAACCGGAAGATGACGAAGAAAGCGGCGGCGCAAAACCTAAAAAGAAAAAACATTTGTTTCCAAAATTAAGCTCGCACAAATCGAAGTAAAAATTGAAACGAAAAAAAATAGAAAAAAATGTTTGGAGCTTTTGTGAGTCACCGTTTGTGGTCAGATAGTAGTTGTACGACTACCTGCATCGCAAACAGCATTGCCAACTATGTAGCCTTTGGCGAACAAATTGAATTTCCCTTTAAATCGGCCCAAGTATTTATTGCCGGCCCTAGAAAGGCTGTGATAAATATTCAGGAAGAAGATAAAGCTGAGCTTTCAAAGATAATTGCTAAGCACAATCTTTGGGTTGTTGCTCATGGAACCTACTTAGATGTGCCCTGGTCCAGTAGGAGTGCGTTTGTTACCCATTTTATACATCAAGAACTACTTATATGCAAGGAGGTCGGTATTAAAGGATTAGTTTTACACCTAGGCGCCGTGGAGCCTGAACTTATTGTGGAAGGACTAAAAAAAATTAAGCCGGTTGAGGGGGTTGTCATTTATCTGGAAACGCCGCACAACAAACATCATACATATAAATACAGTACAATTGAGCAGATCAAAGAATTATTTTTACGTATACGAAATACTAGGCTGAAGCATATTGGTTTATGCATTGATACGGCACATATTTGGTCTTCTGGTGTTAACATCTCCAGCTATAAGGACGCTGGGCAATGGCTGCGCTCGCTGGAAAACATTCACTCCGTGATCCCACCAAGCCACATTATGTTCCACCTAAATGATGCCGCCACGGAATGCGGAAGTGGTATAGACCGGCATGCAAGTCTTTTTGAAGGAATGATATGGAAATCATATAGCCATAAAATAAAGCATAGCGGTCTGTATTGTTTTGTTGAGTACATTACGCGACATCAGTGTCCGGCTATATTAGAGAGAAATCTCGGGTCTTCTATGCAACTGCAAACCGCGTTAACTACAGAATTTCATACATTAAAATCGCTATTAAAGTAAGTATGAATTTTAGCGATATCCCTTAGTCATTAGTGCATGCAAAAAATTTCTACAGAAACGTATTACAATAGAGAATGAAGCGCTTATAAATGCTCTAATAACCGCTTTAGCGCAAACCACCACGTTGAATGAGCTTTGTTTATTGCCTATTCAAACCTATTTGCTTAGTTATAAAAATGCTTTTGAGTGGATACACTTCGTATGTATTGCAATTACCACTATTTTAGACAATAAGTATAATTGGAAAGACTGTACCGTAGATATTAATTATATTTTTCTTCACGTAACATATATTTACACCATTAAAACTAAGGAATACCTAGACTACTGTTCTTAAACTCTTTATTTTTTCTATATTTACATCAAGAAATGTTAAAATTTTTTTTTCAAAAAAAATGATAGGGATACAATATGGTTACATGATATAAGCATAGATGTAAACAAAATAGGTTACGCTTCATGAGATTCATACGTATATATGTAAACAGAATAGATTATACTTCATGAGATTCATACGTATATATATACGTACTTTAACATATATCTTGTAATATTAGATGTATGTTTCCTTTTTATAAAAGGCTGTTTTTATTAAAAAAGGCTGTATTTATTATAAATCTTGCTTAGGATACCACTGTCAACGTATATCCCATGTTGGACAAATTGCGTCACTATCCAGTTCTTTTTTTTTGATTTTGTTTAATGCTATCCTTTTTGAAGGGATGGTTGTCCACCATATTTATTCGGTGTTCAATGAATAGGACGGCCTTTTCGTAAGGCAGCGAAGATCGTTCCAAGACTCCTTGAGTGATGAACGTGTTTTCTTGGATCCACTTAAAAAGCACGTGGCATTCAAAAATAGGGCAGTGATTGGACCCTTGGATATGCTTTGGACAGCCAAAGCTTGAAGGAACGTAGTCCTTTTTTTTTAGGACGAGCTTCTCCACGCTGGGGCAACAAAGATCGTTCAAGTTTTGGACGGTCGCATTTGGAATGTTGAAATTTCGTATCCATTCACCCTCGGGTCCTCCCTTATGAAGAAGCAGTATTTGTTCATGGTCTTTAGTAATTTTAACCAAGTGTTGGAAGATATTTTTTTTACACGCTTCAAAGGCCTGAAGGGTGTCGGTTGGCAGGGCTATTGAATTCGGGAGCGGGCTTTCATCGAGCGTGAAATGGTGAATGTAGCGTGACTGAAAAGCAAATGACCGTTGATTTGTTTTTTCAAATATGGTGTCGATTCCGCCATGAAAGAATAGCTGCAAGATGTTAAAAGCTGTATTTTTTTCCCAATAAAAAATCACCGCTTCTCGTGGGATTAAAATCATCTGTGTCCCATTTTCATTATATAATTGGCCCATAAAGCCATCAACATCTATCAACACCAAAAGCATAGTACAATAAGCTTTTAGAACGGAGATCGTTAAAAAAATAGAAAGTTCGTTTAAAATGTGGTGATGTTGCTAAAAAATGTGATGTTTAAATGATAATGATCTCACATGCATTAATAAAAAAAACTTTTAAATTTTTGTTTTAATATTTGCATGAAAATGGAAACATTTTTAGTCTGTTTATTTCATAATGCTGCTGGTTTACGTCAACAGATTCAAGAAATTTTGTATCTACTGCGGATGCACATTTACGAAACAAATCTTTACTTAAAGCAGGAGCTATCACGGCTTATATACCCAAATAGGCAGCTTTCTTTTGTGCTACTTATGCCTCTTTCCCTTTTAAGAAACTGGGATGACATTGAATATTTGACCGACATTGTAGATGATAAGCAAACTCTACATTACGCGGCAAATTTGCTGACAATCTACGTTCTACATCTATCCATGTATCAAAAGCTGACAAAACCATATTTCCTTTTAGCGGTAAAGCGGGTCAGCGAAAAACTCAACAAAAAGCAGCGGCATTCATTTTACGAGGTATTAGTAACCTCCGAAACATTGAATAACTATGAAAACCTACCTAAAAACATTTTGAATACGTTGATGTTTGCCGTGCGCTACGTATTTAAACCTACACCGAACTATTCGGAAATTATCGCAGAGTTGGAAAAAAAAAATAAGATTCACCATATTATTTTTAACATGGTGATCACGGATTTTCAGCAAATCCGTGAACAACACATGTGTAAACATCTGTGTGAAACAAACAATGAGCTTCGTCAGGAATGCAAAGAAATTATTTTTGATTTAAAGGTGGTAGGAAATGTTTAGCCAATAAACTCGTGCCCGCATTTTTTACAGGTACAATATATAGTTGAAGGCTCATCGAGGGCGCGTGTTTGTACTTCTCTATAAGTACACATACGCTGCTTGCAGTTGGGGCACTTATAAAGTTGTGATGTCTTTTCGGCGACTTTTTGCTGCGAACGTAGTGTAATTTCTGTCTTCTCCTTTAATGCGGCAGAAGGGCAAAGTTCGGCAAACGTCATGCTACCAATTGCCTCCGGTTTTAGCTCGCCGGAGATTAGCTTATTAAGGGCATCATTATCCTGCTGCTGGTGACTTTTTTTTTCGCAATTAATAATGTGATTGATCATCCCACAACGGGTTGAATATTCTTCTAAAAAGGTTTTTTCTTGCTGCTGGTACGTATAATGATAACACGAGGCCTCGATTTTTTGCACGTATTCGGTGCATAAATTAGTATTTTCCCTGAAAAATGTATGTTTTTGAAGCGTTCTAAAAAACATCATTTGGATGATATCACGCATTTCCAAAGTAATATAGGGTTCTAACCTTTTGGAATCTTTCATAACTAGATCGGTGGTAATATTCTTAGTCATACAATTTATTAAAAACGGCTTAATATATTGTAAATATTTTTTAGGCGTGTCTGCCTGTAAAAAACATTCTTGTTCTATCTTATTTGTAAGGATGGTATTTTGCAAATGTTTATTCAGCAAATACACGATAGAATCGCGGGCTATATGCATTTTCATATAATTTTTTTTTAAAATTTAATACAAAAAAAAGAAGTATAGACTCTCCTTTCCTTCTAGTGCAGTTAATTAGTTAGTTGCCTCAAAATGGAGACTCAGAAATTGGTTTCCATGGTTAAGGAAGCCTTAGATAAGTATTCTTATCCTCTTACTGCTAAAAACATTAAAGCAGTAATACAAAAAGAGTACAAAGTTGTCTTACCCACAGGTTCTATAAATAGTATACTGTACAGTAACACAGAACTTTTTGAGAAGGTCGATAAGACAAATACTATTTATCCCCCACTTTGGATACGGAAAACTAACTAATCAGTAGTACATTTAAAATGACAGTTTAATTAGTAAATTTAGGTTAACATAGTTAAGACAATAAATAACAAGGGAGTATAGGATTATAGTAGATTATAGGGTATATGATTATAGGTATATAGGAGATTATAGGTATATAGGAGAATATATGATTATAGAATAAATAAGATTATAGGTATATAGGAGAATATATGATTATAGAATAAATAAGATTATAGGAATGGCTAAGCTAAACTAATATTAAGCTTTTTTTTTCAACGAAAACCTAAATACATGGGAAATGGCAGATATACACATGTTAAACATAAGCCACATATTTATTTTCTTCTTGAACATGAAACCTTTTTTTCTTCTGTTGTTGGTATATAAACAATAGGGCTGTTTGCTGTAGATGCATGATCTTCTATAACTGCTGTCTCAGGATGACGATGTTTTTTTAAACTAAAATTGTAGGATGGAATGAGTGGAATATAGCTATGAGTCGTTTTACCCTGTTTCGTACAGGAATATTTTTTACAAATAGTACGCAGCAAGCATATTAATAAAAATAGAGATGATATACAGGAGCATATAATGGATACCAACACAAAGGGGTAGCAGTTTTTATACCGTTCCGTATTTTTCTTAGCTATCAATTGATTTACTGTAATATTTATCTCGGGAAATTTTGTTCTACAAAATTTTGTTTGGTATTCCAGAAACTCATGTCCTGGTTTATTCCCGCAGCTTAAAAAATGATACAGATACGTGTGGTTGTTACTAAAACTAATTCTTCTTAAGAAAAACTGCGGAAGAAGCTTTAGGTACGTCTGTTCCTGCTTCAGGAGGAAGTAGTATAAGGGACAATTTCTTTTTCCGCACATCAGATTATTGTAGTATAGGTAGGTTGGGGTGTTGGAGCGAATAAGTTTTCTGAGAATGTTATAATCTATGAATTGCAGATCATTATACCTTAGGTCCAAAAACTTGAGTTCCTTACTAAAGCCAGCTGCAATTTCGGAAATATTTTTCATCCCGCAGCGGATAATGCGGATGTCCTGAAACGTTTTTAAAATACTTGTATTGTAGCGAATACTTATGTTATTTTTTTGTAAATAATCTATGTCGTGACAAGTGCATGAAATACCAGTAGCATTAGTTGGTATAGTATTATATGCAGGAAGTATTATAGTATCATTGAGAATCGTCACATTGTACTTATACCATGTATTATTTTCTGATATAAAGTATTTGCAAGTGACCGGTGATTTAACCTTACCTGCTAAACCACTTCCTAAAAAAACAAAAAATATGAAAACCCTTAGCATCCTGTATATACTATTAAAAATTTATAAAATTAATTTTGTTAAATTTCATTTAAACAAAAAAAAATAATGTATATACATCAGCAAGAAATTATATACAGATTATATAATTTTCTGATTTTTTTTTGCCATAGCAAACATTAAAATGTTAAGCACTAAAATGTTAAGCACTAAAATGTTAAGCACTAAAATGTTATGGAACTAAAATGTTAAGCACTAAAATGTTATGGAACTAAAATGTTATGCAACTAAAAGCATGTAACTAAAAGCATGTAACTAAAATGTAAGCACTAAAATATATATGCTGCATTACTCATCATCCATCTCTTCATCCTCCTCTTCTTCATCCTCATCATCATCATAGGTTAAGATATATGTGTCATCTTCCATTTCTTCATCTTCATGTTCATAAGCATCACTGGGAATGGCAGGAACATTGAATGTAGCATTTTTAAAATATTCTATATCTTCTGCTGAACACTCATCTAATGATTTTTTGACAGTCTTTTTAACTTCCATGGCGTATGATTCCAAATCCTCTTTATGCATGAATTTACGGTAGCTTTTGGCCGCATCTACATTTGCTGGAGAATCCGTATTTGGCTCATTGAACAGTGAGATTACACTAAGAAGAACAGTTTCAATCTTTTGAGCTGGAGACCAAGTCATTCCCCTTTCCTCAGGGTTATCTGTGTGTAAGATAGAGATACATAGTCTCCCATCAGCATAGATATTAGGATGCCACATTTCAGAGATGAATGTTAATTTGGGTGGTTCATATGGATAATTTGGAGGAAAGTTGATCTTTGCCTTGAACAAGCCTCCCTCATAAAAAGTGTCAGGTGGACCCTTTAAGATGACATCCCATTCAGTCAGATTATTCTCATTCACTGAGACTTTAAAATTTTCAGAAGGATTCTCTGTTAGGTTTCTGTACTCTGCCAGTAAAAATCTGGAAACCATGGTTATTTAATATTAATTAAATCCCTTGACTTATTTTCCCTAAAAGTAGATGAACCTCTTTTGTTTTTTATAGGGTTCATTTTTACTAAAATTTTGAACTGGTAAACATCCTTAACGGCATAATTATTAAGTGAGAAGGAGGATCCGTATAAAATCCTATTTTGGGGGTGGAAAAAAGTTTAAGGGCATAAGTATGAACTGAGAAGGAGGATCTGTATAAAATCCTAATTTGGCGGAAGTGGCTATTACGTTAAAATTAGTACCGGCAACCGTAATAATCATATAGCCCTTATCATCAATTTTCCACATTAAAAGATTATTATATTCGTATGTTTGTCCAATATGGATTGTTTTCTCGCCAGATGTTACATGTGTTTTGGTTGTTAATGGCTGAAGCTTAGTACAGTCATAAATAAGCCCATTACTACTAAGATATAGAGGAGTGGTTTGTTGTATAGTTTCATATGCTAATATTCCATTTTTCCACGTAACGGCTTGATAATTATTTATGGTAATGAGTTGAAATTTCATAAGTAATAGGACATTTTTAGTTGTCGATGTACATTTCAACGGTGTTTTATAAAAATAAAAAATAATAATTGTTAAAACTACGACAATAACGGCCAAAATAATTTCATACATTTTTTATAACAATTATACATAGTATGGTATTTAAAATATTGGCTAAATTTAAAAAAACTTCATGATTTTTAAAACAGGGAAAAAGGGAATTAGATTGAATAAAAAACGAAAGCACTTGTCTATATATTTTTTTTATCATATTGTCCTGGGTTGCATTTTTAACTGGCAGAGAAGTGTCAGAGTGGAATATCACTGTTGTGGGCCTATAAGGTCTTGTTAAACCATGATCGGTCATTGTTTTCGTACTAGTGTCATTTAGGGTCGACCTAATAGCTCGATATAAAGTGATAGGGGTTAAACTATCAGAAATAGTCTTATCTGTGCTAAAATGTGTATAGTCATCTTTATCACTAATATTATTAGAAATGGCAGTTGTTATATAATTACTACTTGTTGTGGGTGAAATACTGGTGTTATTAGCAATAGCAGTCGTTAAATAATTACTACCTATTACAAGTAAACTAATGCTAGCTACATTTTTAACTTCAATAAACCTAAAAAGCCATACTAAATACCTAAACAACATCCTGTTATAATATGAGCAGAAAAAAAAATTAAGTATAATTAGGGAATTAGTCTTGTTAGCTTACTATTAAGAATTATTATTCAGATCCCTATTTAGTTAGAAACTGTCGTATAGTGAATAAGACTCATCATCGGATGAAGATTCCGATTCAGACATGGATTCTTTTTCTTCCTCAGAATAATCTGTTTCTACTTCTACAATAGAAGAATCAGTGTCATCCTCAGAAAGAGAAGCGTTTAAATATGGACTATCTTCTATAACAACATTTTCTGCCTCATAATCCTCCTCGTCCATTTCCATTGTCTGTAGAAGAATGTTTTTAGCATCATCATACTCATTTCTTTTTTTGTTGGAAGGTAATGCATCCTCAATGCGGTTCATGTTAAGTTCCTTCATTTTATGGATAATTTCCGTAATTCGTGATATTTTTGGCATGTAGGATGGTTTTAAGGTTAAATCCACAATGACAGGAGAATTTTCATTTGATGTACTCTGATCTTCGATTTCTTTATCTAGAATTTTTGTCCTTTTTTGAGTACTGGATGTTATCGAGGAATTCATACTCTGAAATGATATATCAATGGGTGCTGAACGCTTTTTTCCAATTAAGCCATTCTTAGGCGAATCATCTCTAGTTAATTCGTCTTTCAACATACTACTTTTAGACAAATTATCTTTAGCCAAGCTATCCTTAGATATACTACTTCTAGATATTTTACCTTTAAATAATATTTTTCTAGACATGTTATTCTTAGGCAAAGTATTAATTCCTATATTTTTATAAGAAATAGGTTTTATGCCTTTATTTAAAGGAATGTCCATATCGAAGAACTTTCTCTTACGAATATTTTCACCACGAGCAACTTCCATTTTATCTACTATGGGCAGTGTATTCTGGCTACTCTGTTGTTTACTGTGATAATTCTATGAAAATTGATTTACAATCAATTTTTAGTTTTAAATATATTGTGGTACCTAGGACAAAGAAAGTATATATGGCCAATAATTATTCCACTAAATTGATTTCCGGACTGATGGGTATGGAGACATGTTGTCCCTACAGGCAACCGCGAAACTGGCCGTAGCGGCAAACACATACTCCAAGAATATCCATCCAATATTGAAGGTCTTTGGGCTGTGGTGGAAAAACAATACACTAGATGGACCTGTTAAAATATGTAACCATTGTAATCAAATAATAGTAGGAGAATACCCCATGTGTTTCAATCATGGAATGAGTATGGATGTGGCTTTAATTCGGGCAGTCAAAGACCGCAATATATCTTTAGTCCAGCTTTTCACTGAATGGGGAGGAAATATTGATTATGGGGCACTTTGTGCTAACACCCCATCTATGCAAAGATTATGTGAGAGTTTGGGAGCCAAGCCTCCAAAGGGCCAAATGTTTATGGATACTCTTATACATCTTTCAGATACCTTGGATGATAATGATTTAATTAGGGGGTATGAGATTTTTGAAGAAAATAAAGTATTGGATTATGTCAATCTCATGCAATTAAAAATAATTCTTTCCTTGAAGACCCGTATACCTCTCATGGAACAACTAGACCAAATTGCCTTAAGACAGCTTCTGCAGCGATATTGGTATGCCATGGCTGTACAACACAACCTAAAAGCAGCTATCCACTATTTTGATAACCATATTCCTAATATAAAGCCATTTCGTCTGCGCTGTGCTTTGTATCTTAATGATTCCTTTAAAATCCATGATGCTTGTAAAACTGTAAATATGGATCCTAATGAGATGATGAACATTGCTTGTCAGCAGGATTTAAACTTTCAAAGCATTCTCTATAGTTATATGTTAGGAGCTGATATTAATAAGGCCATGCTAATGTCTTTGAATCATGGGAATCTTTCTAATATGTGGTTTTGTATAGATTTAGGGGCAGATGCTTTTGAGGAGGCAGGGGCGCTTGCTGGAAAAAAAAATAAAAGAGTGTTGCAGCATATATTAGGTCTTAACATCTTTAAGCGAGAGTTGATTCCTCCTTGTAAAAATCCTGATCCTTCTCAAATCCAACTTCTGTTAAAAAACTACACTCTAAAAAATGTATCAACCATTTTTACTTATTATTGTCAGTAGTCATTGTTTATATCAGGATATATAACCCATTTGTTTAATCTTTTTTTTTGTATTAGGCTTCATAATCGCCCACAAAAAAAAGATTAATCTTTTATCAGATACCTAAAACCTTTTATAAGTGAGTCTATGAGATGGATCATCTCTTGATGGTCATCGTAAGAAGCAAGCTTTCTAGCAAAAACGACAGCGTTAAAGAATTTATTGCGCTCGTGTCTGGATAATACTTTTAATAGCGAACCAAAACAGTATTTAAAAATTTGGCAACAGTTTTTTTGGGCTGCAATAAACAAACACTTGATCAGTGCCTGCTTCACTTTCTGATCGGACATATTTGCCGCATAACAGGCTTTTTTAAACTTAGTAATATAATTATGTTTCGCAAGTACCATTAACAAGGAAGCTATGGGAAGCTGCTTTTCTTGGTGAAATTCACGTAAACATTTGATGGCCAGTGCTTGGAAGACAGTGTGACTTATTAAGTCAGAAATGATAGTTTTCATGGTTGTAAAAATATACATAGGATTTTCTTGTTCTGTATATAGTTTGAAAAGCTTATCATTGCGTGAAATGATGGCCATTTTTAATACAAGATAGTATAGTTTATCTTTAGATAAAAATGCTTTGCAAGCCGTGATTATGTCGATGTTGTTGTTATGAATAGCGATAGAAAGTAATGTTTCTATTCTGAATGTTTTTAAATGCCTTAACAGAGGAATGCAGTTTATGTTATTATATTTAACAATACTGTAATACACCGAATCAATGACGGTCATCTGAGCATCAAGCCGATTTATTAGCAAATTTAACGTTTTTTTGGAGGCATGACCTTTAATGGCGGCACTAAGAGCGCATAGTATAGTAAAATTGTTAAATATATTTTGGTTAAAGAGAAGCAGTAATATTTTCCTTCGGTTATAGTACGCAGCATCTGTGATGATGATTGGACGATAAACGTTAAAATGGGTTAACAGCTTTTTAAAAAAACGGAAGTAGTTTTTTTGTATCGCTGTTTGCATCATCGAAATAATGAGATGGTCAGGGTACGTAATGGGTAGGTCACATGCTACCTCTAACAAAGAATAATCACCCAATCTAAAGGCTGTGTTAAAAAGCGTACTATCATCATACGTATCGAACACTCCTGCTGTTGCAAACCAAGCAATGAGATGAATGTGCCGTTCCTTGCAAGCTATCGCAAATAGGGCATTTCCTATGGAATGTCGAACAATGTACTCCCTATTTTTTTCCAAAATGTTTTGAAAATTGTATAGCGTTGCCGCATACAGTAGACACTCCATTCTGGCGTGATAATTTTTACTTTTGCATATGAATAGATGGAAGAACTCGAATAATTCTTGAGAACTTGTTAAATGCATAATGTGGTGATAGCTTGGTGTAGTTAAATGATGTGAGAAAATGCATTCTATTACATCTTTTCGGTTATGTTTTAGTGCCTGAGCTAAGGCATATTCAGGCTCAACCCATAGTACTAGTGTTTCTAGAATTCTGATATTTGCCTGCTTTGCCAATGCATACTTTAAAACACTCTGGTTGGAAAACATTTTGTTATGAAGATGGACGACAGTGTCCATTTTTATGATGGGACCATTCCAGTATAGTCCTAAATGCTGTAGCAGATCATTTGTTAGGTCTGAGGCGTCCTCGGGAGTCATATAAATATGTTGCAACGCTTTTTTCTGTAAGGAGAACATTTCGCCGTAATCATATAAAAAAAAATTAAAATTTAAGGATAGATATAATTCAAGCATAACAACTGTTAATATTTGTTATTAACAAACATAAAATCAAGATTTATAATAGGACATTTGCAGTAAATATACAGAATGTAAGTAAATGGGATATTATCTATCATAATGAATCAAGGGATATTTGTATAGATTAGGATTTTCTGTAATAAAGATATGAAGATCATCATAGTAGAATCCATCAATCACAATGCAACCACCTTTAAGGCATAATTTAGTAAATTCAGCACTCCCATCTTCTGGATGCTTTACAACTAACATTAAAAACTCCTCAGTTACATTATCTGTTATAAAGTATGATCCTCCTGGAGCCATATCTAGCATGTCTCTTATTCCCATAAAATCCTTTTTGGGGTGGTAAAAACTTAGCAATTTCAATCTCTTTTCTAGGTTTTTTTCTTGGTATTTAAGCCATTTGTTATAAAACAGTTTTCTTATGAAAATGCATTTGAAAATACTGGGAATATTTAACCATGCTTCTTCCGAGCACATCTCCAGATATTTACTTTCTTTGTTTCCCATGTCTAATTTATTGTTCACTAAGTTAGCAATGAATTAGTATATAACCTATTTTATAACCTAGTTATAACCTATCTTATAACCTATTTTATAACCTATTTATAATTGGCTATAGCTATGCATAATCTAAATGATTACCCCTACTAAGCACCCTACTTTTACATATATGGATTCACTTTTTATTTTGTAAACTATTAGAATTATTTTATAATTACTTATTTTCATTGTAAATGAGTGGATATTTATAAAAATCCTCAACCGTTTTAAGATAGTTTTCTAGAGAGAAGTAATTTTTACCGTTAATATATAATGCTTTCCCATTAAAATCTAGTTTTGCTATGTTTAGTGAACCGTTTTCTAGATCTTTTTGAACAAGAAACAGATTTTCATCGGTTGCGTCGTCCGTAAGCAGAAAGGTACCATTAGGCTTGTTCATAAACATACGTTCTATTTCGTCGTCATTTTTTTGTGAATAGAAAAAACCCAACTTTTTAATCCGTTTTAGCTCTTTTTTATCAATCTTTCCAGACTGTTTTATATATATTTTATTACAAATTTTAGAATCCTCTTTGGCTTCATTATACTTATTTTGCTTGTCCTCTATTGACATAACTGTATTTGGTAGGTAACTTCCGTCAAGGTGGTTCCCCATGTTTTGAGTAAATTTTTAATTCAGTTGTATACTTGAGACTAAAATAAATATAAAAATTTAAAAAATAAAAATTATTTTTGTAAATCTGTTTATGGCTTATAGCGGTATAGGGGGGGTCGATAAAAGGTATCGGGGTAGTCTCCTACGATATCGTCAATTTTGGTATAGTAACACTTGTTATGGTAGTATTGTCCAAAACGAGTGTGTATGCGCCGATGAAGTGTCCGCCCGCTAATGGGGCAGTTCCAGGTTAAGACAACCATATCACAGTCAAAAAGAGAGGAAACGGCATAGGTGCCCAAAGGTTCATTAAACAGCATACGCCGCATATATTTTAGTTTTTTATCACCGTGGTAATAGTCACAGTTTTTCATGTCCTGTTTAATAGGATTATTCCCCATCTATGATACTATATAAAAAATTTAGTTTTTAGCTTTTTCAAAACTAAATTTTCCTTATCACAGCGTGTAGAAGAATATTTAAAGATGTTATATCTTTTAGCGGGACCCAAAAAATTCTCATCACTTATTTTTTTTTTATTGTTGTAGTTCATAACAGCGTTTAGGACTTATAACGATATAAAGGTCTATAAAATATATGCGGGTATAATCTTATAAAATCATCGATTTTTTCATAATATTCTCCGTTTATATAATAAAGATCGTAACAGACATTGATGCGTAAATGCATTATTCGCGTGTTCGTTGGGCAGCTAAAGGATATCACAACGTAGTTTTTTTTGAGAAAAGACGAAACCACATAAGTCCCTAAGGGTTCATTGAATAGTAAACGCCATATCTGTTTTAAATTTTGTTGTTCACCATAGTAGTATTCGCACTTTTTCAGGTCTTTTTTAACAAGCCTATTTCCCATTTACGTTTATAAATAGATTTAGAAATGCTATATATTACTTGTTGATGAAAGATTAACACGTCTTATATGTAGATGTTTTCTTTAAAAATATTTGCATTGCAACAGACGTGGTTCTTTCTTATCAGAAATCTCAAAACTCGTCCTTATGTTAAACCTTAAAGTTTAAAATTTAAAGAAGTATTTATAAAATATAACCATGGGAACTTTTTCAGTGACGGCTTCTGCAAAAAATGACAATGCCGTTTGTAAGTATTTAAAAGAACCAATGGTTGAAAATAAAAATTACAAAAACATATTAAGAAATGAGCATGATAAAAAAAATTTAAATGATGCTCTACGTCAACATATCACTGTTCATAATCCAGTAGTTGATTGGTGTAATAACTATTCAACATTTTCATCTCAGGATTTTGAGGAATATAAAATTTATATACATAGTGATCTTATGGATGGACGACCTAGTCCAAAAAAAACATGGTGTGTAATACTGTAATATTTGTTAGTAATGAATTAATACACTGAAATTAATATACTAAAGTGTATTTCTGGCTATTCCCATTATGGTAGTAATATCATTACTATTTTTAAGAGCTGGGTGTGGATTTGTGTAAAAATAGCATTCTCCTCCATGTTGTGATGGCTCTGTCATATCAAATTCCCATCCTATGCAACCTTTATGTTGTAAACATGATGATTGGCAAGTATTTATGCTAAACCAATCATAACTGGTAAAAAAAGTACCATCATCTATACGTGTTTTTCCAAATGGAGATTGAAGATCAGCAGTAGTGCTATTAAACCTATAAAAACCAGGTGTATAATTACATGAATTGATGGTAGGATCTATATTAATATCTTTTATATCCTGTTTTATAGCTTCTAGACAACTCATATCAGTACATGTTCCACGTACACAGTGCTGTCCTTTATCTTTACAATCCGTATCTGTCTTACATTTTTTTTTCGGTGGGTTCAGATGGTAATAACTCAGTATTAAAATTATCACAAGAATAATTGCTATAAGTATTTGAATAACAGGATGATACATTTTAATATTAAATATATTTTTTAATTAAATGAATAGATTTAAATAATTCTTTAGAAATATTCTACAAAGAATGAAATGGATGGTTCAAAAAAAATGTAATATATTGTTAGGTCAAGTAAATTTAATATTTTATAATCCTTTTCTAGCTATTGCCATTACAACATTATCCTTGTATTTAAGAGCAGGATGTGGATCTATATAAAACTTAGGTGTATAGTTACATAAATGGATGTTAGGATCTAGTTTAAGACAGGTATCCTTTATATATACAGTCTACATGTATTTTACATTTGTTAATTTTTTAGTGATTTTAGAAGAAAAAAGTCAAAATTGTTAGAAGAATATTTTTATATTAAAATGATATAAGTTACTTTAATTATTACACTTAACCTGAAAAGACTTATTACCTAAAATATTACTAAAAGGTAAAGTAATATTGTGTAATTGAGTCCATAACATGGGTGGGAAACAAAAATCTCGTAATATGAAAAACAAACATCCTAGAAAGAGTGCAATTGTTATAAGCTTGTGTAACTTTACTTTAAAGTAAGAATATAAAAATATGAGTATAAGAGGAATAGGCGCCATTACTAATATTGGCTCCAACATCCTGTTGTCTACAAAAAAAAATAACTTTTTTTGGGGAAAAAAATATTTTCAAATAGAGTGTGTGTTATAATTGATATTTTTCTTTGTTTAGATTCTATCATAATTAATAAAATACCACACGTATTTATGTTATGAGAATAGACTGTTGATTTTTAATAATTTTTTATTAAAAATTTAGGAGTATAGGTCCGGTGTTTATTAAAATACTTATAATCTCTAACAACATAATTATTAAGTTATAAACTAACTTATAATAAGGGCCTATCTATTTTTACTGATAAATATTTTTAACCCAATGATTCAAGATTTTAAAGGACTTTATTAATGGGAGTTATGTTTGCCCAGCAGATCATACAATTATTTATTTCGCAGGTAATCTCAGTCTTATATACATATAATAAAATACATTACTTACAGCAAATTATTAAACCTCCTAGCAAGGAGCCTGGATACTGGCGTACCTATGCAAACCATCACAGATTCTGTTGGGACTGTCAAGGTGGCATCTATAGGAACAAGGTATTTAAAAATCATCTTTCTACGACTAAGGACCTTAATATAGATAAATATTTGATGGGTTTATTTATCTGCGCAAAAAATGCACCCACCAAATAAAACACAAACATCCTGTTTATTTACTTATAAAATGTCGTCATCCTACATGATATAAGTGATGAACAAGGTTTAATAAAAATAATTCGTGTTTTATTTTTGTGTAGTAAGTAAATGCAAAATAAAATCCCAAATTTTAACCTTTTCTTTTTTTTTCTATACAAGATGTTAGAAATAGTATTGGCAACGCTGCTGGGTGATCTGCAGCAACTTAAGGATCTTACACCTAAGCAGCGGGCCGTAGCTTTCTTCCGAGCCAACACCAAAGAGCTAGAGGACTTTCTCTACCCCGATGGGCAGACTGAGGAGTTACTCCCTGGATTTCTTCTTAACCATTTACTAGAACCCTCAGGCCCTATTGAAATTTTAACCGGATATCACCTCTTTCGTCAGAATCCAAAGGCAGGTCGCTTGCGAGGCCTTGAGGTGAAAATGCTTGAACGGTTATATGATGCTAATATTTACAATATGCTGGCTCGGCTACGGCCTGAGTTGGTTCGTGACAAGGCTGTTGAGCTATATTGGCTTTTTCGAGCTATTTTAATATGTCATGGTCCCTTGGTTTTGGAGATTGTACGACATGAGACGTTGGACTTTGCAGAAACCGCCTTTATCTGTGCTGCTTACTTTAGTGAACCTCAGGTAATGTACGCTCTTTATAACTTTATACCACCCACTCATGCAGTCCTTGCTGATGCCATCCAGATGTGTCTTGAGAGCAACAGCGAGGCAGGGATTTGCTATGTCTACCTAATGGGAGGTAACCTCAAGGGCAAGGTGCCCGGCTCGCTGCGCAAACGTCTGCGTGCCAGTCCACTTCGGCAAGAACGCAAAAAGAAAAACGTCCTTCCGCCCCACGAATTCCTACTCCTGCTCCACGGGATTTAATTTTTTTCGTAGGAGCGCTACTGAGAGGATCTCCTCAGCGTTGGCAATCCGACGTTGGAAGCGGAGCCTATCAGCAGCAGCCTGTTCCCAGGGGCCCTTGCGATCAATGTCATCGGCTTCCCACACGTCTACTAAACCATCATCTGTAGCAAAATGGACCTTTATATCCCGTTGTCTAATTTTTATACTGGAATAGAACGCCTTCCACTTAGTATTTACTTCGTGAAGAGCGTTATTGTTATCAAATCCTTTATTAAAATTTTTAGAATCATGATTATTGTCGTTCAGGGGTACTTCATTTAATGACATCAATGTATTCTCAAGAGAGGTATTTTCATCCCAGTCACTATCATCACTTAAATCTTCATTTCCCCCGAGAATGTAGGCTAACATAGGGTTCGTGCCTATATTTGATAAATGGTGGGAGACAGATTTAATAGGCTCATTTTGAACGGAGGATTTTGAAGGACCTGGTTGAATGCTATTAAGAGGTTTTTTACGACGTCTGCGGCTGCGTTTATTTCTCCTCGTCATTTATAGTTTTTTTAAATACTTGTTTAAAGCATGAGTTTAAATTTTAGATATCAGTAACGTATTCTTTAGTATAAATCGGTAATGTTTTTGAAGAAAAGAGTTCTAATAGAATAAATAGTTTATAATAAATAGTTTACAATAAATAAGTTAAATTGGGTGTTAGGAACACTATTTTAAATTGATTTTTTTCCGGAAATAATTATTGAGTAGATAGAAGTATGATGCCATCTACTTTACAAGCACTTGCTAAAAAAGTACTGGCCACACCGCATATATCTAAAAAATATTGTCAGTCTAAGGAGTACTGTCATATATTAAAATGTTGTGGTTTATGGTGGCATGATGCTCCAATTACAATTTATCCTTGTATAAATAAAATATTGATAAAAACAGCAAGCTTTAAACATGGTTTAGAGTTGAATGTCGCATTCATGAAAGCTGTACAGGAAAATAATTATGATCTAATAAGGCTGTTTATTGAGTGGGGTGCGGATATCAACTTTGGGTTGGCCACTGTTAATACAGACCGTACCCGGGACCTGTGCCGGGAACTAGGTGCGAAGGAAGCTTTAAGTGAAAAAGAAATTTTAGAAATATTTGATAAAATACAGTATATTAAAAGTAGCAGTAATATTATTGTATCCCATGAATTATTATCTAATAACCCCCTTTTCTTAAATAATGATCAATTGAAATTAAGAATGTTCGATGAACTACATAAACTATCAATCAACTTTGTATTACATGAGATATCATTTAATGAAATGCTAACTAGGTATTGGTATAGTATGGCGATACTATATAACCTCACCGCAGCCATTCAATATTTTTATCAATCCTACAAGCATTTTAAAGATTGGCGGTTAATATGTGGGCTTGCTTATAACAACGTGTTTGATCTTCATGAAATATATAACAAAGAGAAGGTTGATATGGATATTAATCAAATGATGCAGTTGGCCTGTATGTATGATGGTAATTATACAACCATTTATTATTGTTTTATGTTGGGAGCTGACATTAATCGGGCAATGATTACCTCGGTTACAAAATCTTGTGATGGTAACTTATTCCTTTGTATAGATTTGGGGGCTGATGTATTTGAAGAGAGTATGAAAATGGCAATAGAAGATCATAATGACGTATTAGAAAGTATCTTATCATTTAAAAATTATTATAGTTCAGACGTTTCTCTGTTATCATTAAAGACGACAGATCCAGAAAAAATTAATGCCTTGTTAGAAGAAGAAAGTTACAAATCAAAAAATAGGTTGATATATAAAAGTTATTGATATTACAACAATAACTATTTTTTTTTGCAAAATTTAAAATTTTTTGCAAAAAAAAATATGTCCACACCATCTTCTTTACAAGTCCTTGTCAAAAGGGTGCTGGACTTCCAGCATGTATCTGAAGATGATTACTGTATTTTAAAATGTTGTGGATTATGGTGGCATGGAGGCCCAATCATACTTTCTACTAATGAGGATAATCAAATGATGATAAAATCAGCAAGCTTTAAAGATGGTTTAGAGATAAATCTCGCATTAATGAAGGCTGTACAAGAAAACAATTGTAGCCTAATAGAGCTGTTTACCGAATGGGGTGCAGACATTAATTCTGGATTGGTTACTGTCAACACGGAATACACCCGAAACCTATGTCGAAATCTAGGTGCTAAGGAGATATTAAATAAACGGGAAATTTTAGAAGTATTTTTAAAATTAAAGAATTTTAAAAGTAGCAGTAATATTATTGTATCCCATGAATTATTAGATAATAATCCTCTTTTCCTAAGTGAAGATAATGATTATTTGAGAAGAATAATTAATTGTAATCTAAGGAGAATATCAATTAACTTTATATTGGATGAAATATCATTTAATGAAAAGCTAACCAGATTCTGGTATAGTCAGGCGGTACTATATAATCTTACTGAAGCTATCCAATATTTCTATCAAAAA